GGTCATAAAGACGCAGATGAGGTAGATTTTATCTATGCGTGTTTTTATGAGAATGTAAATAAATGGGGGGATAAAATATTAACGATATCTCCCGAACAAATAGACTTACCCAAATTGAAAGAGATGAAAGGTATTCGCAGTTATTTTGCGACTGTAAGATATGATGAATATTATTCACATAAAACTTATATGCCAATAATGTTAGAGTATATGGTAGAGGAATATATTATTGATGAGGATAATGTAGAAACTGACGTAATAGACACTTGGGATCACACCACAAGAATAGAGGTGGGTGAATGAAAAATTTAATTAGGAGAATATTAAAAGAAGATTTATATATATATATATTAAATTAAACTTTCTCTAATCTTTTTTGCGGTAGATAATACATTCATCACCCCTTTTTTTCCTAACTTCTGATTGACATCTGAAATATCATACCCATTAGGTAATTTTACTATATAAACCCTATTATATAATTTAGTAGAGTTTAATTTTTTATATAAATTAAGAGCGTCTAAATATGCGTCAGAATCTAAAAGTATTATAACTTTACACTCAGCGTTTTTAACTAACTTAGAAAATAAGTCATCACTCATAACTTTACCCAACATAGGTATACTATTAGGTACTACTATATGATCAAAAACACCCTCAACAATATAGATGTTAGAATCCCAATTAACCTTACCTTCATTGAAAATGATTTCTGTTTTAGGTATCTCAGGATTCTTATATTTTAGTTTACTGTACTTTTCATAACTTCTACCTAAGAAATAATTAATATCGTTATGGATATCATAAGATGGGAATACTACCCTATGTGAATAATCACCTTGTTCGCAGTAACCTATATTATATTTTTCAATAATATCCATACCAATGTTCCTTTTGGTTAGGTATTCTACCGCCTTTTTATATTCGTAACTACCATTCTCTTCGGATAAAGGTATGAACTCTTTTGGTAATCCCTTTATCTCTTTTACTTCTTTCTTTTTTATCTCTATGTTAGGATTTACTAAACGATATTTTTTTAAATCCCCTTTAGTACCATAAGTCTTAATTAGTTTATATAGTGTACCATGTGTATCGTGTGTTTCTGAACATGCCCAACACTTATAAACATGATATCCATAGTTAACCTCTAAGTTTCCTTTACCATCACCTTTATCTAAACCCTTTAATTGGTTAGAACAAACGGGACAATCAAAAGATATCTGTCCTTTGTTTTCATAATGGTTTTTAGACTCACCCAATATACCTTCTAATATTTCAACTATTAATTCCGACACTAATTATTAGATTTAAATACAAATATACACAAGTTTTTCCAATAAACAAACTTTTAGATAAAAAAAAATATCGACCTTTTCAGATCGATATCCACAATTAACTATAATATTTAAATTATAACCACTTACCTTCTTTTCTCATTTGTCCTAAAACACATGCATATGCGTCAGTCATATCATAATTTTCTTTTAAAAGTTTTTGATGTCTATCATATAACCATACAATTTGGGGTTCTTTCTCATTAACTTTTTCCCATATAACTTGTTTCTTATCGATTTCCCAAGAATGTCCACCAAATAAAACGGGTTGTTTTCTCGCAATTTCCTTTTCATCATAAGGTTCACCTTTTTTATTAAACTTACGTATTTCCATTAATTCGGGAAATGCGAATTTTCTCGCATCATATGAAGAAATGAATTCTGGTGTGATATTTAAAACCTCATATACTGACCTACAAATCATACCATTAAATCTCAATAATGTCGCTACAGTATTTACATTATTGGATCTCACCAATGGTTCCTCAATGATAACCCTTGAAATATCGATATCACTATACTTCTCTAAAAACTCAAACTGAAATATTTGTGCCTTTTTTATTAACAACTCAATGTTATCTTGCGGTTTCGGCTTTACCATTGGTGTGATGTGTGTCAACATCTGTAGTTTACCACTACTACCATTGTCTTCAAATAATGATATTCCGATCGTTTTGGTTGAGACATCTAATCCCAGTATTCTACCCATAAAAAACTATTTTTCTTACTATTATATAACAATTTGTACGTCAAAGACTACAAAATCGTTTTTCTTTTTAACTATATGTCTGTCTGTTTTACCAATTGCCAAAACATTACCAGCCACATCTGTAATAGCCACTTCACTAATTCTAACATCGTCAGTGACAGTTAGAGTTTCATTTTGTGAATTGTAAAACTCACCTCTCGCCGCAATACATACAATGTTCTGAACTAAATCTTTTTGTACACTATCTACAACACAATTATAAGTACCACCAGTATAATAGTAAAGACCTAATGAATTATTTACTGTTGTAGTTTCAGGATTACCACTGAAATTAGTTGCAACATTATTAACAATGGTTTGATCTGTAATTGCGAAAATACCTTTATCTAAATAAACCACACCCGCAATTTTGTCTGCATTTATTCCTGTAGATGAAATAGTTTGCACATTAATCAATTCTTTATTGTTTAAACTAAATGGTTTAAATGAACTATACCCAGTCGCCCAACTCTTAGAGGTGTCGTTGTTAGGTTTCTGTATATCATCAGAAACTAAATAAGATACATTGATTTTTCTTTTAAATAATGTTTGTGGGTAACTACTTCTATCAATATAATCTGAATCTAAATCTGTTTTAGGGATTGTAGTTTTAGGGTATGTTGCATATAATGTATATGTGGTTAAACCAGTAGGTGTACCACCTGTTGTGTATCCAGTATAAACAGGTATCTCTAATTTAACTGATTTACCATCTATAATCTCACCATATTTATCATTGTCGATTACACCCATAAGTACATTACTTACACCTAAACCACTAAATGGTGTGTCTGACCATCCTCCGTTTTGTGATGTCGTACCTGTGAATACATTAACATCTGCCTTTTTTATCGGCAAAGATAAACTTTTAAAATAGTTAGTGTTTACACTACTATTATTATCCCTATCTAATTGTACATAAGTAAGAGAACTACCACTGACAGTGTTTTCACCCACTTTTGTGATTTCCATATTAATTTTATTAGAATTTTTCTCTACTAATTTTTTAGTGGTAGGAGCTACAGTCACAAATAATTTACTACCAATACCTACATTCTCAAATATATTATCATTAGTTGTACTATTCACACCTAAATTACCACTATCTGTAGGTATCTTTCCCGATGTTAGTTTTTCAATTGTGTTATAATTTGCGTCAGAGTCACCCAAAATAAAATGAGTGAAGATAGTATTATTGTTTGTCAATATCTTCTCTCTTCCGAGATTAGTTAATCTCGCTCTGATTGTTACTGTAGTTGCACTATCTATGAATCCCATTTTTTATTATTTAAAAGTCTATTGTTAGTTCTATTGAGGCGGTAGTTGAATCTGCCAATCTAATAGGTCTAGATAACTTACCAACCAATACCAAATTATTGTTATTATCTAACACACCTATCTCACTAACATATCTATCTAAACCAAAGTCATATGTAGTATTACTACTAGATGCAATTGTTGCACCATCTATATTAATATTAAATAGTGATTTATATATTGTCGCCGCAATATGTGTTCTTAAATTACCGTAGAATAATCTTTCATCCCCAAAAGTCATCTTACCATAATATTGTGCAGTTGACATATCTAATTCCTCACCTAAATTAAATTGTGTGCCGCCAGTATATAAAGAACCTGTTAATATAAATCCTGTAGTGTTTGGATTTTGATTCTGTAGTAATAATGGGTTAATTGTTTCACCACTATTTCCCGTAATATTTGTAGATGTAAAGTCAACAACCTTCCATCCTGATGGTGAAGGTCTGTTTTGTGTATTTCTATTTATTACTTGCGCTAATACCTTAAATGAATCTGCGAAGAAACCATAACCATCGTAGTTAGAATCTTCTCTTTTTCTCATATATGGTAAATGATCTATGTTACTAATTCTAAACTGAACATCTTTATCAGAACTCGTTTTGTTATCAATAACCGTATATCTTTGGCACGGTAGTGTAGGTGTGGTTACTGTTGTCGTACCGGTAGATCCTGTCCCAACATTCTCTAACCAATAAGTCATATACAATGTTTCACCTGCCTTTAGTACGCCAGTACAATTGCCATTAACTGACGCAATTAAGTCTGCAGATAAATCGGGTAGAGTGTAGTTTCTATTCGATTTGTAGGACATTGCAGCAACCAACTCCTCATTATCTATAACTACAATTTTTAATTGTGGGAATACTTTACCCACTACTAATGGCATTGTAGGTGTTACCGACATACCACTATATTCGATTAAATCGTAATACTCAACATCATTATTAGATGACAATGTTTTCTTAATCGTATCTGAAGTGAATCTCATGCCTAATGTAGTACCACTCGCAGTTCCTACATCATTTCTTCTGTGCCACATAACAGGGATATCTAAATTTAAAAGTTTACCAGTTTCCTGATCGATATAGAATTGTTCTCCATAGAAATTAGATATACAACTGTTTGAATAGTGTAAAATAGATATTGATTTCTTATAGGGGTCAATGTAACTTATAGGTTGATCTGTACCACATATCGTTGTTGCACCATTTGCGTTACAAACTAAATTTTCATTATAACCTAAATATTGTTTAGAACCTGTGAATTGTTCCGAACCGAATAAACTATGTTCGTGATAATTAACCGGTGAATCTTTATAAAGTCCTGCGGGGTTTTCAGTCCACACATTGTTCATATTCCACACTGGAATATTTTCATTACATATATCACAACTACTATCAAATGATAAAGTGCCTGTGTTCCAATACGCCGCCAATGAATTAGTTCCGTAGTAATCATCTGTGGGGTTATCACCACCAGGTAAAGTATAATACGTAATTAGAGTCCCCGAATACGCATTTAATGATGGTAATACCCTATCTACTTTAATTGTAGAACCACTAATAGATGTAATATTATATGTGGTATTTATTGTCGCGGCAGTCATTGTCGACCCAGTTTGATCCCCTAATGTCGGGTTTGTAAACCTAAACACAATATAATCATTAACTTCTGTATTAGACAATGTAATACCCGATAAGATACCTTGTGTGAAGGTAGTAACATCTATAGAACCATCAAAATTAACTAAGTCTATGGTGCCAGTTTCTTTAATGAAATCTGTACCGATTTGAGGTACTAAACCTGTGTCTACTGTTGATCCGGAAAAGAACCCTCTATCGTCCGCTTCATTGGTAACAATACCCTTTATTAATTGTATATTACTTTGTTGGTTTAGAGGAAATATAAATTGATTACTTTGGTTTAAAAGAAATGAAGAAAAGAAGGGGTTATCGTCTTTTGGTCTTAAAACTTTTGAAAAAATATTTTTAGTTATATTACCATTCGCTTCAGGAAACCAAAATTGTCCTGTTGTTGCACCCTCATTGGGTACGAATTCACTCCACCCTTTAACATAATTATAATCGACTTCTGAATCGCCAATCATATAATTAGTAAAGGTTAACTGTCCTTTTGCCAATTGTTCTCTACCTATATCAGTTAATTTAACTCTTACTAAGGTAGTATTTTGTTTATTAATGTAACTCATTTCCTCTTTTATTTATTAATAAATATATCAAATGTTATTATTTTAATATGATTGCCCACTATTAAATTGTATTTCTATACGATTTACGTCACTATAGTTCACACTATAAATAGTTTCACCATTAATGGGGGTATAAAATTTTTCATTTTTAACCCTATATATAAATTTATCACCTGCAACGGCATTTGTCAATGTTATGGTATCACTATATGTTTTTTGTCCTATAATATAATCAACGACAAAACTATACACTACGGTTTCAAAAAATTCGTCACTAGGGTCAGTCACCTCTATTGTGAACTTACCATATGATTGCGCTGGGGCTTCGTTGATATACCAACTAATTGTAGGTGTATTATTAGGTACTAACCCATTTATCGCCGCGGTAGGAACATAAAATGCCTCTATTATATCCCCAACAACTAAATTATCATCAAATATAACTCTTCTACTATTAGAAGCAGATAAATAATATTCAACATCTTTACTTAATATAGTACCATTTAAAGATAAAATAACATCACTATTAGGGCTACTAGTTAAATAAAACTCATATTTATTTTCTGTGGTGTTATAAAATACCCTATCAGTAGATGATTGAGTGCCAGTTGCACCACTTTTTATTGTTGTAGATATCGTATATAAATCCGCCAACAAATCGTTACTACCACCATTATTAATATAAGCGTATGTTAAAACTTGATTAGGTAATGGATTAAATAATAATTTAATATATGGTGTAGTTGCGGAGGTTACCGCACTATATTCAATATTCTTAGCCAATACAGAACCATTATATGAGACTATTGGGTCAGATAAACCATTTACTACGTACTCAGTAGTACCACTTTCAGTAAACCTACTTTGTACTACTAGATTACCTATGTTTTGTGGTTGAGGTGCGACAGAACTATTAAATAGTGGTTTTTGTGATTCAAATAAGGATATAAAATACCAATCCGTTTCGGGAACATATAAACCATATAATTCACCTCTTTTATATGTATTAATACTATTTTTTACGACTTTTTGTTTCTTCGCTAATAACGTATTCACATTATAAGTCCAATAAGATTTTATTAAAAATTCACCCTCACCTATATTTAATGTAGGTATAAAAATGTTATTACTTGTATTGGCAGTTAAATCATTATAATCTATAACAAAATTAGATAATGCAGATTTAGTAAATTCACCAATACTTTGTTCGTATCTATAAACCTCACCAAACAATGAAAGTTTCTTCGGTTCAACTACATTATTAACATTATTCACTAAAACGTCAAATAAATACCCTGTTCTACTTTTAGGTATAATATAAACTGACCGATCACAAGAAATAGATTTATCTGTTATAATATTAGGTAACCCCCAATATGATGACGTACCGGTAATAGTACTATTAGTTAAAGATATACCACTACTTTCAAAATTACATTGTACACCCAAACCATTAGGTCTATGTATAATATGTAAATTAGTATTGTTATAATCTGCAAGATAGATTCTCTCATCAGGCGCTAATTGTAGCGCCCCAAAACTCGCCCCACTAATATTACCTACCTCAATTACATTGTCTATCATTTCAGTAGAAGAGGTGTAAGTTAAATCAAACTGATATACTTTTTCACCCGCACCTTCACTAACATAAAACTTAGAAGAATCTGAAGAAAACTCCAACCCATAAGGTCCAATATCAAAAGTCATTCCTGTTAATGATATAAAATTACTTAACGTACCACCTGTGGAATCGAAATCAAAAATGTCTATAATATCCTCATCATATAATAAAGATATTAATTTAGAGCAATCAGGTGATGTCTTCATATATCCTCTCGCAGTATTGTGTGTGGAACCGATATTTGTGATTATCGGTCCACTTAATCCCGTAGAAGATAATTTATATGTATAATATGATGTATCACCACTTGTATGTGTTATAATCCAATAAGAATCTTCTGATGTATTACTACACGCAGTAACTTTTTCACTTAATGGTGTATTGATTAATTTAATATTTTTTGTTTCAACTACCCCATCTACGTTTTGTGATCCCATATTAACTATAGAATATTCAAATCCATTAGGGTTACCGTTGTAATCTGTTGTAAACAAATAATACTTATCGGACTCTGGTTTAGGGACAATAACAACTGACTGTGTTGAAGTTCCCGAACTAGATAGTCCCGTACCATTAGTCATAACAGTGTTTCCACTAGTATATACCGTCTCACCATTTGTATAGAATAATAGTTGCCCTTCTTTATTAGATATCGACGCAACACCTTCTTGTGATTCCATCGCCCCACTTAATATAACTGGAGTACCACCGCTTTGTATTGGGTTAAAAGATATTGCCGCGTTTTTCCCGAAGAACCAATTATAATTCATCCTATCATATGTTTCACCAGTATATGTTACCGGACCACATAAAGTATCTGCAGTAGTAGCAGGTATTTTTCTAACACCTCTAATTGTAATTTGTGGAAAATCAAAACTATCAAAGTCTGATCGCTCTATATGGTTATATTTTGCCCTATTACTTACAGGTTCCCATCCGTAGTTATTACTTTCACTTCTACTAGACAATAATTGATATTTTTTACCATTATCTATATATAATATTTCATTATTTTCAGTAATTTCAATTTCGGAATTTATATCACTTACATTACCAGAAAAATTTAATGGTATTGTTTTTTCTGTTAATCTATTTCTAAATATGGTTTGTCCGTATTTATCAGGTTTCGACAATAAAAATATATCGTCTACCCTAGATAAATCTGTAGGTAGGAATAATGATTTTTCTGTTTTTAAAAATGTGGACGTAGAGGATGCCTGATAATTCATATCAGTACCTATATTTAAGTTAATAGGTGATTCAATTTCAGTAATAACTTCACCACCTATCGATATCGGATTTACTATTTTACCTCTAATTCCTGCCATATTTAAATTATATTAACTTATATGATAAATCAATTAGTTCAAAATCACTAATAAATTTTATGTCGGTTGATCTTTTTAATGACATCTTTTTCTTTTTATTATAAATATTAAAAAATTAACTTAAATCGTTAACAGTTATGTATTAATTCTTGATTATAATACCATCCAGATACTTGTTCTGGGGGTAATGTTTTAATGAAGTTAGGTGTGTCAAAATCTGGATCACCAAATATCTCTACATTTCCTTCATATTCATTACTGTCATATATTTGTGTTATAAATACTGTATTATAATCACTTATTAATGTGTTCGCCTTCCTAACACACTTATTGTATTTATCTCTAAGTCCTGCAATAAAGTTTCTTTGTGTTTCATATGTAGTAGTACCTTGTGTAAACCCAGATAAACTATTTTGTGTGTTTATTAAATTTTGTGTTATACCACTACAACTCATAAAATTCATATAATAATTTTGTTGTTGTAGTAGATACACATTTTCAATTTCATCTAATTGTGCATTTAAATCTATCAATTCTTGTTCTAAATTAACTAACTCACTATTAAGTAAATCAATTTGGGTTTGTTGTACATCTATTAAATCTTGTAAATTAGGGGTATCCAAATCTTGTAGTCTTATCGAACATAACTTACTTTGTTCTGATGAAATTTGTTTCTTAAGTAGTGATATCTCTAATTCTTTATTTAAAATGTCTGTCTTAACTTGTGTTATCTCAGGACTTGACGGATATATAGGTTTTTGTTCTACTAATGAATGTTTAGTTTCAGAACCAATACTAAAATCTGTTTGTGCAGATAATGGACAATTATCGTCCGCATCAATGAAATTTAAAGTATATTTTTTATAATTAAATTTATTATTATCAAAAATAGTATTTCTATATATTTTACCCGAATTATCACAACCTTCCCATATTGTAGTTGCAGGTACCACTTGTTCCAATAAGTCTAACCAAAAGTCACCAATCTTATCCATAAACTCAAACATAGTATCGTATGTATATTTACCCGATAAGTCTTTACCACAATTACTAGCGTTTAGATATAATTCATAAAATAATCTTAATAATGGATAATCACTAATAGTTTGTCTACTCTTAACGTCAATTAAATTAGTTTGTACTAATTGATCAAACACTGATTTAATATTAATCTCTGATGGTTGTACATCTAAATAATCTATAGGGTTAATACAGACATTATAAGGTGTACCAGTATAAAAACCATTAGAACACTCGTTTAATGTACCACAATATTCACAGTCTCCATTACAATTAGAACAACCATTTATTGGTTTCCAAACACAGGCACTGATATTACTGTCCCATTGATAGTCCTTACCTAAACCTAAACCAACCACACCTTCACTATTAAGTAAATTGTTAATTGTTTTACAACAACCAGAATTTACAAATGGAGTTTGGTTGAATGTTTGTGCAGTTATACCACTTAAAACTTCAACTAAAGTACCGCCAGTGTATGGTGTAGTACCTGTGTAAATATAAGATTCATAAAATGATATAGTACCATCATAATTTTCAGTAATTAACCCAAATAAATTATCAATTTCTTGATTATTATTTAATACTATAGTATCCGTACCACAATTATTTTTTTGTATACTAAATTTACTTAGTGAAGAACCTAAATTTAATAATTCATAATAAGTCGCATTTAGTGATGTAGTATAATTTGAGGTTAGTGTATAGTAACTATTTTTCAATTCCAATACTTGAGTTTCTAATAAATCTGTAAACGTAGAACAACTAAATGTTAATCCCGATGTTGATGCCGATAAATCTAAAGTATAATTTTCTAATGTAGTAGAACTATAAACTTGCCCACTAAATATAACTGTACTCGCAGATGTACAACTATTTGTACAATTATCACAATCAATGTTTTTCCAATAATTAAATACATCACATTCTATTGCCTTTGCAGGGTCAATACTGAATGTTGCATTTTTAACATTTAATATTAAATCAGAATGGTTAATATGATAATTAGTATATCTATATTCTAAATCTAACCACAGTCTCTCTTGTTGCTCACCTAATTTAACAATTTCATAATTAGATGTGGAACCCGTGTTACAGTCACCATTAGGGTAAATGGTTTGTTTAACTACACCATCATCATAATAAACCCACGATTTTTTATTATCTATAACACAACTTAATTGTGGTATCATACAATCGTTTATTGAAAGTATTCTATTTGTTTGACAATCCGCAACATTAACTTGTATATTATCGACCAATAAACATAGTGAACACTCATAATTCTCTATACCTATAGAGAAGAAGAATTCTTTATTAGGGTATAATCTTCGTAAATCGTCACATACACACTCTGGTATTGTAAAATTAAATGTTTGCCACTCAGGTTCAAACATCTCTGAGTTATATGGTACATTTAGTTTAGATAGTTGATTAAATATACTATCTTCAATAACCGAAATCTCTTGTTCAGTACCTTCTAAAATAACTCCAGTATACCCATTTGTAGGATCCCATTCCCATATTGGGTTGACATTTTGTGTGTATGGTAAATAAGTTAAACCTGTGTCTATATTTGTCTGTGTATCATCATTTGTATTATTAACAAATAATTTAAAATTAACTTTTAATTTATTTAAATACGAATTAAAATTACTATTATTTTCTTCTACGTAAACCTCATAATCTTCTACCAACGTATCATACCATTTGTCATAACATTCTTGAGTTTTTTGTTCTATAATAGGTATCTCATATTGGAGTTCTTCTAATGATTGTTGGATCACTAATGTATCGATTTCATCACAACAATTTTTTATTTCTACCTGATTATTATTAAAAAAACATTCTCGCCCAATAAAAGTAAATGTACCATCAAATGGGATTGCGGTGGAGTTACAACATTCTAATGGAATATTTAAACCATTATATAATAATGCACCCGATAGTGAAGAGGTAAATAATGATGGATTAATTAATGCACATATACCATCTCCACTATTTATTGTCCCATCAGATAGTGGTTCTAATAATATATTACCTATATTACCTATATTATCTTGTTCAACCTTAGTACCCGATATTATCGTATTTTGCCCTATTAAGTTTTGATTTAATAGAACATTTGTTTCTTCAAGTTCTATAGATAAATCACTTATTTGTGATATATTTTTATTGTAGATAATGTTTAGTTCTATTTTTTGACTATCAGTTAAAACTAAATTACCAGAATTGTCAGTAATATTTTCAGTGTTACTGTTTAATAATTCCGCAGTTTTAATAATTGTATTTTGCGTATCATTATTTTCTATTATTGATGCCTGTTTGGATTCATCGTAACTAATAGTATTATTATAATCTGTAGTTAATCTATTGATGTTATTATTGATATCTAACAGTTGTTTTTCAATTTCACTAATTAGAGTTTGGTTATTATCAAATTTTACATTAATCAGTTCTTCATTTAATCTATTTTTATAGACACAATCTTCTAATAATTGAGAATATAATAATTCTTCATTCTGATTTTCTAATGTTTTTGTAGATATACAAACAGTAAATTCATTTTGTTTGCTACCATCATTAGAGTTAATATCACCATAAATTAAACTATTACAATACGAATTATAGTCAAAGTTTCTGATTTCACTTATTTTATTTTCATATACTGAACAATCTAATGGGTTATCCACATTAGTAATTGCCTTTTCAATGATAGTATTATCCCCACTTTTTACACTAACATCATTTTGTATTAATAGAATTTGTTTTCTAAGTTTATCTTCACTAATTTTTAATTTTTCTAATTCGTTTGTCTGTTGAGTGGTTAATCTATTAAAGGTTTTAATAACGTCTATTTGTGAAATAGCCCCATTTATCGGTTCACTACACAATAAATTATATTTTTCAATAACATTTGTTATCGCAGTTTCTAATGCTTTATAATCTGACAATAATTTAGACCATATACCACATTCTAACGGTACCTCTAAATTACAAACATTTTGTGTTGTTATATAATTATTGTATTCTATGTCACAATTTGGGAATGTTAGAGATAAGTTGAAACATCCTGTTATTTGATTCTCTACATTCTCCTTAGTCGTTTTATATTTTTCAATGAATTGTAATATTTCCGCAGTATTGAAGTTTAATGTCGCCAATAAGTCTTGTGTGGGATTATTAAATAATTCTCCATAAGTAGTATTTATCTGTGAAACCCATATTTGGTTTACGGATGCCCACTGTGTTACTGAAACGACATTTCCGCCCAAAGCACTACAACATTCTATGTTAGGCTCTAATATATTCGTATTTTGCCAAATAATATATTCTTCAGTTACATCTTCTCTATCGTTAAAATTACCTTGCAATGTTTGTGATTCATCTACACTATTTGTAAATGCGACAAAATTTAAACAATTAATATTACTAATTGTGTTATCATATATAATTGCGGGATTACATGATATTTTATTTGCACATTCAATCAAATTACTAGCTTCATATTTTAACATATAGTCAAAAGAGAAATCTATTGTACAACTACAATCTTCTAATTCGGGTAATTTAAAACCTTGCCAATTCTCACTTCCGAATACAACTGAAACGTTATTAAAATCATTACACCCAACCCTATTAGGGTCAACCGCCGCACTAAATATAGTGTTAGGATTATTAGAATAAATATTTTCACCAGTATATGGTATTAATAAACCACTATTTTGATCAATGGTAAAATACCCAAACTGATACCCGTAAAACTCTGCAATTAACTGATATAAATCACTAACTTCTTCTGTACTATCCCAATCTATGATAAAATTATTATCGTATATGATAGGTTCAAAACTAACTCTACCATATTCATCAATTACATGAACTTCCCAATTAGAAGGATTCATAAGTGAGGGGTCATCTAAAATAGAATTAGGTATCGCAACAATATTGTTATTTGTATTTACAACTTCTTTTATTATAACTGATTCACCAAAACAATCGCCAAAGATATCTGTAGAATAGTAATTATACACACTACCTAGTGGATTTTGTAAATCATAATATGATGTTTTAATTTGTTCATCAATATTCGGCATTGTGTAAGTACCCAAATTTAATTTATTCTGTAAAATAAATTGGGGAACCTGTTCATCACTTAAACCATTCAAATTATTTTTCAAACATACTATATATTCTTTTTCACCATCGATAACAATGGTATAGTTCATCCCATAATAGGCACAACACTCAGGACTACTCACCACTGAAGTGATATCACATGAAACTTCTCTAAATAATATTTCAAAAGACATACTTATCTGATAATCTCCCGATAAAAATGAGGTAATAATTTCTTGTGGTGTATAACCAATTACAACCTCAAATTCTGATAATGGTATTGTTTGTTCGTAAATGTATTGGTAACATCTATCATATAACTGAAAAATATTATCAGGTACTACATTCTCAGTCATTAAAAATGGCACTATGCCATTTTCTAATGGTTCTAAAGGTTTACCAATACATGGTGCTTTTGTTGTACAATATTCTGTAAGTCTACCATATTCATTAACATACGATACAAAATTACCATTATTATTTTCACAACATTGTGGGAATTTATCAAAACTAACTTTATTTCCGTTTCCATCTTCATAATAAAAAAATGGAGAACATTCTTTCAATAAAAGATTATCACAACTATATTGAGTAGTTTCTACTTCTACTTCATTTAAACATATTTCTAATGTTTTATTAGTATCACAATCTTCGGTAGAAATTTCATTTAAACAATTTTTTAATGATAATTCATAATTGTTTTTAATAACTTGCCACTCAGGTGAATAAACTAAATAACTATCTTTTTGGATTAACTCTAAAAATGTGTTATACTCTGCCTCCGCCTGCACAAATGCCTGTTGTAAGGTTGTTTTACCATCGTTTTGTAAAGGTGTGTCAATAATAGAATAATTAACATTTAAACAATTGTCTATCGGTTGATATTTACCTGTTTTGTCGTTATATGTTAGTTGGTTAGTATAAAATGTTGTTCCTGAAGGTATACCATTAAAAATACCATAATTATAATTTACAAAGTAGTTTTGTCTTATGGTATCTGCGGTTATTACTACAGTTGGTTCATTATCGAAATTAGGTATATAACATCTACTAAAATATTGTAAGTATTCACTACCACCGTCATATGGTCCAACATGTGGGTTATTACCATTTAAAACTGTTAACACATTACTACCATAAGTTTCTCTATACCAACCACCCGCTTTTTGGAAATACATCTCCGTAATACCATTCTCTACGACTTCGCCCGTTTCAGTATCAATAAAATTACTAATTACTAATTCACCATTAACAGGTGGTAATGGGAAACCATTATCATCGTAAGGTATATTAGATAAATCAACTTTACCCGTATAAATATATAATAACCTTTTTATTTCTTCTATGTCTAATGGTTTATCTACAACTACAATATATTCATTAAAATTAACTAATGACTCAGGTGCCCCAATAAACCTAAATAAAAATTCAACCGCCTTTCTACTACCCTTACTTTTCCATAACCAAGCAATATTAAGTATCAATCTCCTATATAATTCGTTATCAATTTGTTCTTCAGTTAAATTTGTCGATGTACCACTAAATTTTCCACCGCCATTACTTGGTAAGTATAGTTTAGAAAATGACGAATCGCTAATAAAATTAATCGGTTCTAACCCTAACATAAATGCAAGGTCTTTCACTAAAACATCGGGTAGATTATTTCTTTTATTATATGTTACAACATGTGCAAATTTAATACCATTAATATACTTTTTAAGATAATCAAACTCAACACCGTATATTCTAATCAATTTAGTCGCCTTTTCACCATTTAAAGTTAAATCATCACCATCTGTTTTAGGCATAGTATCGAAACTATTTATTGCTTCGGTAGTATATTTTCTAAATATTATATCAGTATTTGTCTGATCTAACCCCTCACCCAACTTTGTTAATTTACTAAGATATGAAATATAAAAAGTATCGAAGAAATTAAGGTTATACCCATCATCCATTACGGGAAAATCGTATACTTTTTTACTAGTTAATAATACGCCATCATCGGTATAATTACTACTAATAATCTCTGCCCTATATATTGGATTAATCTCTCTATTTAATATCGTTCTCTGAAAATCATCTAACCCACTAAAGAACTTCTCAATTTCAGACTCATTAGGTTTGATGAGATAAGGGATAGACGCATCTATATTGTTACTCAAAAAACTATATTGTGGTATATAGATACCTGTAAGTTCAGGAAATGGATTACCATCAACAACCAAAGTTAACTCCGAATTAGTTTTTTGTGTTGCTGGTGTTATACTTTTAATATTTTTTACAATTCCATTGTGTTCTATAACATATGAACCATATTTTAATGTAAAATTCCTTAAAGGGTTTTCCGCACTATTTGTTTCAACATATTTAGAATCTTCAGTATATTTTATAACATATGGATTAATAAAGAAATTACTATTAACTTTAAAAGTAGACTCGTCACTAGAAATATCATAAACATAGTCTGTGATATTATTACCTGTGACACTACCAACTTTATTATCTACATATATCGCCGCCGGCCAATTCTCTTGAATGTCTAATAGAGATGCCCTAATCATCTCACTAGTAGAACCATACCATATATAACTCAAAGGATTCGTAATATCAATGTTAAGTTTTGCCTTAACGTTGTTTTGAATGTCTAATTGTGTATTACCAGATGTGATAATATCATCTAATGTGTAGAATTTAGATTTAGTACTTTGCGTAAATAAAACATTCGGTTTTGGATCTAAATTAATTGATATAGAAAAATTACCATTAGTAAATAGTGTAGTACCCCCATTACTAGTAAGTTGGAAACCTACTAAATCAGGACTAAAGTTTCTATACTCAATGTTGTCATTGAAAAATATTCTTTTTGCGTATCCCGCAATTTTTATTCTATTATTTTTCGCCATTTACGTTTTAAAAATTAGTTATATCATCAAAATCTTTAGTTGGATCAATAGTAAATTTCTGTTCCCTAACCTCAAACAATGGTTTACCAGAAAACTGATCTTTAACTTCATATAAGTTATATTGGCGGTATATTTGGTTACCAAAGTTGTATATAGTATAAATACCATCTTCTAAAGATTTTGTTTGGTTAGAGAATAATGCATACGCTAAAGTTTCATCATCGAACTCTACCATTTCAATTTCTAACATTACAGGATCGAAAAATGTATTTGTAATAATAACTTCTTGTTGTGGGTTACCAATGAATGGTATTGCATTAGGTTTTATTGATGGTGCCGATGAAGGCGATACCGTACAAAAAACACTTGTCGAGTTATCATTAAATGTATACGCAACAGACGCATTAGAGTTTCCTTGATTTTGTGTAACAGGTAATGCCCTATTGTTCGAGGTAATGATTCTAAATAAATTTTGTATTTTATCTTGTCCTGTTCCAGTTTCTTCTTTAAGGTATTCAACTCTATATCCAACTAAATTACCATTTTCAAATCTATTTTGTAAATCTAACGGTATTTGGTTAATGTCGAATACAATTCCTTTTACATCTTGATTATCGATTAAAACGCTACAGTCTTGTATTGTAGTTCTAATTTGTCTAGGTCTAATTATTATATTAAAAAATCCTTTTGCCCCAAAAACATTAGTCGGTAATTTTAGTGTGTACAACCCACCAAATATTTCATTGATATTACTTGGATTAGACGCTGGTATTAATACCTCTGCGGGGTTTAAAGGGATTAATTGTACATCCACCACTAATTCCCTATTAGGGGTGTAACTATAAAATATCTCAACATCATTTATTGATACATCTGCTGGTCTTATTGTTCCGTAATTACCACTTGCCATAACTTTTTTTTTTAAATTCTTATAAATCCACCTCTATTTGTGTCAATATCATTAGTTGTTTTTATTTCTGACAATAATGAATGTCTTTCAAATATATCAGCGATTCCTCTATTAATAAATACTACACTCTCAACTTCTGGTTTAAAAACAACACCTAAATATTCTTCTTTTTTTATTGTCGCACTTAATGAGGTATTAAATTCATTCCATCCACCATTACCTGTTTCAAAAATTGTAGTTTTATAAGATGAATTTTTATCGAACTCATCAACTTTTTTAGTATACTTATTTTTAAATGTGGTGTATTTTATACCTGTATTATTTTTATCATTAACATTTGCACCAATTTTGTAAATAGTTTTTTCTGTATCTTCAGAAATAACACCGTTAAAAATATTTTTAGCATCATCAGAAGTATTAAGATTAGTCACATATATATCATCACCAGAAAGATCTTTTCGATATGATTTAACTTGACCCAATAAACTATCGTCCGTATACCCTGTTATACTAATATTATCTTTATAATAAAATTCTATAGGTGCACCTGCCAATCTACCATAAGTAAATGAATTAAATTCTTGTGGTTTATTTATTAGTAATGTATCTTTGGGTACGAATGGTTTATCAGTGAAAATACCCATATCGTCAATTTTTTGAGTTATGAATAAACTAATGTCTATTGTATTAACTATTTTTTGTCCTAATAAGTTTAACTTAAAATTACCCTCACTATCTATTTTATATTCTGGTATTTTACCATAATAGTATTTAGGGTTATCCTCATCAATAATAGTTTTACCCTCAGAGTTTTTTATTAGAACACTTTTCGGTATTGTTCTAACAGTAAAATTTTCTAAATTTATTTTTTTTCTAATATATGTCATATCTTATCTTTGAATACATTAAATAGTAGTTTGCCAAAATGTTAAGGTAGGAATACCACCACCACTAGGGTTTAAATTAACACCGCTAGGTATTTGTAATTGTTTTGTATTGGGCGTGAATCTATATTTATATATCCCATTATCATTTTTTAATATTATTTTTAAATAAAGGATTCCTCCCTTACCCTCTAAATTACTTATAGTTAAATTATTTGGATCAAATTGTTTTGATGCTGCCAACTCATAAATTCTACCATTTAAGGCGTTATTAAATTGTAGTACGCCGTAAACTTCATATTCTTGATTCGGTGCGTTATCTACTAAATCCTTAAACCAATAAATATGAAACCCCTCATGAATTTCTTCAGGTTGTGTTACAGGATCACCCAAAATAAATGTTATAGGACATTGATTTATAGGTAATGTGAACCCAAACTGATTCTCTTGTTCTGTACCAACTTGTGTAAATATATCTGAAAAAGTTAGTAATTCATTTTGTCCACTATTAGGAGTATCAAATATAGAAAAACGAATAAAACTATTTATGAATCTATTTGTCCTACAAAAAATATCATCAAAGGTAAATTTTATGTCTTCATAAACACCAGATTCGGCACCGATACCTCTATGTTGAGGTGATCCTAAATTAATACTCGCAGGTGTGTAGAAATTAAGGTTTATCTTAAATTTATTTATAATATTCCAATTATTGTCCGCGGGTTTAAATATCACTTTTTTATAATCCACAATAGGGTTTATCGATCTTTCAATTTCGTCTTTAACAAATTTGTCTTCTATCAATTCCGCATTATCTACGGGAAAAAAATTAGTTTTTAAGGAAATATTTATTGTAGTTCCCGAACCTATATTACCAATCAATATCTTTCTTCTATCAACAATCATCGTCTATTTCATTTTGATCTAACGTAGAGAAATCAACACAACTGCCACCAACATCTCTCTTACCTAATTCATATTCACCACTATAATCCACCAATGTAACTTCTAAATTTAAATCTGATAACCCATTATAATTAACAATGTTAAACACTCCATCTGTACCACTATTACCAATTAATGCAGATATTTGTGGCCCACTAACAAAAGTGTACCTCAAAAAGGTTGGGGCACTTAAAAGTTTTAAAAATTTATTTTGTTGTACATTACCAACATCAGACGCACCCAATGTAATATCTTCAGATATTAATAAAAAATCACATGGCGGATCTTGTCTTTCTAAATAAAAACGTTTGTCTAAATATATATAATGTGCACCACTTTCAAAAGGGTAGTTCACACCTCCTCCACCACCATCTATAATCCCAATGTCTAATAAATCTCTCCATTTATATACATTATCTACAATCTCAGTAGCGTAATCAGGTATCTGAAATGATTTCCTTAATTCCACTATCTCTATTGGGTTTGTAATGTTAAATTTATCAATTACTGTTTGTAAATTTACTATTGGGTTTATGTAGTTTGAGTATTCTCTTATTTGTATTAAATTAAATGGTGTATAGATATAACCCTCATTTTTATTCTCTTTTTCACTATCGATAGAATTTAAATACTCTCTATATGTCGTATTAATTCTATGATAAACTAATTCTAGTCTTCTTTCTAATAATTCATTTTCATTGTATTCTACAATGTCACCATCAAAAAACTCATCAGACTCATCTATATTTTCAAAATATAACGAACCGACATAGTTAGGGTCTTTATAAGAACGTATATTATAATTAACATTTACATCATTTTCTAACTCATAACCACCCGATATTGGTGTCCAAAATCTCGTATTAATTGTACTACTTAAATTTTGTTGTTGTTCTAACCAATACTGTGAGTTAATAGATGTTGGATCACTATCATTGTCATTTTTTATAATTGTTAGATATAATTCACTTAATGGTCTACCTAAATTATCTATAAGTCCTTTTACGTCAATATCAGTCTTAAAATTAAACGCAGCAACATCATCATTAAAATATGTCACACCATACGCCGCAGGATAAATATCATAGTCTTTATAATCTATAGTTAGAGATTTATATCTCCTTACATAGTATTGTGATGGTTTTTCTTTTATTACTCTTTTTACTGTCGATGTCCCAATGTTAAAATTAATATCTGATGGATTAACATCAATGATAAAAGTTCTTAGTTTTTTATTATTAGTTTGATTACCTAATTTAAATACTCTATAAAATTTGTCGTTTAAATTAAGTGTGTTACTTGGAGTTAAATCAATAAAATTATTTAGTTGTACCCTATCTCCCTGATTTAAACCATGATTCATTGGAGTTCTAAACCCAACATACATTCTTCCATTAATCTCAACCTCAAACTTTTCAATAACAGGAATACCATCCTTTAATGTCACCCCTAAATTATTTTTAACTATTTCTATATCTTTATTTTCAAAAGGATATGTAATCTTTAGAAGATAGTTTTGTTTACCATCACTATCTAACATTCTTAATCTATCGTATCCTGGATCAAATGGGAAAAAATTACATAATGCACTTTTATTGTCGTTAAATTGTATCGCATCTTCATCAGGTTCATCATTATAATATCCTACCCAACCGTCTTTTTCAAAAATACCCGCACTTAAAATTGTTTTGGTTTTTATATTGTTTTGGTTGTCTTCGTAAATTTTAACATTTTCATTGAATATGGGGTTACTAATAATAGGTTTAATCACACCATAAAATCTATATATAGTACTTTCCTTTCTTTCTTTTTCGAACTGTTCAAATTGACTAACGGTAGTCTCAATATCATTTAAAGGTATAGGTTTATTGGTATTTTCTAAACCTAATTGTATCTGTGTAGTTACATTAACATTGTCAGGTAACTTTACACTATTTAATAATATTTTATTTGTATTCTCCATTATATTATTGTACTTTCACTTTTTCAATCAATGTTTCACCTAAACAAGTTTTATATATTGTAAATGGATTATCTACCCCATTATTGATGTTTGGTGTATTATTAATATTTTCTTCCACAGAGTCATTACTAACCCCTAACCCCTGTAAAGTAACGGCATCAATCTTATCTGCAAAGAAATTGGACACTGTTTTATGTATTGCAGTTTTTCCCGGAACCAAACCAAAATATAAATAATAAGGTGTTTGAGTTCTATTGAATTTAACACCTTTAATCGCCTTACTCCCATTATTTAAATCATTATTTAACGAATTACCATCAAATATTTCATCTATATTATCTACCTGTGCGGTTTGCCCAAAATCTATAGTACTAGCCCCATTAGGATAAGGGATAAATCCTGAAGTTTGTCCTGGTGCTAAACCATAAAAGTAATCAGTCTCCCCATTAGACTTTGACCCGACATATCCACACCCATCACCCGGAATAAAAGAATCCCCATCATTATATTCTGAATAAACAATTTCATCACCATCTTCCGCAGGTAGTTGGTAATATAAATTTGTTCCATCTGATAATGTTATTTCAGGATAGGTGTTGTACTCATTCTCAAACTGAAGACTTCCTGGTTTTTGGTGGTGAAAACTTAAATCATCACCTTTATACCCATTAAATCTCCTACAGAAGTAATTTCTAATGTCTTCATCGTGATTAAATCTTAAAAAACAACTACCTATTTCTATACCAATATCATTTTTATCGATAATCTCAACACCAATTTGTGATTGATTTACTGTCGCAGCAATATTAGAACAAACAGTACTAGTACAAGAAAATTCCACATATGCCCTTAAATTTAATGAAATGTCTTTTCTATCGTCATACTCCTTAATAGTTTTTTTAATTCCCAAACCTTCTAACCCACTATAAGATTCAAAGGAATTTTCGAACTTATATTTAATATCTTCATAGCTAACATTAAATGTTGTGGGAGGTAATTGATCCATAATGAATGGTACATCATCAATATCACAGTAAACACTACTACCTAACTCCATTATGGTTGTAGGTAACATTAAATTGGCCTTATATTCTATATTATTATATTTTACATCATCATTAGGTATATAAGGTGTATAGTAAATATCCCCCTCATTCCAACTTACCAAACCATGTTTTACAATACCAACATAATTATCATACTCACTTTCTGGATACACACAAGGTCTAACACCATTTGTACCACAATCAGGTGTACAACCATAAGTTTCACATTCTAAACTCGATGAAGTGTCGGATTCAGATATTGGTTCTTCAATATCACCAAAAAAGTCGTCCTCAATAAATTCTGCTGGTGGGACAAATGAAGCGTCAGGTACACAATCTAATGAATTTTTAAAATATTCCTTTCTCTCCACCATTCTAGTATTATCACATATATTCCTATGGTGTCCATGTCCACCAATATTATCCCATGTAGAAAATCCATTAGTGTCCTCCGTTTCCACATATTCAGGTTTACCATGATCACCCTCAACATCTCTATCTTTAACAATAAATGGTATTTCCTGTAAATTAAATGTTTCTTGAAAAGAAGAGAAATTTTCAAAAACAATTTTACACCCATCAAAGGATTGGTTAGTACCATTAAATTCTAACTCTTTTACTGCCAGATCTAAATTAGGTATCTCTAAGTCATTTTCCTGCGTACCATACCAATCAGTCACCCTATTGCCTTTAATTTTTGCAGTACACCCACCAACTGTTATAGATGGATTACTAAATATAATAGATGGTATTTTTATTCTCCATTGTTTATATGTTGGGTTACCTTGAAAATTACTATCGTTACCTCTTTCTCTACATTCAAAATCACAAAACTTATCCTTTTTTATTTGACCAAATTTTCTTTTGGACTTTTTTAATTTATATGTTCTTTTTATTAAAGGAAAATAAAGTGAACCACCAACCCAATCATTATAGAAATCAAATTTCAACATTCTTAAGAACACCGCCACAGGTTCCATTACACATGAAACCCAGTCTTTTATTCCAGGCGTTTGTGTACCACCACAATTTACACAACTACCTAATTTAACATAAGTCGCGTTACATCCTAAATCAGCCCCAAAAGGTGTTTTAATTAATGATAACCTATATTCTTTACCTTCATCCGAGCATTTTAATGGAATTAATGGGATTTTCGCACAACATTTAGTACAACATTCGGATTCACTTCCACATACGGAACCATTATCTGGACAACCATATTCAGGATTAGAACAACAACTGTGTTGATTTAAACCACAGACATCTTTACATTTCTTACATAATATTCCCCCAAATATACATTTAAGTTTAAAAGTTATACAATTACCAAATATCTTAACACCACCTTCTGGACATGGTTGAGTTAAGTTACATTCATCACATTCTAATCCACCATACCAATTGATTCCATCTCCTACCCTATATCTTCTACATCCAGCAGCAGGTAAAGTCGCACATGAACCATAATTATAATACCAATCGGTAACGTCTGTATCTGGTGGAGTTTGTACAGGGCCAGTGCCCGGATTATTAACACTATTTACCGCATCAATGACTGACGGTATTGTTCCGGAAGCAGGACCCGCCATATCATCATAATTAATATATTCACAACTACCCGAATTTTCATCACTAGGTGGTATAGATCTATTATTAACATCAATACAAGAACTATATGGGTTTTCACCACCAGAAATTAAACCACCTAAATTTCCATCGTTGTTTGTTCTAATACTATCACAATCCGCAGTTGTTTTAGGGTCACCATCATCTTTTTGTTCTTTCCAACAACCATCACCCGCATCCCATGCCTGTGTTTGGACTTGAAATCTAGCCCGACTACCTTTGTTAGATATAATACAAATCCCCACAGGTAATTTAATATTACATATTGCAGTAATTAAACCATTGATAACATTCAAAATACCATTAATAAACCCTACAACTACCGCAAAAAATGTTAATAATAAACATATTATCGTATATAACGGATTAAAATTAGTGTCTATTCTATTGGTTGGGAATTTATTTACACCTTCAGCGTTTATAATGTCCTTTATACCAATAAAACCTCTCGCCTCATCATTTTTGATTTTTTGCATTCTACCTATATACTGTTTTACGGTATATACTTTTTTCCATCTAAATGGGAAAAATTCTTCTAAGTAGTTATATTGATTAGTAACATCATCTTCATAAGGTGTACCTATAGTTATATCACTAAGTTGTTCGTTTTTAGTGAATATTTGTTTTCCCTTAAGTTGTTTTTGTGTGTATTCACCAAAATTGAAGTTGTTGTTTGTATTAGGAACTAGATATTTCGCCCTTTCTCTAAGTTTTTTATCATTGGATGTTGCATCCATAGATATTCTAAATCTATAATCACCTTCAGTTGCAATCCCTTTAACCCCATCAGGTGAAGGTACTAAATTACCAAATTCATCAGTAACTACTTTCCTTAAGTTCATAGGAACTAAAATCGACCAGTTACCATTATCATCTATTGAGTCTTCTTTAAAATTAAATACTTCTACATTTCCGTCAACAGTTCTCCTTATCGCCTCTAACTTACCACCACCAGTAATAACCTCATTAAGTTTACCCATCTCTCTGGCGGGTTTACAATTTTTATTTAAAGAATCTTTTTCATCATCAGAAAAAATACTCCCCATAAAAATAGAGGTAGGTACAACCTCAAAATTAGGTTCAATGTCATATCTATTAATTCCTAATGCACTACCAACACTTAAGCTATCACACCAATAAGGTTCAACCGATATTGGGATGTTTTCTGAGAATATTTGTGGGAGACTGTCTAAATTATTTGATCCTTTAAATTTGAATTTACTCTTAAAAAGATTATCACTATACCCTTGATCGATTAACTCAAAAGGTCTTGCAGAAATAAAACCAATGTCACTAACATCCATATCATAATGTAAGAAGTGTTCACCTACAGGTACACCAAATAAAATATAATCACCTGATTCGTTAGTTGTAGTAGTATACTTATAATATTTTTCGTAAATTTCTAAAGTAGTTCTATCGTCTAATATTTCTCTCTTTTTAGGGAATGTACCGACAGGTGTATGATCTAATTTCTGTTGGTTTTTAGGTAAAACATTATATCTTAAACCATTAGAGTTCTTTTGATTAGTAAATGGTTCTGTATATGGGTATATAGATGATTTTATGGGGTCTTGTAAATCCGAATCTTCTACAGGTACAAATATAGATACTTTAACATTAGGGACACCAAAACCACCATTTACTATAACCCTACCCGCAACAACACCATAATCGGCGCAGAAGTTTTGGTAATCGTCTTTTTGAGATATTTTTAAACTTAATATTTCTAAGTGATCATAGTTTTGATTAAGATCAACATTAACCTTTAAATAACCATTGTCTTCACCCGGTGTTGTCTTAATTCTATATGACTTAGACATAATTTAATTATCGTTTTTTTTACTCGTTATTGTATACCTCAATATCCTCAATACTGTTACTTACATATTCTTTAGTTCTACTGAATTGTTTTTCTCTCTTTTTCAGTTCTCTTTTCATTTTAAATTCCCCATATTTAGTAAATATACCCATTAAAAAACTTTTAAATTTATTACTAACTTTATTAAGTTTTTTTGGTAAAAAGAACGCGAAAAACATTTGTCCGACTAAAACCAATACCACTAAAGGTATTGCAATAACTATAACAAAAAACGCAATTAACCTAAATAAAAAACTACTACCTGTTAAATCTGAAGGTAATAATTTTAATGTTTCTTCTGAAGGTATATCACTTACTACACCCGAATTTGATTGTTTACATGTACTACATCCCATAACTTTATTTTTATTATAAAACTAACTTATTTTTTCAAAAAGTAATCATTAAGATGTAGAAATTGTTACTTTGATGTCTTTATTAGGGTACTTTATTTCAAACATACCATTCGGTTCACCGAATAATGTATATCTACCCAAAAGATCTATTTGTCTTGTTTCTTCATCAATGTATGGTTGAGCGACTTCATTTAATGAATATTTACCATTTTCGTTAACTTTGTTAAATACTCTTAAATCAGTAACATTTAATACTCCCGCAACATTATTAATGTTTTCAACTAACTGAGATATATAGATGTTATCACCCATATCCCATTTATTAATATCAAAATAATTTTTTACGCTATTAATCACACCACTAATAATATCTCCTTTAGGGACTGACTTATCCGCAAAAACATCAATTTCAAATCCTATGTTGAATACTTTACCATTTTTGATGGTTACATAGTCATTAATCATTCTATAATCTGCCAAATATTCTGCAATATTTTGTTTCAGCGCGGATGTTGATTGTGTTGTAAGTTTTCCATTTGCGTCTAATGCTAAAATAGAAACATTAATTTTATTTCTTTCTTCCCAAACACCTGTTCTAAATGGTACACCAAATCTACCAGGCATTAAAGGTATTCTACTCTGATAATCTTTTATCGTTACACATCTATCTTGCGCAGAAAAATTGTATTTTACTAAATTTCTTATTTCTTCTAATGAGGGCTCTTCTTTACCCCCTAACGCAGGTATAGGATTATTTACACTAATACTATTTCTAATAACCCTATTTATATTCTCATCATCACCATTAACAACAGAACTAATAACACCTAACCCAGAAATGGTATTTGGACCAATATTAGTGTCCTCACCTCCACCTACTCTATATCTTACATACAACGTATTACTCGGTTGTGGTATCTCGCCTAAAGAAAGATTATTAATTATATTACCAATCCTATCTATTTGACCTCTACATCCAACAAATTCATTTAATTCTGAAATATCTTCATCTCCCGCACCAAAAGTTATTTTACAGAAACCATTATCGGTATATTCTTTAATAAATCTTTGAGGTGCGTTTTTCCATTTACCTACAACTATACCTTCATTGTCTGAAACCGTATTTTCATCAACTGTATAAATTTCACCTTGTGCCAATGCAGGAACCTCATACCAATTTAGGTTGAAATTACTAAATTCTTCTTCTGTGGGTGATGTAATTAAATTTGTACCCTCTTTAGTTATGATATTTTCTATAGACAAAACATTATCTTCAGGTAAAATGACTTCTAAAAATGGTTTATAATCTGAAGCCCCTAAAGTCTTTTTATAAATTTTAGTAAATCCATTTAACATTATTTCCCTTTTAGTAAGTGAATAATTTTGAATTATACCGTTACCGTCAATATTAGGTATGATAAGTCTATTAGGTATACCACCTGTTGCGAATGGCGATGAGAAGTCACAATCCTCTAATAACTCAAATATTTTACCTGAACCAGATGCTTGCGAACCTTTTAATATTTTAGGGGAGTAACTTACATCAAAAGTATCACCCTTTACTGGTATATTATTAACTGTCCAATCTACAATAGTTATACTAGGTCTTTTACCTGGAACGTTTAACCCAAATGTTCTCGCCAATTCTAATAATGATGATCTTTCTTGTGCGTAGTTAATTTGGGTTTCATTAAACATTCTATCGGTATGGAAACTTAACATATCACCTACCGCCGCGTTTAATTCTAATAACATCATACCTACTGATGCATCGTTAAAATCTGAAAAAGTTTCTGGATAATATTTTTTAATGAACTCCACAAGTTGTTGTCTTACATCTGAGAAATTCCTACTATTATAATCAATTTTTTTTGCCATATAATATATTATATATTTATTAATAAATATCAATAATAAAAAAAATATTTTTATTTTTATTATTTAAAAATTTTGTTTTTATCCTATTTATTATATATAATTGTAAGTAAACTATCATAGGAATAATGAAAAAAAAAACACAAAAAGAATTTTTAGAACAATCAAAAAAAATACATGGGAATAAATACGATTTTTCTAATTCAATATACACCACAAATAATACACCGGTAGAAATTATATGTGAAAGACATGGTAAATTTTTTAAAAAACCAATACATTTAATAAATAGAAAACAAGGTTGTCCTAAATGTAATATAGAAAAACAAACAGAGTTACAAAAAAAAGATTTAAAAACTTTTATAGAAGAGTGTAAACTTATACATAACGATAAATATATTTATGATAAAGTAAAATATAAAAATAATAAAACACCTATAACTATAATATGTCCTATTCATGGTGAATTCGAACAAATACCATATAACCATCTAAAAGGTAAAGGTTGTAAATATTGTGGTGGTACATCTAAGATGGATACTAAATTATTTATAGAAAAATCAAAAAAAATATATGGTGATAAATACGACTATTCAAAGGTTACATATAAAAGTAGTAGAGAAAATGTTATTTTAAAATGTAAAGAACATGGTGAATTTGAACAATCGCCAAATAATCATCTTTCTAAAAATCAAGGGTGTAGATTATGTACTGATTCCATTTTCGATACTAATTCTTTTATTATTAAATCAAAAAAAATACATGGTGATTATTTTAATTATGACAAATCTATATATATAAATAATATTACTCCACTAATAATAAATTGTACTGAACATGGTGATATTAATGTTACACCACAATACCATATAAATGGATATGGTTGTAAATTTTGCAGTAATAATATATCTATACAAGAAAAAGAAATTTTTAAATTTATTAATTCATTAAATGTAGAATCGGTTGAAAATGATAGAACCATATTAAATGGTTTAGAGATTGATATTTTATTACCCAAACATAATTTAGGGATAGAATATAATGGTTTGTATTGGCACTCTGAACAATTTAAAGATAAAAATTATCACATTAATAAAACAAAACTATGTGAAGAAAATGGTTGCCGTTTAATCCATATTTTTGAGGACGAATGGAATGATAAAAAAGAAATAGTTAAATCCAGATTAACTAATATTATAGGGTTAACTGAAAATAAAATATATGGTAGAAAATGTATAATTAAAGAAATATCTAGTTCGGACGCAAAAGAGTTTATGATTAAAAATCATATACAAGGGTACGTTAATTCATCTATTCGTATTGGATTATATTATAATAATGAGTTAGTTTCATTAATGACTTTAGGGAAAACCAGAAATATATTAAAATATAAATCCGTTGATGGGGAATATGAAATATTAAGATTTTCAAATAAATTAAATACTTCTGTAATAGGTGGGGCGTCAAAAATTTTTAATTATTTTTTAAAAACGTATAAACCTAATAAAGTAATAAGTTATTCCGATAAAAGATGGTCGAAAGGGGGGATATATAAAACTTTAGGGTTTAAATTAGAAAAAATAAGTGAGCCAAATTATTATTATGTTATAAATAAAAAAAGAGAAACTAGATATAAATACCAAAAACATAAGTTAAGTGATATGGACCTTTTGATTAATGATAGTTTTTCTGAATCCGATAATATGAAATTAAATGGTTATTTTAAAATTTTTGATTGTGGAACAGAGAAATATGTTTGGTATAGAAGATAATTAATTAAAATGTTAATGTTACTGTGTCAGAACTTTGGAATGTTCCATCTGTAACAGTATATGTTAATTCTACAATTATTAATTCTTCAATATCATTTTTCCTAAAATTAATACTATTAACTATTAAATTAGGTATATATCTTGATATACTATCATTTAAACTTTTTTTAATCTCATCATGTGTTATAGTATCGTTAGGTTCAAATATGAACTTTCTTAAATCACTACCAAAATCAGGTAAGTATAATCTGTCACCTTTGTTAGTTAACAATAAGTGTAATAAATCTGCCCTAATCGCATCCCTATCAGTTTGATTTAGTTCAAAATAAAATCCCTTTTTACTATCTTTAAAAGGGAAATCAATATTTTTATATCTTGTTCTTGCCATTTGTTTATAAATATTGTACTATATCTTTTTTTAAAAGAAATGGTAAAATAAAAAAAGTCATCACTTAGGATGACTTTTTTAAATACTACATAAGGTTTTAAACTTACTTTGTTATATTGTCTTTTCTCTCATTTTCAATTTTTTTTAAAATTGGTGTTTATTTATAAATATCACCAATTATGTAAAAATATATACTTTTCTGTTTTTTTATATTATGATGAACATCCAAAACATTCAAATAAACTATCAGATGGTTTTTGAGGTAAACTAATTTGAGTTATATCAACCGTAGGTTTTTCATATTTCGGTACACCAACTTTAGACATATCCAATGCTAAGTGTTTAGCTCCTGTTGATATGGCTTTAGTTCTAACATAATAACATAAAGTTTTAAGACCTTTTTCCCATGAATGAAAATGTGATGATGTTATTTTAGATAATGTTGGATTTCCCATATAAATATTCATTGATTGTGATTGATCAATGAACGGTGCTCTATCTGCCGCCATATCAATTAACTCTCTTTGTGAAATTTCCCAAATTGTTTTATATTTTTGGATTAGGTGTTCAATTCTTTTAATCTTTTTATTATAATTTTTATCATCTGAATCTAAATAATTGTTGAAGTTAATGTTTTGGATGGATCCTTCGTTAATGATAATCTCATTTTTTAAGTTCTCACCCCAAATGCCAATTTTTTCAAAATCGTTTATTAAGTATTTGTTTACAATTAAAATCTCACCACCAACAACTCGTCTATTAAATAATGCTGAATGGGCAGGTTCTGTCATTTCAAATGAACCTGTGATCTTAGCAGAAGACGCCACCGGCATTTGTGCCGTAAATAATGAATTACAAACACCATACTCCACAACACTTTCCTTTAATTTATTCCAATCCCACATTCCCGATAGTTGGGAGTCATCTAACCCCCACATATCAAATTGGAATTCACCTTTGGACATCGGAGATCCTTTAAAGAATTTATATTGTTCATATTTACCGTTCACACACAATTCATTACTTTCGTAAATCGCAGCATAATAGATTGTTTCAAAGATATCTTTATTAAATCTTTTTGCTTCTTCCGATGTGAAGATATAGTCCATTAAATAAAATACATCTGCCAAACCTTGAGTCCCAATCGCAATTGCTCTTTGTTCTAAACCACCTTTTAAACCTTTTTTTGTTGAGTAGTTATTGATGTCAATAACTTTATTTAGTGATCTTACAACTTTTCTAACTTCAGTGAATAACAATTCAAAATCAAATTTACCATTTTGTATAAAGTTTTTTAATACCATTGATGATAAAGTACAAATAGCTGTCGTTTTTTCATCAGTATATTGGTAAATCTCATTACAAAGATTTGACTGCTTGATCACCCCAATATTTTGGTGATTTGTTTTTCGGTTAGCACTATCTTTAGAACATAAATAAGGAACCCCCGTTTCAATCTGTGATTCATATATTTTAGTCCAAATATCTTGTGCCTTAACTTTTTTACCAAGACCTAAATAAACTGCCTTTTCGTAGTTTTCTTCATACTCATCACCAAATGATTCTTGTAATGGTTTGATACCGGCACTTTTAATGTCGTTAGGGCAAAACAAATACCAATCACCATTTTCTTTAACAGCCCTCATAAAGTTATCAGGAATCCAAAGTGCAGTAAATAAATCACGAGCCCTTAATTCTTCGGCACCGGTGTTCTTTTTAATATCTAAAATATCAAAGATATCTTTATGCCAAGGTTCAATGTAAATTGCTGCCGATCCAGGTCTACGTCCTTGTTGGTTAAAGAATCTCAAAGACTCGTTAACAATTTTAAGGTATTTTAATAAACCACCCGCATACCCACCAGATGTTGATATCCTACTTTCCTTACTTCTAAGGTTTGACATTGATAATCCAATACCTGCGGCTGCAGATGAAAAGGTTGAGATATCATTTAATGTATCTAACAATCCCTTTCTCGAATCTGAGTTATTGTAATGTAACACACAAGAAGCTAATTGAGGTACTTTAGTTCCCGCATTAATCATAATAGGGGTTGCCTTTGAGATTAACTGATTTGACAATGATTTGTAATAATCAAATGCGTCAACCATATTATCAGTAACCCACAACGCAACTCTCATATACATATGTTGGGGTCTCTCAATAACCTTACCTGTTGGCTTTTTCAACAAATACATTTCTTGTAATGATCTCCAACCAAAATAATCAAAGTTGTAATCATTTTCGTGATTAATTACCGAATCAATAGTGTCTTCACCATACTCTTTAATCGTTTCAATAAGTTTTTCGTTTATAATACCATCATTATAAAGTTCATACATTGTTTGTGAAAAACTATTATTTGTTTCTTTATGATATGAAGATATCGCAACTGAAGATGCTAATCTTGAGTAATCGTGATGACTACCTGTATATGATGCCGCCATTTCATAAACTAACTTATCTAGTTCCTTTGTAGTTACTTCACCTTCAGTCGGAACTGATGTGATCACTTTGATGAAAATCTCATCAGAATTTACGTTTAACCCTTTGGATGCACGTTTAACTCTATTGTAAATTTTTTGTGGGTTAAATGGAACTGATTCCCCCTCTCGTTTAATAATTTTTAATGACATATTATAAAATTTAAAAGTCCTCTGTAAATGTTATTGTTTCATTTATTTTTGCCTTCTGATACTCCACAGTTCTTGATTCAAAGAAATTACCCTTTGTTTCAACCGCAATTTGCTCCATAAATTTGAATGGTTGTTCTACGTTGAATTCTTTACTACAACCGAACTTAACCAACAATCCATCAACAACAAATTCCAAATATTGTCTCATTAGATTTGAGTTCATTCCAATAAGTGATACCGGTAATGACTCTGTAATAAATTCTTTTTCAATTTCTAACGCAGATAATAAAATCTCTTTAATTCTTTTTTCTGATGGTTTATTTTCACAATGATTATTTAGTAAATGGATGGCAAAATCACAATGTAAATTTTCATCTTTAAATATTAATGTATTTGCATTACATAAACCCTGCATAATACCTCTTGACTTTAACCAGAATATTGAACAAAATGAACCCGAAAAAAATATACCTTCAACAGCTGCAAACGCAATTAATCGTTCTTGAAACGAAGCGTTTTCTATCCAATTTAACGCCCATTTAGCTTTTTTCTGAACTGCCGGTAATCTATCAATTGCATTAAAACAGTCATCTTTTTCTTTTGGGTTATTCAGATAGGTATCAATTAATAATGAATACATTAATGAATGTATATTTTCCATTGCTAACTGAAACCCATAAAAGAATTTAGCTTCAGGATACTGAACTTCTCTATAAAAATTCTCAGCCAAATTTTCATTAACGATACCATCTGATGATGCAAAGAACGATAAAACATTTTTAATAAAATATTTTTCATTTTCTGTAAGTTTTTCCCAATCTTTAATATCATTTGTTAAATCAATTTCTTCTGCTGTCCAAAACGCAGCTTGATGTTTTTTATAATATTCCCATATATCATTATGTTCAATCGGAAATATTACAAATCTAGATGGATTTTCTTTTAATATTTTTTCCATTTTTTAATTTTTTCTTTTTTTTAGTGGGTGTCTTTCCCTTTATGATTCATTTAAGTAAACCACTCAAAAAATACCCCTTTACTAATTTTAATTATTATTTACGATACCTCTCTTCTTTGCTATCGTTTCGCTAATGAAATCAGACTCTTTCTTTTTTTGTCCTTTTCCATGTTGTAATAGTGAAACATCTGTACTTGCACTAGTATCAATAATTAATGTACCATTGTCAAATACTATGTCGTCAAAAACAACTCCGTCTCTACCAAATCTAGATTTTAAAATGGCTAATGTCGCCCGACCCTCTTCTTTTTGATCCAATGTTTTGGCAACTGATAAAATGAAGTGTCCGATTTGTCCTTTCTTGATTGACCCACCCATCATATTCGCCTCTACTAAGTCTGCACCAATTGCACTTCTGTTACCTTGTACCGCAGTCCAACCCGCAATGTCTAATTCTGATAACATAGTTTCAAATTGTCTCATTACATTTCCTTCACCACTATATTCGTCTTTGAAATGTTTAGTAGGTTGTATACAATCAATGTAATCAATAAATACAATGTCTGGTTTAATACCACTAGAAATTATTTTACGTAGATATTGTTTAATATGTGGGATAGTCGTACCATCACTAGACATTTTCTTAAGTATAAGGTTACCTTTTAAATTTTGAAATCTAGGTAAGAGTTCTTTTACTTCTTCTCTTCTATCCCCCAACTCACTTAGTTCTATTCCAGTAAAACATGTTAAGTGTTTTCTTTGGATAACTTTAACATTATCTTCAAAGAAAATTTGTACTACGTTTTGACCCTCTAAATACGCAGTGTTCGCCATTCTAGTGATTAATGTAGTATTGTGAGTAACAATATAATCATCTGTAACATATAAATGTTCAGGGTTGTCTACCATAATACATTGTGACTCTTCTTCTCCATAATACTCAATAGACGAAATAAACTTATTATCTGAATATTTTGTTCTACCATTATATTTAGACAATTTTCTATTTAATCTACAAGGATTGAATCCAATATTAGACGGAAAACTAAAATTAACTCTATACGCTAATTTACATTCGACTCTTACACCACCTTTCTTATAAAACGTTTCCCTTTGATTAATACTCGCAGTACCACCTAAAGATAAAACAATTTCTCTAATTTGTGAAGCCATCGTTTTAGATACAGTTGTTATCTCTATTCTATGTTCATCTATTGAACCGTCTGTATCAACTAACCCCTGTAATATTTTAACTCTATCTTCAACATTAGAATAAATGTAATCTTCCGGAATAAACTTAGTTTCAGAATTACAACCATATAACCCCAATACTTTAAGATCATCTTTTATACCTAAAAATGAAACTTTAGTAATTGATCGTTTAACTAAAACTAATTCACCATCAACCTCTTTTTCGATATCCCTATTTTGTTCTTTGATAGATACTTTATCATAAAAACTTTTAACCTCATTAATTATTTCCTCATCTTTAGTTACAAAATGTGGGTGATTATGTTCAGTAATACAACCATCACCTAATATAACACCTAAAACATAAGGATCAATCAATAAATTCTTTTTCTCAAACTGTATAGGTTCTACTCTAGGGATTCTATATTTTAATCTTCTGTTACCCCAAACTTTAACATTGTCAACCATTTCAATGGTTTTCATAGTTCTATATGAGTTATCTGGTTCTAAATTAATTATTTTACCATCTTTCCTTGTTCTTCTGTTTCTTTGGTTAATAGTGTTTACTGACCACAAATGTTCTTCATCACATAAAGTTTCAGTACCATCATTAAATTTTACTTTATATGTTGGTCTAATACCTTGAGGATATACGCCTAACACCTTTGTAGGTTTTCCATCTCTACTAATGACTAAATCACCTTCTTTGATATCACCCATAGTTGTCCATCCATTAGGTGTTAAAACTTTTGAGTGAAGTGGTTGTGATTTTCCAACACCAAAGGCGGCTAGTATAACACCTAACTCACCTTTAGATAAACCACCACCCATAAGGTTGTCAATTCCCACTAATCCTGTCGGTATAGGATTTCTAAAATCGTCCGCTAAAACGTCCTCAATTGCATGGAAGATATCTACACCTTCGTCTTTTTCTGTTCCTACCGATATCGCCTGTTTAACTAATTCTTCACATTCATCATATCTATCAAAATCACCTCCGTCTAGAATTTTTTGGATTTTTTGGGTAGCCTTCTTAAGTTCTTGTTGTTTGCAGAACTTAATGGCAATATCTTGTGTGTGTAAACAGTCTCTATTTTCAGATTCTCTAACCTCTTTAATAAGTTCAATGGAAGATTCTTTAGCAATTTCTCGTCTAACTTCACTCTTTACTATATTAAAGATAGTTTCATAAGACGGAATAGTTTCATATTTTTCATAATAATCCTTTATATATGCAACAACGAGTCTCATATACTCGTTGTCGAAATAATTTGGGTCAATAATAGAAATAATACTTTCCGAAAACTTTTGATCCTCTACTAATTGTTTTACTAATTTTACTTGAAAACTATATCCTAAATAACCTAAATTTAAACTCTCATTTTTCGACATTCTTTATCTGATTTAGTTATTAATAAATATGTTGTCAAGTTGATAATCGCAATATTTTTTTGTATAATTTTTCTCACTCAACCCCTGTTGCAAATAATCAATAATTTTAGGGATAATTTTTCTTATATCGACATCATATCTTACGTTAGGTGGGTAGTCATTCCCACTAAAAATTCTTTCAATGACTACTCTACCATTGTACTTAATCTGTACAGAAAAGAAATCTTCATTTTCGTAAATGTTTACGTTTTTTGTGTCTTCTTCACTACTAGTGTAAAAATAATTACAATATTTTTCCATATATTCATAGGTACGTTCTTTAAATAAGTTTCTAATGATATTTGATACATTGTCAACTAACTCTTTTATCTCATAAGATCTTAAAGATTCTTTATTGAAGTTGTATATTGGAAAGTTTCTCCCAACAATAGGGTTTCCATTAATCATAAACAGAAATTCATACGGATAACTTTTATAACTTTTTTTCATATTTTATTGATTTACTTTTTTATAATAATTTTTTTCTTTTTTAATTATAGATAGGAACGGTTGTAAAAAATTTATATAACCCTCTCTACCTCCAGGTATCGCCCACATTATACCATCTTCTATCATCATATTAATCACATTCTTAATATTTCTACCATCTGGATCCATAGTAGTACTAAATAAGTGATCTAAATCTGATTTAGTCTCTTCGGTTAATAGTGGATTAGATAAGTCTATTAACTTTTCATTAACCTCATAAATCATTTCTCTTTGTGATCCTTTGGTAACTTTATTTAATATATTATCTAATGTTGCCAACCTTGTTTTTCTTTCTTTCTGTACTTCTTCAATTTTACTAAAAATATACTCCAAAGTCAAAGTTTTTTCCATAATTTCAGGAAAAAATTTCACCAATGTTTTTTCACTTACACCGAGAATACCTTTAATGTTATCACTAACATCTCCAGTTATTATTTTTATAAGTTTTAAATTCGATGGGTGATGATCAAAATCTACTAGATAGTTTTCCTCTGTAATTATCTTTTTAAGATTTAAATCGTAAACTGAAACTTTTCCATTAATTAATTGACAGAGATCTCTATCTCTCGTTATAATAACCACTCTTTCGTCCTCAGACATGTTATTTACATAATAACCTATAGAATCATCCGCCTCAACAATATCGTTTCTGTATTGTCTTATAAATAACTCTTCAAGGTAAGAATATAATCTTTCTTTCTGTAAATATACATCTATTTCTGATGGTGGTTGTTCGTTATAGAAATCTTTACCTCTATTAGACTTATAATCTTTGTATATGTCGTATCTTAGTCTACCACTAAATTGTCCATCCCAAAATACGTATACACTGTCGAATTTGTTTTCATTCAACATTTTACGAACCATAGTCAAAAATTGAAAAATTCCACCTATATGGGTTTCTTTATAGAAAAGATTTTTAGCCCCATAATAGGCAGTTTTTAACAAAGAGTCTCCATCAACTAATAATGTCCTTTGAATTCTTTTTTTCTTATTAGGTATTTTCACTCACCATCGATTAAACGTTAAACAATTAATTGTCTGAATAATCAACAGGTGGTTCAATTACATCCCCTTCTACTACATCAAAAGACATTACATCATCACCCATTGAATCGAAGACTTCTAACCAGTAATCTTTATAATCACTTTTATATTGATCAACGGATTTCTTATCATCTTCAATAAATCCATGTGTTGTTGCAAGTATTTTATTATCTGCATATCCTAAACCATTCATATGGTTCTTATGGATACCAACCTTAGTTCTAATCGCAAAGTTTACTTTTCTCCCTTTATTAGTGGCAGAAAGTTTAGACACACCAGAACTCTTTTGATTTCCAAACAAAAATACTAATGCGCATGATAGGTAAATAGAATTACCCCCTTTAGGTGCGATTGTTGGTTGTCCGAATGGGTTATCAGGTAATGCAACCCAAGGTTGGTTTACAAATACCATTGTGTTGGTATGCGGGTAACTATCCTTTCTAGAAGATGTTATTCTTTGTGCTAACCCCATTCCCCATTTTTCAGATATTACCCTCGCAGTGTGTTGGTTTCCACCTTTCCCATCAAAACTCATTTGACAAGGTATGGTACCAATAGAATCCCATAAGAATACGATGTCATAAGGTATTTCACCACTCTTTTGAGCGTCTAATACTTCAGTAACATATTCAAATGCTTGTTCTATATAATCGAATCCTAATTTATATAGTAGGAATCCATCCCAAAATGCGGAAACTTCACCTGTAGATTCATCAACTTCTTCAATATACTCAGTTTCTAAACCCATTTGTTTGGCGTGTTCGAAACTAAATTTTTGTTCTGTAATAATGAATACAGGTAGTATTTTTTTCTTTTGTGCGTCTACTGCAGTCTGTAAAAGTGCTGTTGTTTTTCCAGTGTCTGAATGACCTAAAAACATATTAACCTGACCCATAGCAGGACCTGGTAGCCCTGTCGACTTCTGAAAGGCTTCCCCTAGATCAAAGTACCTTTGTTCTTTGTACTTATCGCTAGAGGAAAACTTCTTTCTGATAGACGAAAAATCAGATGCTTTTTTCTTAAGTGGTTGTTTACTCATATTATATATTAAAATGGTAATTCATCATCGTCATCATCTAATGATGATACCTCAGGATCGTTACTGAAATCGGCATCACTATTATAATCAGACTCAAAAGATTTTGCGATTCGTTCGGTTCTCATCATATTGATTTCTTCAGACAATGAAGTAGTTTCTTTTTCTTCTTTATCTTCTTCAGCAACAAACTTCTTTTGTTCGGAATCCCAAATAGGGGTTTTATTAGTCGCAACTATTTCTAAATATTCACTAGATTTTTTAGCGTAAACATCTCTATGGGATTCTTCATTATTAAACCATTCATTTGCATATTCTTTATTCTCAGTAAGAATAGTTACGTCATCAGTCATAATAGAATTAACTACACTATGTCCTTTATCGTTTCTACCAGAAGAAATAATAATATCCCTTCCCTCTCTAGGGTTAGTAATATCACCTTTAAGTTTAAACACAGGAATTAATTTATCCATTACACCGTCACCAGTCTTTTTGTGTTTAAATCTCCAAAACTTTACCCCATGATCCTCATTCTCTCTATCAATTCCCTTTACTACATAGAATTTTCTAGCGATAAATTCTTTTGCTAAGTTTTTAGCTTTCTCAGAACCGTCTTCATATAAAGCGTCTTTCGCCTCACATAATGGGCAATGTTCACCGTCATTTAAATGGTTACAATAAATTTTCTCCCATTTACCATTAACTTGTTTTTCATGATAATAAACTTCAGTAAATGGTGACTTACCTTCTTTTGTAGGTAAGATTCTAAAAGTTTTTGTTTGTGATTTTACCCCTTTAGGTAATTTTTCAGTGAAATACTTTTTAAGTCTGTCTTCACTAGACATTTTGTTGCCACTTTTTACCGGTTCAGTGTTTTTTTCATACTGAGCTAAAATAGCGTCTAAACTGTTACTCATTGTTTTTATTTTTTAATTAATAATAAACAATAATACGTATAAATTTTCAAAAAGTCAATAAGTGGATAAAAGAAAAACCTCACAAAGGCGAGGTTTTTCTTTAATATACTATGTTAGGTTACTTACCTTCCTATCTCATATTAGAACCAAAGGATGATCTTATTTCTTTTTCATTAAAATTGTCAACATCACTTTGTGTCAATGTGTATTCTTTTTCTTCTTCTACTTCGGACGAATTATACCCTTCTTTGTCTTTCCAAAAATCAGTTAATTTAACACTATATGGAAATGAATCCATCGATCTCATTTCTAATCTCTCTACAGGTGTTGGGTTTCTTCTTTCGATTTCTTTTTCTAACTCATCGATTTTATTGATTACATTATCCATACCAGAAACTTGTGATTCTAATTCAGATAATTTAGATAAGAGATCATCCATCTTAGTACTCATACTATCTACAGAAGTTTTAGTTTCTTCAGTTTTATCTACAATATCAGTAACATCTACTTCTACAGTATCTTCTCCACTTAATGGTTCTTCTGTTGCAAATTCATCTTCTACTTCAGTATCACCAAAGGGATTGATTTCATCCTCTTGATCTGTTACTGTCATATCTTCAGTATCTGTACCCATACCGCCTTCTTCTTCTGGTGTAGATTCAGTTCCCCCAAAAGGATCTTCTTCTGGTGGATCTTGTTCAGTTATCATATCATCCAACAATAAATTACCATTAACATCTTTAGGTTCATCTTCTTCTGACACATAAAAAGTATATTCCAATAACTGTTTATATCTTTTTAATTCTTCGCTTAATAAATTTTTCTTACTCATATCACATTAATAGTTGTCTTCCATCATTAGTCTTATAAACTTTGTTTACTCTTTCAACGATTTCTTTTCCATCATTAATAATACACTCGTCACCTTCACACTCTTTTTGTGTATTAGTGTCGTTGAGAAAATTATCTAATTTATTCTCCAAAGTTTCTCTTTCTCTATTTTCTTTTTTAGTTTCCATAATACCTTTATTAATAAATATTAGGAATTTAAGAAAAATCTCTATTTATTGTCAACATTTTTAAATCACCATTTTTAATGATTAACATTTTATTTTGATAGTTATCCCAATCTATTTTTATATTTTTATGATTTATATTACCTGTATCAGTATCACTAATTGATTCAATTAATTGATTAAGCGCATTAATGGTATAAAAACATTCTCCTTTTTTATGTACTATAATTGTAGGCGGGTAAAATGAATTTGTGTCAACTCTTTGTCCTTGATTTAACCTAACCATAAAGGTTAAAATCTTTTTGTCTTCTTCATTAAAGGTATAGTGGAAAATATTTTCATCTATTATTTTAAATCTATTGTATAGATATTTCTTAAAACTATCTATTTTATTCAAATATACAAAAGACGCCAGTGTTATAATTTTATTGTTCGAATCCATAAGTATAAATGTAAGGAATATACCTGTTTTTGTTTTTTATTTTATAAATAAAATCCTTACATTTATTAAATATCTCAGAATCTATCAAAGTATTATTCGATAAGTTTTTTATGGTTTGGGTTATTTTATCTTTTTTACCTTCAATTAAAGATAAAACATTTAAATCTATACCAAATATTAAGTTTTCGCCATATATGTAAATCATATCATTAGGTGAAATATATGTTGTTGGGGTTTTTAAATTCAATATTTTTCTTATAATTCTAAAGTTTACCATTCTTTTACCATATAATAAATCCAAATAAACATATGGGATGTTTTCTCCAAAAGAATTATAACAAAAGGACATAAAAGAATCTAAATCTGTTTCATATTCTGATTTTCTTTCTTTTGTAGAAAAAGTCCAAAATAATTTAGGATTAATTTGTTTGTGAAGAATAGATACCTTATCTTCAACAAGTTCTTTTGTTTTATTCCAACCGATAATTAGCGTAGGTAACCTATCGTCAATAGTATCTAACTTATGACAAATCTTAAAGTTTTCTAACTCTAAATTAGAAGTTGTAACTATATTTCCAATATACATATTACAAATATAATAATTTTTTTTATAAAAAACAATTATGGGTTAAAGAAATCAATTAGTGGTTCACCTTTATGTGTAAATATATTTAATACTTTTTGGAAAACTTTTGCAGACTCCTCAATACTTTTAGTCTTAAATTGTTGTGACGCTAGTCTTGATTGATTAAATGAAGTGAACGAACCTAACCTACCTCCAACATCAGTTTTTGAATATCCTGATCCGGTATTACCATTTCCATCTTTTATATTTGTCCAAACTTTATAAGCAATTTCAAAACTTCTTTGGAATGGAGGTTGGTAATAATTTTGTGGTGAATTAATTGCGTCCGAACCAAACAAATCAAAATATTGTTTTCTACCTATCATATATAAGAACCCTACTGGTCGATACATATATTCATCTCCTTGAAAAATATTATAATACGTTAAGTTATCTAATTTTATTTTTAACACAGATTCAGGATCAACATTAACTTTATCATATTCTATTAAAGAAGATGGTGTATTTGGAAAATAATATGCGGTTTCTTGATTTTCAGAACTAGTTGTAGTTGCAGTAGTAGTAGGTGTATATGTGAAATATTGATTATCTGATGGAGAAAATTGGATATTACTTATCTGATACGCTTTAGTTTCTCCAGAAAACTCTACATTGGAGGGGAATTTGACCTCATTTTTAGAAAATTCTCCATTATTCCAGTTATCTTCACTATTTAGGAAATTGTTTGAGTTAACTAACGCATTTGCAAAAAACATTGCCACATCTGCGTTAGTTGATCCATTTATAGTAGTTTTAATAAAGTCAATGTCACCGGCAGTTATTCCACTTGTAGAGACACCTAATATATTCAATGTTTCAATAGTTATCTGATTAACCTCAAATACTTGGTTGGCGACTCCAGAATCAACACCAATACTATAAATCTGATTTGTATTATTTAAATTAGAAAACTCTATTTTAGGTATCTCATTTGTCTCATTTAAATCTATATCAATATCCGCAGTTATAGATGTTGTTGGTGGTGTTATGTATTTAGATTGTCGTACACCTTTAAAATTAGTTGTCATATGGTTAGGTGTAATACTATGACTAACACTCGTAATTAAATATGCCCCATTAAAAAATGGTACGTTTTGTAAGTCAAAATACATCAATGGTTGTATATTCATACACCCTAAAGAATCAACTTGACACGTGTAGGATCTTGTTTTAAATAATCTTAATAAATCTGTACCCTGATATACCTTTTGGGTTGCACCTCTTTTGTCGATTATTTCTGATAATACATTAAAGTATTCACCCGTTTCTTTATGTTCTTGTTGATTCAATGAAACGTTTTTAAATATGGTTTGGTTTTGAGCCCCAAACGCAACCCTAAACGCAACTAATTTGCGTTTATCTTTGGCTTCAATTGCGTTATTTGTGTCTCCCATATCGGAAGGTATTTCCCCATTTTTAAACGCATAACCATCATTGTTAAAGTAATAATTATTTGTTTCTTTTATATCTAAAACTTGTGATGCGCCACCTACATATATACAACAATAAACTGGTCCAGATGAATCGGGAGATTCTAAAGTGGTGAAAGGCCTAAACATTTTTGCGACCTCTTTCTCATCTTTATAATCAATATAACTAGGTAAAATTTGAAATAAGAAATTACTATCTCTTAACAATTTAGACATAAAGAAATAAACACTAGTATCTTGATTATTACCTAAACTTAAAAAACTATTTAAATTTATTGTTGCCTGATCACCAATGTCACTCCATCCTCTATCAATAAATCTAAAATAATCAATTAAATTATTTGGTTTTTTAACGGTACTATTGGTTGATCCGTTATTACCGGCACCACAAACGTTAAAACTTTTACCCTCTTCACTACCCGCAACCCATTTGTCGTTAATATTCTTAAAATAATTATATATTTGTAATTTTATCTCTTTTTTGTTTTTTTCACTAACTTTTTGTTTTTCTTCCTCTACATTATTACCACTAGTGTCACTATTTTCAGTGGATTTTTTAGAAAAAAGTTCAGAGAATTTATTTATGTATTCATCTATCTTATTAATTGTAATAAATAATTTATTTTTCCTATTTTTATCAAAAATTTTAGGATTTAATATTATTAGTTCAGTAGTTTTTGTCAACTCTCTAAGTAAATAATTTTTTGTTTTTTCTATATTATTGGGTATATCACTAACATAATTATCTAATTCCGACTCAAATTTACCTGTTTGTGTAGAATTAAAGTTAAGTTTTACCCATTCTTTAAATTTATTTATTAGTGCGTTTTTAACACTAATAGGTAAATTTATCAATTCATCTTCTAATGGTTTTTCTTCAGACGGAATGGATTTATAATAACTTATTTTAGTGGGGTAATTATTTTTATTTGTTTGGAAATTCGTATAGTCTGTCCAAACTAATGGATCAGTATTCTCATTATATCTCCATAATATTGAACCCAAATAGTAAACATATAATTCAGGTAATTTAACAATTCTCGCACCAAAAAATTTATCACCAGGAAATAATGAATTTATAAATCCATTTTTAAAATCTCTATATGGAATTGTTGATAACAATAAATACCCACTGCCAAAAATTGTTTGTTGGGTATAAAATTTTCCACCGGTAAAAGTTTCTTCATAGGTGGTTTCGGTGTCATCAGTAAAGTATGTTTTATTCAAATAAATTCCTGTCGTATCACCAGAAGATAATTTTTTATCTATGTTTTCTAATATTACATTTCCAAATGTAGTTATGTTATTTTCTGATTCAATATTTGATGATTTTAATAGATTGTTACCTATTGATTTACCCCAAACATTATATATATTATTAGTATATAGATTATTACTTGCAACATATTTAGTTTCATATATTAAATCACCTTTATATTCTTTTTTAGTAAACTTACTTTGGTCATTAGGAAAAAATTTTTTGTATTCATTTGATGTTTGTATTTTATCCCAAAGTTTACTAGAGTTGTTTATAATTTCTTTATTATCAAATAAAATGTAATCTATGTTTGCATTATTGTAATTTAACCCGAACTCAATGTTACCTATCTTTGGTTGTACCCCATCACCTTCTTTTAATGCATATGTTATAACACCATCATCCCCAACAACAATATTTTTAAAAAAATTTGTTTGACCTATTAAACTATTCGCACCAAATTTATCTCCATCATTTTTTATTCTATCAATTATTTTGTTAATAACTAAAACTGTCTGATTATTTACGTTTACGGTTTCAAACGCATTAATTGCGTCAAATTTTGCGTAATCTTCAAATGATCCACCTGTGGTTGTATCAAAATTAGAATAATTTTGCCATAACGCAATTCTAGTTAACATTTGTTCCGTAAAATATTCAATAATTTCCGGTTCCGAATTTAAAAACCTCAATTTTAAAAATGGATTAACATCGTAATCCATAGGATTAATAGGAAACCAATTGTCCGTATCAGTACCATTATTCAATACACTAGTTTTAGTAATTTGTTGTAACTCTTCTCTTTTTGATATGAAATTATCGAATACCCGTTCAACAAAATCATACTCAGGGAAATTAGTTCTAGTTACACCCTGTACATCACCAATATAAATTTCTTTTTGTGGTTCATTTCCACTAACATCGGTATAGAAAGAAGGCCACGCAATAGATTTATTATTTTCAGACAAACTATTTAATAACGTTTCAGGGATATCAGTTTGTCGACCTTTAATTAAACTATTTCTTTGTGAACCTAAATTTTCGCTAGATTTAGTTATTTCATAAATCGTTTCAACCATTGCTTGTGTGTTATTCGCCAACACCTCAAAACAAGTTTTTATTGTGGGTTTGAACTCATTCTCAGAATCATTAGATTTGTTAAATAATTTCTCATTTAAGTCTTCTTGTACAATTTGTTGTTGTGATTTTATAATACTTTCTAAAGATTGTATTTCATTTTCAAGTTTTTCCCTAATTTCTCTAAAATCTGCAACAACCACAACAGTATCACGTAACATATTGGGATTATAATATGTGCCATTTGAGACTTCTTTATTAAAATTATTTATATCGAAATTATTGTTAACATCATTACCACCTTTATAATTTTTTTTCAAGTATATTTCATCTCCTCTTTCAACCATATAGGATAAAACATTCTGTAATGAAAAAGATTGATTTAAAATCAATTCATCATTTGGTTTTTGGGAGTCAATTACAAAATTTTTCCATTTATCCTCACTATTATCATCTATTTTAAATAGTTCAATAAACTGTTTGTCTTTTGGTGTATTTAAATAGGTGGTAACATCGGATATAATATCACTTAATAGTTTACCTTTAGATATTGATTTATTTCCAGCAGATTTAGAAAGATTAGTTAAACTATCTGTATTAGTATATTCTTGATTTCTATCGTCAGTAATATATTCATTATATTTAGTAACAATATCATTTAATGTAATAATATAATTTTTAAAATTGCCAATAGATATACTATTAATTAAAAGATAATCCCTAATAGAAAAATAATTTTTTTTTAATTCTAATAACCTATCATTTATACCACTAGTTTCTATTTTTTTAATACTATTGTTTATTTTTAGATAATCTTTAGTTGTTCCGTCATTATTAGATTGATCGGTTGGATCGGATTCTTTTTCAATCGGTGGACCTATAAATGTTTGTAATTCTTTTAGTATACTTTTTTTACCATTTAAAAATTTTAACGTTTTAAATGTATCTAAATCATCTTTTAAAGATTCTGATTCTACTTTTAGTTTTGAAATTCTTATAAAAAAATCATCTAATTTTCTTATATTTAACTTACCTACCCTTTGTAATTCCTCTAAACTTTTACCGTCGCCACTAGAACTTAAACCAAAGTTTGAATCGGTTCTATCATAAATTTCATTTAATTTACCATACCCCTCTTTTGTATTGACAACACCAACAATATTTCCAATTACCATATCATTAAGAAACGCTTGTTGGAAACCTAAAAAATTTGCACTAATATCAAAATTACCTGTAGAACCATCAAATTGTGAATTCCAATTAGTCATATGTAGACAATAATCTACCTTTTGACCGAAATAACCTTTTACTGAAAGTTTGAAAACAGGATAAGGCATTTTAAAAAATATAGAATATGGTGATCTAATATCATCATTACCTAAAATATCGAATAACGCACTACCCCTTACATCTGTAAATGTTATATCTACTACTGGTACTAAACTAGCGTTATATACTATGTTAATAGATTTTATACCGAAACCTTCTAAAATTCCGGAACTTCTAGTATCTTCACCTTTAAACCCACCTATGTTTGTCCAATCAGTAGTTGCATATGTTTGTTGTGGATTAGGATCTAATTTTCCATCATTATTATATCTTATTTTTGTTGATATAAAATTAACTTCATCTTCAACACCTCTAATATCAAAACTGTCTCCATTATATGTTACTCTATTTTTAGGATACGCCGAAAATTTAACGTATATAAACATATCTTCAGGTGGTATAATATCATTCTGAATTGGGTTGGGGTCAACAACAAATACCCTTCCAATCTCTTCTACTCCATTCTCTGCCATAAAAAAACTATTTTTTAAATACCATATAAAGTTTTATATTCTTCTACTTTATCAATATACACTTGTAAACTATCTCTGAATGGAAAAGGAATCACAATAATTTCATCATCAGGAATATTTTCTTCTACACCACCATATTGTGGGTTTGCCAATAAAATTAACCATCCATGATATGGATTATCATAGTATATCTGACTTAGTTTATCCAATCTACTAAACTGTGACCTATAAACAACAGTTTTATCTGTAGGTTTAGTATCTAATTTTATAAACGGTAATGGTTTATATGAACCATTAACTTTAAATTTTTGATATCTGTCGTAATATTCTTTTCCCATCTATATTAAGTTAACCCCTGACTTGTTATTGTAAATGTTTTGACTTTTCTAGTTTTACTTTTATTTTCGGTTAAAAACGCAGTAACTTTAATAGTATCCTTTTTATCTTTTTTGACTTCATCTAAATCCTTTTTTGCTTCATTATATTTAGTCTGTGCATCTTCATATGCCTTCTTATTAGGTTCTGTTTTAAACGTTTTGAAATTAGTTTTTGCAGTTTCTAATGTTTGTGAAGCACCACTAAGAGTAGATTCTGCGGTACCTAAATCAGTGGGGTCAACCAAATTATTAGTCTTAAAATTAACATTTATATCAACAGTACTACCTGATATTCCATTAACATTATTTAATGTTTCATCTAAATTATTAAATTCATACCCTAATTTATTAGAAGGGTTAGGATCACTACCTTTTACAATAACATCTTTAGGATTATTTCCATCTTTAGTTTTAATAGTTATTATTGATTTACCATCACTTATTATTTCCAAAACATCGTCCCCATTTCCATCCGTATCATCTGTATTCTCTTCTGCGTCTTTTTCTTGTTTTACAGTACCTTCCTCTTTTAAATCTTTTACTAACTGATTTAATCCTGCCTCACCTAAAATATCTTTTCTTATCTCACTTAATTTAATACCATCATTTAATTTACCATCCTGTATGTAATCTGCCCTCGGTTCATATATTTCAGTATTTGCATAATAGTTAAATGAAACTCCATTCTGTAATCTATTAATCGGTCCATCTAAAGAATGTCCACCAATTAAATTAACAGATAATTGTACTGTTGCAATCATAGGTTGTACACCAATACCTTCAGGATTCAAATCAAATTGTGGGCCATCATAAGTTATAGATAAACTATTTATCACAATTTTTGTGTGAAAAAAATCACCTATCCTAAGAATACATATCGGTGGTCTACCGAAAGATAAATTCTGAGGTTGTATATTCGCACCCTTATCGTATATACTTGGTCCTTGTCTCATACATTGGTTAAGGAATGTTAATCTACTATTTAAACCTTCAGGTGTTATACTATGAAATCCTGGTTGGAAATACTTAATCTTTTCTGATATAGTTTTGAAATAATTAGGGTAATTACCATCTATAAAATCAAAATACGTACTTTCATCTATTAACAAACTATCAATGGCTTTAACTTCTTCAGGGTCATAAGTACCCGTAGCATTTTCTTTTTCTTCTTCTTTTGGTTGTGCAGATTTAGAATTATCAGGATCGTTTTCCCATGTAACTTCTACTTTTTGTGCGTTTTCTACAACCGCATTTGTCACATATTTAATATTATTTCTACCCAGTGAACTTATAAGTTTTTCTTTTATTGCGTTTGCTCTACTTTTTGCAATATTTTCATCTTCACCATAATATCCATCTATAGTTATTTTAATTTCTGGATCAGAAGTGGTTGCCTGTTTAGTTAAAAAATCTTGAATTTGATCTGTTATATCAGTTAATTCAGAATCATTATATACTTTTTCACTTAAATCACATTCACTTTTGAGGGGGGGACATACATAATTTATAGTACCAGTATCTGTTATTTTTTCTAAGTTAGTAGCCTTTTGTGATTTTTTTTCTTTAAGTTTTTTTAGGACTTCTTCTTTTGTAGATTGTGATACTGTAGAATCTAAAGAACTTAAAAAATCTTCAGGTGTCACACAACCCGCCATAAAACGTTCAATAAGATTATTACTTTTACCTCTATAACCATTAATAACTCTTGGGTGATCAACTAATATTTTAAATGATATCGATGAACTTCTAGTTGTGCTATTATAGGTATAGACAGGTTCACTTCTACCGATAAAATCAGTTGAAGTCCAATTTGTACTTGAACTTTCGTCAAAGGTTAACCCATAAGGTGGAAACCACATAATTCTCCCTTTATTACCACTCAATACATCTCCAGGTCCTATTTCACTAATAGGTAAATCCGCCAAATTATCTGCCCACGCTAAATTTTCTATTGAAAACATAAATCTCTTTCTAGTGGTGGTAGAATCTAATTTCGTTGGGTGATACTTTGGAATTCCACTATCCAATAAAACACTTTTTTCTTTTTCTTTTGTATCAGTAGAAAACCCATTAAGTCCATTTTCAGATGTGAATAAACCAGTATTTCTTATTGCCCTTAAATAATTATATCTATCGTTAACAGTCCATACTCTACAATAATTTCCATTGGATAAAAGATCTATCAACTCAATCTCCCCAATTGCGTTACCTCTACTAATTAATCTATTTTGTTTTTTGTCTTTAAAAAACTTTCTAGTTTGATTAATAAACACACTATCCTGATTATTATTAACCAACTGTTGTGTTTTATATAATAACGTTTTTTCATTAAAGTTTTGTTCACCGCCAGTAGTCCAAAAAAACTTATTTGGTTCTCCAAACGGTTCCGAAATCCCCTCAATGGATGTTCTTTGTATATTTCCCGGTGTATCTATTTCACCATTGAAATCTGAACTGTCGAAAGTTTTAGTAATTAATGAACCCCTATTAGTATTTTTTTCATTACCAATATAATATCTTCCATTAGTACCTTCATCTGATGTACCAACAAATCTACTATCTTCATATAAAGGTCTATACGAATTTCTATTTAATAAATCAAACGCGAACTTAACTTGATTAATACCTGTTCTTCCTAACAAAGTTTTCATTCTGATTTCAGTACCCATTGTTGGTTCTACACCTTCACCTTCATCAGTCGATCCACCATTTATTTTATTACTTGTATTATATTCATTCCAACCTATAGCGTCATTTGGTAAAATGATAAAGGGTGGGTTGTTTCCCCTTAAAGTATTAACATAATTATCTTTTACATTCCCAATTGGATTTGTAATACTATTAGTTTGAACAGTTTCAACTTGCGATATTTTATCAATTATTGTTTTCTCCAACTGTTGACCACCAACAAGACCAATAGAACTTTCTTTTTGAAAATTTAATGATCTGTATTTATCAATTACATTAAATGGAAAACCGACACCTTTTTTATCCCCTTTATTGATTAAATCAAATCTTTCTACTGAATACGATGTTGGGTAAGGACTCTTTACTTTTTCACCAAACCCTTCAGGTTGTGGTTTAGGTAACACAGGAGGGATTGTTAATTCATAAGTAACATAATTATCATCTTGTGGTACATATGGGTTTAAATTGACATTCTGTGTAGTTCTGAAAAAGGTTCCCAAACCAAACATTCTTTCATCCTCATTATAATGAACAGGTATATTTTCATCTCCTGTACCGAATATAGGTACATTAATGACTTTACCAATATCATCTAATTTAGATACTAATCCAGATTGGGTTAATGTTTCATTAACAGGTGGCGGTAAATTTCTGTTAAGTAAACTATTTCTAAACTGTTGTGTTGATAGTATACCTTGTTGATAAAATATCCCTTGATAGTCTAATATTCCTGCCATATATAATTATTTCTTATTATATAAATATTACATCAATAAAATTCAGGAAGATTAAATAATAATTATTATACTTGATTTATTATTATTTATTTGAAAACTTGTATAAATTATTGCTTATACTAGTCCTGGTAATAATAGGTAATTTTTATTGAAAAGTCAATAGTAAAATGAAAATAAATTAAAAATTTTTTTATTATATGGTTTGGATAAACCCTTTTGAACCTTGTGGTATGTTAGCACCATCAGGTAACCCACCATTATTAAACATTTTGGTTACAACACTAATTATAGATTCTTTCATTTTTATTTTATCTTGTTCTGAGAAACTAATATCTGACCCATTAGAATTTATATTAAGTGTTATAGTAGGATTACCTTCTAAAGTAACTTTACCACCCATTTTTTGTGTCTGTATAAAATTTTCTAATTTACTTAAAGGAAAAACCACCTCTGATTCTCCACCCTCACCAATAAGAGCGTTTACAGGTTTAGTCACAATACCACCTTTCGCCATTTCAATCACTGCGCCATCAGGTCCTATACATTTTCCATTAATAAATTTCCCACCATTTGCACTACATGCCCCCAATTGTGATGCATTAATAGATGATGATGAACTACCTCCACCACCTTCAGATAAGTTTATACTAGTAGAAGGAGATGAAATATTTATTATCCCAGAAGAGTCTATATCTAAGTCTTGACTAAAAATATCATCCATAGATCTTATACCTGACGCAATTTTTTCGTCTATTGCCGCAAACGTATCTACAGTCATAGTTCCAAGTGTACCTACTAAACTTGTCTTCTGTTCGTCTATAACTCCTTCAATACTTTTTTTAACTAAATCTCTAGTCGCAATAAGGGTTTGTTTAGACGATTGTTCATACATCTGATATATGTCAACACCTTCTACGAATTGTTTTTGAAAAGAGTCGTTTATTGAAGCTAATAATCTATTTGTCGTCATAGAATTATCAATCATTTTAGTCATATAGTCTTGTTCGTCTTTAGGTGGTTGAACCAACATTTTTAAATCTCCGGATGTTAAGTCTTCAATTGCTTTAGTTTGTTTTTCTCCATTTTCATCGTATATGTCAACTACAAACCCTCCATCTTTACTCATTCTAGCCATACTACCAATAGCATCCATCTCGTCTTCAGAAAAAGCTGAACCCGACATATTAAGTTTATCTTTAACGTCACCAATTTTTGCTGACTGTCTAGCCATCTCAATCATCTTATCGACATTAATACCTAATTGATCTCCAGCTGCTTTAAGTTGCATTCTAGCTTCTGGGGGAAATTCATATTCTCCTGTCTTTTCGTTAAATGTGATCATATTCTCAACCATAGAACTAACTCTTTCTGCTAATTCTTCAGGTTTATTTCTAGCCAAATACATTGTTTCAAAAGGATCCCCAAATGCCTTTGCGATATCACCACCTAACATTTGTAGATTTGCCGCGGCCTCTATTGCCGCTTCAGGTTCGTAAAATTTTTCTGACATACCTAACATATCTGACACATCCATTCTCATTTTAACTGCTAGTTTTGCCATTTGGGTCATACCCTTAACACCGTTAGCGAATGAATATGTTTGCATTCTATCTATATTTTGAGATAATACTTTTGCAACTTTAGATGAATTCAAACCTATACTTTGGGACTCTATGATTAGATTTTCTAAATAATCACCAGCCTTTTCAAAACCAATACCCATTAAATCAAAGGTTTCAAAAAGGGATGCAGATTCACTACCCACTAAATTTGCTGCTTCACCTAAACGAAATATTTCTTTAACCTCGTCTTTCCCTAAAATTCTAACCCTTCCAGAAGAATCCGCAAAATCACTATATATACCCTTAACATCCTCTATACTACCACCAAACCTAGCGACTTCTGCGACACCACCTTTAAATGCTTGTGCGAATCCTCTAGACCTACCAACTGCTAACCCTATGCTCAAACCTACTTCTTTGTAACTTTCTGCAATTTTTTCCGATAAATCATAATGTGCTTGTGTATTTTTGGTAAACTCATTCATACTATTTTTCAACTCTTTTACCGCATCTTTCATGCCCGTAAAAATGATGTAAGTACTACCTAATTTAGAAGAAAAATTTCCTGTAGAAGTTGCTGCCCTATCTATTTCTTTTCTTAATTCTGAGACTTCTTCTCTTAAACATCTAATTTGTTCACCAAAATTAGTGTTTGAGGGATCAAAAACTGAAGGATCACAAGCCATATTCCATAATATTATTTTTTATTATTTTTATCATTTTTTTTTAATAACTCCTCCTTCTTCAACCTTTTCTCAATTTCTATAGATTGTTCTTCAATTTTTTTTAACCTATCTTTTAAAAATAATATTACATTCATGATTTTTTAATTATAGTAAAATTAATTTTAGTTTCTTCACCTTCTAAGTATTGTGTCCCTCTTTGGTATATTAAAAACGCATCACCTCTTTGTTTGTTATATTCTACTAAGGTTTTATAATGAAGTCTAATTTTAAAGGTATTAGGGAAACTATTTGTTTTTATATCTATATATTGATTATTACCTCCAATAACTTTAAAATACATTTCACCTTTTAATGTTCTATCAAAAGACTCCACACCGTATTTAGGTAATGTTAATTCATATTCACCTAAAAACCTTATAGTTATATTTTTAAAGTCGATACTAGTATTTTGTTTTTCATAAAATAAATTACGTAGATATGAAATCTCACCCCTTAACTCACCGATATCACTTTTTATTTTTTCATCAGATTGTTCACAAAGAGTTTCAATAGTTAAATTGATGTCGTTAATAACATTAATATATTTTTTTAATGAATTTTCCATACCTACATTTATTATATAAATATGCGTTAAAATATATTATTCTTCCTTTGGGAACAAATATTTAATGTAATACTTTCTTACGTGAGAAGGCATTATCATAACATCTTGATAAGAAAATCCGTTTTTTACTAAGAATAATTTTTCGTTAAGTAGATTCTGATAGTAGTTATCATACTTCAGGATTCCAAAAAGACCTTCCAATTCTAAGAAAGGTGTCTACGGACTCCCCCCCCTGGGTCCTAGCGGTTACATTTAAATGTAACCCTGGTTCTATATCTGAAACATATTTATTAAATTTTCTAACATCCATTATTTTTAAATTTTTAAGGATGTGAGAAATTTTCATTTTATCTCTTTCACCATCTACCTCCATTATAGATCTTTCTAACCTAAGTGAATTGACTGTGGATACATTATTATTTTTTTCCAATAACTTTTTATCTATTTCGTCTATCTCATCATCGTCTTTTTGTGTTAATAATCTAAACTTTATTTTTTTATTGGAGACAGGTAAAACAAAATCAAATTCATTTTTTTCGTCAGGTTTAACCGTTAAATTTTTTGATTTAATAGTTGTTAAATCGATTGTAGCTTGAACCATATTGCCTGTACTATCAAAAACCATCTGTTCATATTCGTTGCCTAATCCTGTGGTTCTTAAATATAAAAGTATCGCCATTCTATCACCACTAACTAATTCTTTAGTATTAAACCCTAAATCTTTTACTTTTCTTTCTAATAAAACATCTAAAACTTTACCACTGTTTAATAAGTTAGGGGATGTTAATATATTCTCATCATATGCAGTTAAATATTCCACCGTAACTGATGATTTTTTATTTTTATATAACAACCCTTGCGAGGGTAACTCAATTACGTCATAAGGAACTTTGTACTCATCTGGTACAAAGTTCGGATTCATAAAACTACTATTTTCCATATTACTATATTATTAAAACTTTTTTATTTATGAAGGATAAAATTAAATACCACCTCCACCATAGATAGTGACAGTATATTCTTCAGTACTCATATCATCGATTTCAGATTGTTCTTTAGCCGCCTCTTCACATGCCATTCGCGCTTCACCGATTGCCTGTTTTAAATTATCATCCGCCAAACTAGTTTTCAAAATCGTATCAAAATATTGTTCCATCATATCACGAGCCTCTCGATATTTCTCCGATCCTGTTCCACCCAATTCCCCTTTAAGTCTTTCTAACTCATCTGCGATTCCTTTATCTGCGTGTTTTTTAATGATAAATTTTACAACCTCATCATCCGTTGTCATTTTAGAAAGTGTAGTACATGTCATCATACTTTTTCGTTGTCCATCTTCATCAAGTTCTTTACTATTTATATATTGTATTTCATTCATTGCTTTATCTAAAACATTTTGCTTAACTATTTTAATATCAGTACCTCCAATATTCATTAATCCATCTTCCACCATCTGTAATGTCATGTCTTTAATCGCACCACTATTGATTCCGTCTATCGCCATACCAATTAATCTAGTGAGATCATTCCAACTGTGTACTAATATATTATTCTTACCACCTGCGTAAAAATCTCTATCGGGATCCAAGCCTGTTTTTACGATTTCATATGTCCCACCAACAAGAAATAACCTAAATACAACTTTAGCGGTTCTACGATTCATCCAGCTATTCGCATCTGGTTTCCATGACAGATTTTGTCCCCATTTTTCTGCCAACCATTTCTCAGGTGGCCCATAAGTGGTAGGGTTCCACCAAAATCTTGTCCCCCAAGCAAAGTTTTTAAGTTTATCTTGAAGTTTATTTTTAACTACTTCAGGATTTTCCCCTGTTCTCTCTGTAACTTCCTGAGTCATATCTTCTAATACCTCATCACCTGTACTAGCCCCACCTTTATTGCTTGTGATTTTATCCATCATTTCTTGTGCTGCCCTAACACCTTCTTCTCCTTCACCTGTAATAGTAAATACAACTTTATTCCCATTTTTAGTCTCACCTGCAATCTTATCACCAACAGCGTCAACCACATTTTTAATATTTTCCTCAGACGCCGCAACAGTTTTACCATTTAAATCATCTAATGGTGTATCTGGTTTAACTTCAATAAAATCAACATCTTCTATATCAGGTTTTATATTAGTACGACTACCATCTACTTTAATATCGGGATCTTTTTCAACCATAACAACTTTACCCTCCTCATTTTTATAAACAATACCACCCCCCTCATTTTTAGTGCCAATAAGTAATGTGCCTGTATTAGGATCAGTCGTAACGATTCTATTCTCGACTTTTTGAGGTAAATAAGGATTTTTATTATTCGCTATTCTCCACATGTCATTAACTATGTCTCTCATACCACCTTTTTCTGGAAATCCATTTAAAACTTGACTTACCCACACATCCTCCGGTATATCTTTCAATTTATCTGAATCACTAAGTTGTTTAAGTCTAATTAAATTCTTTTTTACACCAGGCCAGTTTGCAACGTCTGGTGAAACCACTCTCCATAAAGCCTCAAATTCGTCTAAATGTTTTATGATATCATCTACATTTCTAATTTCTGTATTTATAAACTTCGTAAAATTACCTAAATCGGCAAAAGACTTAAGTGTTACTTTATATAATGAAGTCAAATCACTAAAAAACCTATATTGTTCAGTAATTATATTTTCTTTTTTATCTTCAAGATTTCCATATAATCTAGATTCACCGAATAGTGATTTCATTCGGTTCATTTCTTCGTTTAATGTATTGTATTTTCTTTTCATATTTTAATATTGTATAATAGATAATAATTTTAATTAACTTAAAAAGGGTTAAGTGTACCAATTGTATCATGATAATTTACCAATCTGACGTAATCATTTCCATCAGATTTTTTAGTCATAAAACTCCCAGCAATAGTATTACTTTTTATTAAATCATCATATTTATCAAATTCATAGACACCCTGATACGTAACATTTTCAAAATTAATATCTGATCCGCCACACACATATTTACCTTTAAATTGAACTTGTGATAACGTTTTTTCATCAGATTCACCTTCATTCCATTTTTGTAATACATCAAAAGTACTGACATATGTAATATCCCCATTATCCCAAAAGGCATATGTTTTTTTATATATCTCTTTAGATTTAGTACCAACAGTATGCGTTATTTTGTTTTCACTTTGTGCAACTATATAACATATTCCCGCATGTTTACCTATTGAATAATTTTTTATGTTATTGTCATCTAACCATTTTTTCACACATTTTATTTTAGGCCTTTCCTCACAGTCTGCATCCATTTTTTGTAATTCCACCCTATTGTATACCACATATCCTGCATCCTCAAGTTGTTTTTCACATTCTTGATTATTCGCCTCATTTAACCCCATAAGGTGTTTAATGTGTTTTATTTCTGTTAATAAATTATTCTTCATTATTAATTTCTTTTTCTAATTCTTCTAATTCTTCTAAAATAGATGTTATGTCTTCATTAATAAATATATCTCTTTCTGGATTAAAACCATACTCTAATATAAATCTATTATAATCTAGTATTTTTTTTCTTATTTTTAAAATTCTCTCTCTTTTTTCGTTCATAATATAATGTTAAAGATATTGATCTAAAATTTTCGCAGTTGCTTCTATTTCTTCATCAGTAATAATATCATCGATATTATTACGTAGTTCTAATTCTTCTTTAGTGTCATAATATATCACACCTTCTCTTCTATCTTCATCTTTTTCAGGTTTAACCTCTCTCACCACATTATCGATACCAAACCCACTAAAATTATTTTTAAATGTCTCTGTTTGGTATTTTGGGTTTTTGAATAACCATAATATACCATTTTCAAAAACACTCTCCTCATTAGGTTCTTCCCCTTTAGGCCAAGGTCTCCAACCTCTTTCCCATGCCTGGTTTAATAATGTGTTATCTCCCACACTACCATCAGAATTAAAAATTTCCTTAACTGTTTCCCAATCATAACCTTCCGATTGGACAATGTTTTTAACTGTAGGATTAAGTTTTGCTTTTAAATCTATAATTTTTGTTGCTAACCATTGTTGTACTTCTGGTTCTTCCATTGCCACTGTTAATGCTACGAATAATGTACCCTCCATTATCGCTTCTTTTTTTGCAACTAGTTTCATATACTTATTTAATGTTACAATAACATCACCATTATTATTTATTAACATTTTTTGAAACTCAGGTCTCTTGGCGAATTTAAATAAACTCGCTCTATCGACCCTTTTGGTTAAAGCGTTCAAAGCTTCAGTATATTTTTTCGCAAGATTAATATCAATCTTACTAAAATCTTTAAGTATGTCATGTGCGACTAAAATATCATTTTCTTTTAATCCATATTTTTCCGCAGTTTCTTTATAGATTTTAGTTAAATTTTCAGGTATTTGTTTTTCATTAAAGTTTCTTTGTATGAGACTACCTTTAGTTGGGTCAAGTTCTTTTAGATTTTTAGCATCAGGAATTTCTTTTTTCACCCTATCCATAACTTCATCAGCGTACTGATAAATATTAGGGTTTGCGTTACCCCTAGTCACTAATCTCTTAGTTTGTCCAACTCCACCACCTAATAAACCACCAAACAAAGTAAGTGTACCAGCAATTAATGCCCCATCCCTTTCTTCTTCAGTATCGGCATTATATGCTTCAACACCATAGGATGCTGCATTTACAAAGTCGATTCCCGAACTAATTGCTAAACCAACACCGGGAATAGCCAAAGTGGCTATTGATGCTATATCTAAAACACAGTGATAATCACTAAAACAATCACCTAAATACCCCCAAACACTTTTATTATCATCATATTTATTAATAGTACTTACCTTATCAAAATCATCATAAGATATTTTATTTATTGCCGATTTTATTTGTGAGAAACTACCTTTAGATCCTACACCATATGTTTGAGTAAAATAATTCCACCACCCATCAGAAAATAAACTACTTTTATATGCGTATTTATCTGTTTGGAATGTACTTTCCAGATCTTTTTTAATTTTTTCCCAATTAAAATAAAACCCATAATCATACATTATCCAAGATGCGGGATATTTACCATATATTGTTTCTATGGGTGAACTGGATAAAATTCTAGATAAGTTTATGTTGTAAGTACTTGATGTGACATATGGATTGCTACTCTTACACCCACTATCTAATTTTGTAACACATATACTTGTCGCACCCTTACTACCTGTTATTACTTTGCCCGCAATTAAATCAGTTAAATACTTAATTCCATTAATCGCGGTTTTTGCAAATAAATAGTTCGTAGAGGGGATATCTTCCGATTGATTAAAGGTTTGATTTTTCTTATATGGGATTAAACCATTTACCCCTAACCCAAGTGATTCTAAATAATCTATAGTATCTCTAAAAGAAACTAATTTGTTTTCTACGTCAGATTCTTTTTCTTTTTGCACTACATTAGTTGCTTTCTTAGTGTAAGGAGAAGAATAAATATTTTTAATTTCTGATATAGTTTTAACATCTTTTATAACTTCACCCCTCTCTAAACGATAGAAAATATCTTGTTCTGATAACTCATTAGGTAAAACTTTTTTAGTTAAAACAGAATATATTGTTCTACCGCCTTTAGTGAATAAAAGGAAATCATTTTCTTTAGGTACTATTAACCAATCTTTATCAAACTGAGATTTACCAATAGAAAAAGACTTATCAAATGTCCCACTATTCGCAGGTTTTTTACTAGCGTCCAAATCAAACGAACTATTCTTACCGTATGTGTAAGAATACCGCTTTGTAGAATTTGCCCACAATCTATAAAGTCTTGCGGTTTGTTCAATAACATTACCCTTATCTTCGTTAAAATATACTATAATATCATCAATAGAAGATTGTTCATTTAAAAAGACACGTCTGTACTGTGATTCTGATATGATAATTTTTTTACTCATATATTAATTTACAGTAAATGACCCCACATCGAGTCCTTTAGTGTTCATTCCTTTGTTGATAGTTATTTTTTTGTTACCCAAACTCATCTGATTTCTTATAAACCTTTCTACCTGAGGATCGAAATATTTAACCTTTCCTACTCCACCTGACCTCGCACTATCAAATATAACCTCACCTTTGTTACCTCTAAATCTATATAGGTTATCCTTAACATTTTTAATCAACATTACAACTCGACCTTTATCATTTTTAATCTGAATGATATCTTTATCCGCAACCTCTTTAGGTTTTTCTATTTTTAATTCCAATAAGTCAATTAGTTTTTCTGCCTCATCGCCCACCTTAAAAATTCCCTCTTTTTGGAATGTTTCATAATGTGTTTTTAAACACGATTCAATAGTCTTAACACTTTTAGGATTATCAAGTTTCCATTTTGGTGCGTCACCAGAACTATTAACTTCTTTAAATTTTTCTTTTATGTGTTTTATACAACCTCTTTTATCTAAGTTAACTTCTTCTTCAGTTTCAGTTTCTTTTGGTGTATCAGTATTTTGTTTGACTTTGGGGGTATCTCCTATAATTTCAATAGTCTCAAGTTCTTTTTCTTCTTGTTCCACAAGATTACCGAACATTCTTTCTTCGGTAAATAGGGACTTCATTCTACCTATTTGTTCATTAATATTATTAATTTTTCTCATACCATCTTTTTAAATACTATTATATACTAATAAATATACTCAAATAACAAAAAATCCCGACCAAACTAATGATAAGGATTTTTTTATGAAATTAAATAATTTTTATATGATATGTTCGTACAACCATAGTTTATTACCACAATCGTACACCCTATATATTTTTCTATCGAACATAATTTGTTTTTCAGTTTTATTTTTATCAAAACCTTCACCAACCAACCGATTTTTTTTGAAGTTTAGTCTATGATATCTCATATCATTTTTCACATACCAGTAATTAGGTTTTGTTTCGTGTATATATTTAAAACCTAAATTTTCATATAATCCCCCACTAAACCATCTATTATCGGAATACGATTTTACTATTTTAGGGTTAATTTTTTTTAAGAAATACTTAAATAATTTTGATCCCCCACCTATCACATTATAATTTATTTTATTGGAAAATCTTATTAATTCCCATTCCTCACCATTACCTATACCATTACGTTTCCCAAATGTCATTACTGACACCAATTCATCATTATGTAATAACCCAAATTTTAATGTTGTATTTACGTTACCCTGAAGATGATTTTCATCTAAAAATGTTTTACTAATAGAGGAACTAATCTCAACAATATCACACTTCCTACCATAAATTTTTTTATTTATGTTATTAAGTCTATTTTTTAATACAGATAATACAATATCTTTTTTCCATAACCACTCATCCTCAAAAACGTGAATTAAATCAATACCATTATCTCTACATAATTTTGTTTTTTCAAAATGATAATCTTTATTAATAAAAAGTTCATTGTACCAATATAACCCATTAATTTCTATACCTATGTTGTGACTCGGTATAAACAAATCTATTTCTCTATTATCACCTTTTATTTTTTTATGTCTTTCCACCCCAACTCCCCAATGGGTTAAAATTTCATATAATTCGTTTTCATATGAAGAGGATGATGACATACCTATTGGGTTACAGTTTGTACATAACTCATAGTTATGTTTTTTTCGTTCCCTTAGTAAATTTTGTGTAATTTCGTATGTTTCATCACATTTATCACAAATAATCGATAAAGATGTTAAGTCATTTGAAATATTAATAATGTTTAATTCTTCATACCTCTCATTTATTTTTTCTTTAAGTTTTTGTCTAAATTCTTCTGATTTCGAATAATTGTCAACACCATAAAGATTCATACAAGTTTGTTTATATTTATCAAAATTATTATAACCTATATTTCCATACTTAGATGATTTAGTTGACAACATTTTTTCTTTATTATTGTAGTTTTCATCACCGTATTTTTCCTTTTTTGTATTTTTTTGTTTTTTTATGAAATCTTCAGTTTGTGTATAGTAATCTACACCATATTTTTTTTGATTCGTATCTTTTATCCTTTTCACCATTTCACTGTTATTACTGTTGAAACAAGAAAGTGAACAAAATTCATTATAACCCCTATCTAACCTATTACTGAATTTAGTTTTTTTTCCACAACTACAATTTGGGACTTCTAATAGTTTATGATAATAAAACCATATCTTTTCTTTAAAGGTTGATAATTCATACGGAGAACAATAATTTATAATATTATCATATTCACCCACATAATTTTTTGAAAACCACTTTTCGTTAGTCTTATAACCAGATTTATTGTCAGTGGTGAAAAAAGAAAAATCCATATACTTATATTTTTTTTATAAATATACGGATTATTTGTTAGGATAAAAAGGTTATGTGAAAAAAAATTTTAAATTATATGTTTTTTAATCTCATCAATCACCCACTCAATATTATTGTTGATGTCGTCTTCCCAAAACCTTAGTAATCTTATACCATTACTTTTATCACAGATATTATTTTTTATTTTATCATTATTTATTGTATTAGTTTGTGATTCATATATAGGACCTTCTGGATATTTTTTTGGGTTACAGTGAAAAAAATCACCGTCAACCTCAATAACTAAGTCATATTTAGGTAAATAAAAATCAAAATTATAACCACATATTGTATATTGAGATATATATTTTAACTTTAATTTTATTAGTATAGACTCAAAATAATTTTCTAATAAAGTTTTATTTTTGTGATGGTTATTTTTTACTCTTTTGGATTGTAAAATACTTTGTTTTTCTTTGTTCTCTTCCTTACTCCAGTATTCTCTCATACCTTCATTAAGTTTATCTAAAACATACTGTGGACGTTTTCTACCCTTAAGTGACTTTGAAATTTTTTCATTCCTTTCTAAATTAGAACTTATCTTATCCCCATAATCTAACCTTTCGTCATCTTCTTTGGTTAACCCTTTATTCCATATTATAATTTCACCTGACCCATATAACTTTCTTTGTGTATCTTTAGATTTTTTCTGTGCGTCAACATTATGCCCCCAATTATTGTTAATTCTAGATGCGTGACCTCTAATATAATCTCTAAACCCTTTTTGAATTCCTAAGAATGTTGGTGTCTCACCACAACCACATTTACATTCAGGTGTTTTACCTTCTAAATTATGTTTAATAAAAGTTTCTTGCGGTTTAATTTTATGTTTTTTAACATTATGAGAAGATAAACTCCATAATGTATCATATTCCTTATCACATATTTCACATTTAAATTGCATAAAAAATCCCTTTTATATATAAATATATACATAAAAGGGAAAGTCTTATATTCGATGAAGGAATCTCAAAATACATTTATCGCCCTATCAAACCGGAGCGTGCAAGAAATATCCGCCAAATCTGAAGATGAATAATCTAAACCTCCGAAATCTGCGTCATTCAATTGAGTTCCTTGTAAAATCCATTTCTGAACAACAACACCAGTTGGGTCTAACATTTCTAATTCTACGTCTTTCTTATACCCCGCAGCGTAACCTTGTCTACCCGTTACTGATTCAGAATGTAAACGTACCCACTCCATCAACGCCTGTGTTGCGGAAGGTCCGATTGGATCTCTAAATGTAACTGAAATAGTTTCCCATTGAAATCTACCGATTACATAGGTAGATGTATTTAAGAAAGGAATTTCTACTTCCGTACTTGTATACTTAGGTCTAGATGTTGTAGAAACCCACCATTCTTGAATCCCCAATTCATCTGGGAATCTCAAAATAAACCTATTCTTTCTTAACGGTTCGTAAGGAACAGGCATTCTCATTAATAAATCTGCCATTTTTTATAGTTTTTTAATATTTATTATTGTAAGTATCATTTTTTTTTCTTACCTTTATTAATAAATATCTTAATTTCTAAAAAAATGGATTATAAAAAATTTTTTTTATCAGATAATAAATCGGGAAATAAAACCAGAGAAGATTTTATTAAAAAAAATTATAAAGATATTTTCGACAATATTAATTTATTTGTGGAAAAAAATAAATTAAACAATGATTTACCCTTCAAAGAAAAGATATTTTTATTTATCAATAATATAATAGAACAACCAGAATGTGGGAATTGTGGTAAGGAATTAAAATTTAAAAAAAGTTTAAAAGAGGGGTATGGAGTATATTGTTCAGTAAAATGTAATAACCAATCTAAGGAACAGAGAGAAAAGATAAAGGATACATTCACTAAAAAATATGGTGGACATCCTATGAATACTAAAACAGTTAAGGATAAAGTTAGGGAGACAAATTTAGAAAGATATGGTGTAGATAACATATTCAAAGACTCTAAATACATTATAGATAAAACTAAAAATAAATTAGGTGTCACCAACCCAAATAAGTTAGATAGTATAAAAGAAAAAAAGAGAAAAACTAATATTAGAAAATATGGTGTATCCACTAATTTATTATTAGAAAATAATAGAGAAAGTAATATCATATCGAAACTAAAAAAATTCAATAAAAAGTATAAGACATTAAAAATAATAAATGATAGGGGTAGTTATGTTACATTAGAATGTGATAAGTGTAATCAAAACTATGACATTGACAGAAGTTTATTATTCTATCGTTTTGACAATAATTTAAATTGTTGTACCCTATGTAATCCTGTGAGTGAGTTAAGATCAATCAAAGAGAAAGAGTTATCTGATTTTATAAGTGATTTAGGTTTTGATGTGACAACAAGTGATAGAGATATATTAAATGGAAAAGAAATTGATATATTAGTTAAAGAGAAGAATATAGGTTTTGAGTTAAATGGTTTATATTATCATTGTGACTTATTCAAAGACAAAATATATCATATCGATAAAACAAACGAATGTAATAAAGAAGGGATACGTTTAATTCACATATTTGAGGACGAATGGGACAATAAGAAAGAAATTGTGAAAAGTAGAATTAAAAATCTATTGGGATTGACAGATAATAGGATATATGGTAGAAAATGTATTATTAAAAAAGTACCAACCAAAATAAAAACTAAATTCCTAAATGACAATCATATACAAGGTAGTGTTGGTAGTAAAATAAATTATGGTTTGTATTATAATGATGAACTTGTATCTATAATGACATTTGGTAAAGGACGTAATGTTATGAATGGTTCTAACTACGAATGGGAGTTATTACGTTTTTGTAATAAAATAAATCATTCTGTTATTGGTGGTCCGTCTAAATTATTAAAACATTTTATTAAAGAGAATAACCCAACGAATATTACTAGTTATGCAGATATAAGATGGAGTGATGGTAATCTATATAATAAATTAGGTTTTGTTTATAAAAATACATCTAAACCAAACTATCATTATGTAGTCAACAAAAAAAGAGAACATAGATATAAATTTAGAAAAGATATATTAGTTTCAGAAGGTTTTGATTCCAATAAAACTGAACAAGAAATTATGTTTGAAAGAGGTTATAATAGAATATATGATTGTGGTAATTTGGTTTATTCTATTTTTTTATAATAATCCTTTTCTTTTTTGTGTCTTTTGGGTCTGAAGTATCATATACGATAAAATTAATTTCGGGATACAAGACTTGTAATTCATCTCTAATTAAATCTTCTACTACTTCTACATTTTCTAAATCATCGTCACTAAATCCAACACTAATACCCTCAAATTCTCCATCATCTTTTATATTCGATATTTGTTGTACCACTCTATCTACAAAACTCTTAAAAGCAATCTTTTTTCCTTCTTCGGGACTAGTTGACACACTTTCTAATCCGAATTGTTTGGCGAACTCTGATGAAGATACAGGATGATAATCTTGTAGATTTAAATACTCATCTATAGATAAACCATTAAGATTCTTTTCCATCTCTTCTCTTTCCACATTACTAAACGCATTATTTATAATTACTTTAATACCTTCTTTAATCGCCTGTGGTGGATTGGATCTGGCGGTGATTATAGAAAAGTCACTACCACTTATTAACGACTCTTTAAATTTTTGAAAACTAGGTCCGATTTTATTTTGATATAACGCCTTTTTTGTGTCTTCTATAAATGCGTCATAATCTCTGAAATCTTTAAATGATTGTGTGATATCATTATTAAGATATCTAAACTCATTACCTAATTTATGTCTAACATTTCTAAATTGTTCTGTGGAAACTGAAACCGGTACATATGTGTCCGTATTACCAACTCTATAATCCAAATGTATTATTGTGGGCATAATCAATATGTTATCATCCCAATCAAAAGAATACGCTTTTTTCTTAAACTCTTTTAATAGTTTATATTGTGACTCTGTAAGTTTAATATTCATACAATATAAATATTCGTATAAAATAAAAAAACCTATCGAATTCGATAGGTTTAGAATATTAAAATTATTTTTTTCGAAACGTTTTTATTTCCCCTTCATCATTTTTTCTATTTTACCAACTCTAAACTCTAAATCGGTAATACGTTCCATATGTGAATCATCTGCGTCAACACCTTGCATTTTTAAAGATTCACTACTTTGTTCTTTTACAATTCTTTTTAAATCTGATTCCGTCAGATTAATCACTTTTCCATCCTTCTTTATTTTCATAATTTTTAATTTTATATTTTTTTATTTACTGTTTTTAGACAACTTTGGGGTATCAAACCCAAACATTTGCTTTTCGTCACTACTTAATTTCTCTAAAATTGATTTGTTTAATTCGTTAAGGGTTTTAACCTCATTTCCTAAAGTAATATTTTTACTCTTTCCCTTCATCTGAATTGATATACTAATTGTTCCATTGTTTTGTGAGGATATTTGAATGGATGTATTAACATCACCTAAATTTAGGGGACTACCCGAATGTTTCCCCACAAAACTTCGAGTAATCCCTTTTATATTACCTTTTTCATAAACTTTCCACCCATTATCACTTGTTATCATCAACCCTGATGATGGAGATAATAAACCTTTATTAACACTTTCAGGGTTGGTTTTTATATCATCCTCTATTTTAGTCAATGTCGTTAAACCATTATTATTTTGTTCTACCATTAATTTCTTAACAATTCTGATTAAATCAGATTCTGTTAAAGTAATCACCTTACCATTTTTCTTAATTTTCATGATTTTTTATTTTATTAAAAATAATGGGTGGTTACCCACCCATTATTATAATTTATTATTAAATATCATCGAAAGATGCTCCAGTGTTGGTGATGTTGAACTCAATTGAAATGAATTCTAACGATCTTGTTGGTTTAATAAAGATTCTACCATTAAGTTCGTTTCTATCAATAGACTCTGGTGTGTCATCTAATACAACTCTAAAGTCAGTTAAACCTCTCTCTTTTCTAATGTTATCCAATATTGGGTTAACCAAACTTAAAAACTGATTTCTTACAACATCATCATTTTGTTCGAATAACAATCTGATTGACACCGCTGAAATAAGTTTTCTCGCCTGTAACAACAATCTTCTAACATTGATTCTGTTAAGTGCGGTTTCTTTAACTTGTAAAGTTTTATTACCAAATATTACAACTCCTACGTCTGAGAATGTCGCCATTGGGTTAATTCTACCTTCGTATAAGTCATCTCTTTCATCTAATTTAAGTTTCACTCTCGCTTTGATTGCGTTTGTAGTTCCTCTATTTAAACCTGCCGCTGCGAACCAAGGGAACGCTACGTTATCCGTAAGGGCGATGTTTCTCATAACTTCTAATGTCGGTGGTAACCATACATATCTGTTATTTTCAGTATCATTCATCTGTAACCATGGCCAGTATGTGGCAGAATAATTAGAATCGATTCCCGAATCTTCTATAATGTCTACCGCTTCTGATGGAGTTATCGCAATTCCATCTGCATCAGTATCGGGTGTTGTGATTACATATAGTGAATCCGCTCTATCAACTTCTACCATATCTACCGCATTTTCAATCAAACTGATATTGTCTCTTAAATCAATACCTGGTGTTGCGAATACGTTAATATTAACCGCTTCAGGATTGTTAAAAGTGTAAATACCATCTAAGTATGCGTAGTAGTCAGAAGTAATTCCATCATCACCTTCAGATGTTACATAAGTAGAGAACGTTCCGTTTGTTAAACCTATAGAACCTTTGGTTCCTGTCTTAGTATAAGAGTCACCATTAGTTCTTTGAGTTCTATACTCATCCCATCCATCCCATCCACCGAATGATGTGAATGTGAATTTTCTTGACGCTAACTTCTCATAAGGTCCACCTACTAATCCTGCGTCTGATGTGAACGCTGACACACCAACTTGTAGTGTAGGAACATAACTATTATTTCCTAAATCAACTGTCGCACCATTTGCGTTTACATCTAAGTGGAATCCATCAGTTTTGCCTGTGAATACTCCGTTGTTAACTGCGTTTTTACCTTTATAATCGAAGAAGTCTTGATCTACTCCGATATCACTATTTAACCCTAAATAAGTTTTTCTTAATTTAGAAGTATTAAAATCTGTATATTCTGTTTTGTATTCAATCTTAGGTGATAATGAAGTTCTAGTTCCAATGTAAGTTCTATTTAATACACCCTCAAATCCCGCAGGAAAGTGATTAACTAAATCAGGATCATCTAAATATGAAGATTGTATGTCATTATCGTAGAACTCAACCATTATGTACTTACTTCTTAATGGGTATTCCCCGTCGTTAGTACCTATTTTCCTCCCAATGAATCCTGTTGTATTAACATCTAAATTCAACGAAGAGAATTTTTCGATTACAGATGGGTTGGCGTCTGTATCGTTAAAATTTCTAACTAACAAATCAAATGTTTTATTATCAGGTTGTATATTGACAATTGAGAATTTAACATCTTGATTAGCCGCATTACCATCAGAAATAGTTACAAATCTAAAAAGTCTTTGTAATGTTGCGCCGGTACCAGTACCTTTTAATTCTGAAAGAACCCAAGGTGATACAGCAGATTTCCATTGTTCTTTATAGTTTGATAAGTTATTTGTTGACGTTCCTGAAATACTATTGAAAGTTACATCTAAACCTCTAACTTGACTTTTTCCAATTAAGTCCTCCAATACGTTTGTATAGATTTCCTCAACCCATAATTCTGTTTCTTTATCTTGTGTTGAACTACCAAATACTCTAGGTAAAAAATTCTTTTTAGTTCTATCCATTGATACATCATAACTAAATGTATTACCATTACTTGCAGTACCATTAATTGTGAATGACGCCAATGCGTTAGATTTAATACTCGATGTGTTACTCATAACTGCGTCAGTTGCACCTGTAACATCAAATACTAATTCTTCATTTGCGTCATAATCACCTCTTGATCTCAATGTTGTAATAACACTACCATCAATGTCCGTTAAACAAGTTGCGGTATAACTAACTACAGTACCACTAGTCACACCCGTTACAAATCCACCACTAGTTCCTGTGGCAATAACTTCCATATCGAAAGTTGCCCCACTAAAGTCACATCCTGTTTTAACATATATTGGGTTAGATATTGAAATAGTCTGTCCAGTATTTAATAATCCTAATGTTGATAGTGAAAATTGACCGTCATTATATAATGCCTCTAAGTTAGCGTTATTCCAACTTAATGTAACTGGATTACCTGTTGTTTTAGCGGTATATGTTAATAACGTACCTGTAACTGTAGATGCACTACCTACCGTATTAGGATCCTCAGCGGAATCCAATGTGATTGACCACGCATTACCCGCATCATAACCAGATAAACCTAAAACTCTACTTACATACAATTGGTTGGTTTGGGTTAAAAATGATTTAGCGATATAATTTAATTCGTATTTGTGAAAACCACTACCCTTAAATTTTTCAGGATTAAGTCCTCCAAAATAACTTATAAATTCACCATAGTTAGAAACAAATACCGGTTCAAACGCAGGACCTTTAGGGACTTCCCCTAACAATCCTAATGTTGTTACACCGACTTGTCTCGTTACGAATGTTAAGTCCTTTTCTGATGTGAATACTCCGGGACTTACAAAAATTCTGTCTGTTGATGCCATTTAATTTTATTTTTTAAATATTTATTATTAATTTCTTTTTATAATAAATATGCAGATTTTTTTGAAAAAATTATTTTTGTTGTTTTACAACAAAAAATAGTATGAATTTTGTCATACTTTTGTCATACTTACATATTTATCAATATGAAAAGAGACAAAAACTTAAAAATAACGTCACAGACACATAAACTACTAAAAGAGTATTGCGAAAAGAATGGTCTTAAAATGTTTGCATTTGTGGAAAAATTGATTAGAGAAAAATGTAAACCTAAGACAGATATTTATGGGGATGAAATTAATTAATCCCCATAAATATTCTTTAGTTGTCGTATTTGTTCTATCGTTAATTTGGTGCGACCGTAATATTGTTTTACTGTTCAACAACCAAAAAATCTTGTAGTCTAACCATTACTTTTTCATTTAAAGAATCTATGTCGTAATTAAAGTTATCTACCTTAACATTTTCTAATGTAACTCCATATTTGCATCCGTTAACTTTAAGAATTAAGTTAACAGAAATCTCCATTTGACTTGGCATTAATATTATACCATCGTTTTGGATTTCAATTTGGGGATTTTCGAATTCAATATTGTGGTTTTCAAATTTGTATTTCATAGTTGTGTTTTAATTTTATAATCCTAATTCTGCAAGTGTGTATGTTCTACATATAAAGGCTCTACGAGCACCCCCGGAAGTTCCTACGTTAATTGTAGTCTGTGCATGGAAAAACCCAACTGTAGATCCTTCTACTGTACTACTCCAAATAGAATCAGCAGTAAGTACCATATTATAATTAAAGGGGGTGTAGTTAAAAGGATTTCTATAAACTGACCAATTACGAATATTGTGAAGTTCGTTTAGATTGCAAACATACCAACCACTTAATGAGTTTCGTGTGTATGGTTGTCCAGATAATTGTGTGGTTAGTGCGAAGGAGTTTAGTGGTGTTTTATAATAAGCTAAAACAGTACTATCAACTTGATTCCATGTAGACCAATCTACAACAACTAGGCTAGTATAGGTTTGATTTCCAGTATCATCTGTAAATCTTATGGTGTTACCAAATCCATTATTAAAACTTAATGTAAAAAAATCAACTCCTCTACCTCGTTGTAAATTTCCATCATCTTTAGCCGTATAAGAAGTATTAGCCCCAGTTTTAAATAAATTTGAGGTGTTGAGTGGAGTACTTCCTTCACCAGCTGCTACAGCTTTTATATATCGTGTTTGTAGTGTCATAATTATCTCAGAATATTTAAGTTTATAACTGATGCTGTGCTTGAGTTAACTGTTATTTTGCTTCCAGCGGATATGTTGTTTCCAAATTGATATGTAACGTTATCATCTTTTATTTGAATGGTTGGAGAATTTAAAACATTGCTACTAGATGATATAATTAAATTATATGGGGCATAAAAATCAACACTTTGAGCATCTATTAATTCTACAGTCCAAACTTCGGGTTTCACTAGTGCCAATGGATTTACAAAAACAAGTTCTCGAGATATACGATTTTGTGATGTGGCTTCTTGTTCTGTTGCGGCATCATGCACATCTACAACCCAACTAGAAGTACCATTTCCTTGTAATTTGTGTCTGTATATTGTTATCATATTTCCATTTGTATAATTAAGACCATTTTAACACCTTGAGGATTAGTTACAAAAGTTGGTGTAGTCACAAAAGCCCAACTAGGCTCAACTGCACTTATAGCTTGTGATAAAGTACCACTAAAAACGGCTGTTCTGTTACCGTCCCATGTTATGGCATTACTTAAAGTCACATCACTTGGACCAGAACCCCAGTATAATTTTAAAGTGCCGGTTTCACTTGAACCAACTGGGGCAGATGCCCAATAAGTTGATAATCTCCACCCAACTATAGTTCCTATAGGTAGAGGAATTCCTGGGGTTGTATTAATACTGCCACTTGTTAAAGATGTGTTGGTGGTAAAAGTGTAATTTGTGTTATCGGATAGATTTGTGGAATTTGTATTAAAGTACATTATTTCAACAATATTTTTTGTTGTTGCACTAACAACATAACCGTTAGAATCTATTCCCAATGTATTAACAGAGGTTCCTGTCCCCAAAGTACCTATATTTACTGTATCAGTAACATCTAAATTACCATTAATTGATGTATCACCTGTCACACTATAATCTCCTGTTTGTGAAATATTACCATCTAAAATGTAATTACCTAAGTGGTTAATATTATTATATATTGTTAAACCACTAAATGAAGGTGTATTTGTTTTATCCCAAGTTTGGTTAGAATCATTCCATTGTAAAATATCCAAATTGGTTTCGGTACCAGCAGAATAATTTATTTCTTGTAAATCATATAAATGTGGATAAATGGTTGGTCTTACGAAAATTGAACCATTGGAATGTGCTTTAATTACAATCGCCATTTCTATTTTTAAATCAGGTGCGCTTGGTTCTACACTTGTTAAACCACCGGGAATTGTAGGTGAAACATAAAGAATTGTACCACCACTCCAGGTTTCACCATAAAGTGAGCCGGTCGTATTTATATTCCTAACTAAACCAAAATTTGTTACATATCCATCATCACCATCGACAATATCTTCAGTTGCCACACCCAAAGTAAAATTTGCGGGTATGGTACCATCTGCAATCATATATTCACCCAATATTCTACCTGATGAACCTAATGTACCTGCCGACCTAACAACTCTACCATTGGAAATCGTTGACCCACTTTGGTTTTTAATATAGTAGTATTGTTCTAAACCTATTTGTTGTAGAACTTGCCCACCATGCATTCCTAGTGTAAGTGAACCATTATCGTCATCCCAGTAAATCCTACCTTCTATGTCTGTTGGTAATGGGGATAATGTGTTGTTAAAATCTATGTAATCAGTGTAAAAAGAAGTTCCAGAAACATTAACTAATTGTGTATCACCAGTAACAGTTAGGTCGGCATTAATAATGACATCACCATTGACTGTTCCACCCGAAATAGTGGATAATCTATCCCAACCTATCTCTCTAATTTCTGTTGCACCAGTTAAACCGCCTGTGTAGGTGGAAAAAAGTTTTGCATCTGCAGTATTTAAAGCTATTTCTCCTAGTTGTATATCACCTAATGAGGGTGCTTTATTAACAACATTAGATCTCTTTAAAAGAAATGTGTTTTTTCTATTTGCCATATCTATGACTATTCTATTACTCTATTTAGAGCCTTTTTTATTTAAAAGTTATATAACTTTATATATAAATATTAAAAGTAATAAAAATGGGAAGTCTAACCTCCTTTTTTTTATTATTTATTCCATTCTCATGTGAATTACCATCCCATCAATTTATCGTGAGTGGGTAATTCACAAATAATTAAGGAGAGACAATTGTCACCCCTTAATAAATATCACATAATTATCAAAAATTAGTAATAACCACCATCAATAATTACCCCCATCTAACGTGTCAAATTCCCCAAGTACCCTTACGCCATTGATATCACCTAGTGAACCACCATCGGAAACATCAGTACTTCTGATAACAATATCATTCAACTGTGTAATCCAACCTCTGTTTATGTATCCAGTCGCACCTCCTGAGTATTCAGAAACATTTGGAACTTGTGTTGCAGTAAGACCCGTAAGGTTTTGAAGTCTAATAATATCTAAGTTAACATCTCCAGAAACAATACCATTACCGTCTTGAATAGTCCAACCAGCACCAACTGACGTAGTAATCGAATTTCCTGTTGGGTTATAATTAAGTATAATATTTGGGTCTTCTACGTATAATTCACTAGTAAAGGCGGATATACTCGGACCAAATACTGTTAATGAACCTTGAATAATTGCATCACCACCAACATTTAAACCACCAGTACCAACATTAACAGTACCATCAGATGGAACTGAGAATATATTTGTAGAAGCATCATATGTAAATCCAGCTTCATCAGTTAATACTCCACCTGTTCCAACATAAACTACTCTACCTGCGGTTAAGTTTGAAATAGTTAACCCTGATACGGTATCGATAGATGCGGTTAAATCAGGTTCACCTTCATTCCTTAAAATGGTGAATGTGTTATTAATTGAGTTGTAAGTAAATCCCGTTACGAAAGTATCGTTAACATCGATATTAGATAAGTCTACGCTATAAGTAGTACCATCATTTTTATCAAAGTCTATAGATGTTGTACCAACGTTATAAGTACCACCAGTTGTAAATGTGTTTGAAACTCCAGTAATATCAACAGTAACTGCATCATTTCTAGTTAATGTTATAGTATCAGTCACGTCACTATATGTACCGCCAGTTACAAATGTGTTTGTAGAGGCAGGAATAGACACATCTACCCGAACTATATCTCCAATAGTACTAATAGTTGTGTTAGAACCACCACTTAGTGTTCTAAAATATAAGTCAGTACCTGATTTACCACTAAATATTTCTTCACCACCACCTGAATTAACACCGTTCTCAACCTTACTATCTAACTCTGTTTGTAAATTAACTACACCAGAAATTGGTATATTGGTTAAACCCGTACCATCACCATAATAAGTTATACCTGATAATACACTAATGGTTGATGTTAAATCGGGTAGTCCCTGATTTCTAGATATTGTAAATGTATTTACATCATCATAAGTAAATCCTGTTACAAAAGTATCAACACCTGAGATATCCGAAATATTTGCCAATTCGAAACCATTTGTGGTACCCGATAAGAATTTACCTGTTAAGTTTGTTAAATCATTATAGTGTGTGATTTTATTTCTTAACCTTAAATCATAAAGGTTTGAACCTACTTCGAAAAAGTTAGATGTTGTTCCTGTTCCTGCGGGTGTCCATTCAGATGTTGATTGTGTTACACCTGAAAATAACATAATACCATCTGCAGTATTTACTATTGGTTCACCTTTTAATAAAGACGCAGGTAACGGTCGATTTACTATATCCGAATTTTTTAAAATGTGTGTTGTACTTCTTATTGCCATTTTTTGTTTTTATTTATAAATATTGTAATTTATTAAAAAAATTATTTAATATACACCTCCATATAAAACATCGTTATTTATAATAGAATTGTCTGCGGTAATTAATCTAGTGTTTCCAGAACTATCTACCCCTAAATCAATTTCCGGCGTTGTAATTTTACTGGATGATGTCCACACTGTGGAAGTCCCACTAATTGTGTTTATATCTCTAAACCTTTTAATTGGTGTCCCTAAATCGGAACTACCGTCATTTAAAGGTAATAAATCATCATGTATTGTAATCGGTGAACATCCATATAAATTAGATGTATTAATACCGGTACACGCACTTAAAATACCATTAATTGTAATACCACTAAATTCACTTATGTTAACATTAAAAGAAACGTCATCATTTCTTTCAATACTTAAATTATTTGAGTTGTCATATGTAAATCCTGTGATGAAGGTGTTTGCACCTGAACCCCCAAAAATATCTAATAAATTAGTACCACCACTTAAAATTACAGACGAATTAATTGTGTTAGTAGATAATATATCACTTTCTATCGTTATGGTATCACCACTACATGAATAAATATTATTGGTATAAAATCCAGTACACGCACTTAAAATATCTATTTCAGTACTTGTAACTATATAATTTTTTTTTATGTTAGAATTGTCGCAATTACTCATAATATTGTACCGATTATCTCTACATCAGATGATAAACTAACATCCGTCTTATTTACTTTAATGTATAATTCATCACCATTACTAACTGAAAATGGTAATGTTTTAGTAACACCATTAATTTTAAATATTAAAGAATTCGCGTTAGTGAAGTTAGAATCAGAATAAGTCGCATCAATTTCTATTGGTAGAATAACACTACTAACACCCCTATTAAATATTATATTTAAACAAATAGTCTTATTTTGTTTATCAACATTAATTTGATATGGTGCCCGATATAATTCTTCACTAATCTCATAAAATTGAATACCTCTACTAACTGCAGGTGTGACAACAAAGTCATCTTCATCTAAGAGATAACCCATCATTTTTATAGTGAATAATTGGACATAATATTTTCTTTCATCTAAATTAGTGATTTGACTTTCATCACCTATACTATCTAAAATAAGTGGTATGGGGTGACCATTTACTCTAATATATTTTTCTAACGAAGAAAATGAACCCAACATTTTACTGTTCATTTTATTTAAGTCTCTCATTCTATTACAGAATAATCTAACTTCATACATAATGTCAACAGATATGGGTTGTGGTATTTTATAGATATCGTAACCCTTTCTATTACCATCCCATGTGGGAATTTTCATATATGTAAATGTTGGTCTACCCGGAATATTAAAAGATCCTGCGTAATTTGTTCCTTGTTGTGCGTCAGGTTTTCTAACTACAGTTATAAAAGGTAGTTTAATATTTTTATCGATATCAGAATATTGCCAAGTTTTACTAAACTCCGCCCATCTTTGCGCACTTAAGAATATTACAGGTACTTTTTCACCTGACAACGTTAAATCAATTTCGTTGTTGACATAGTTAAGTAGTTCCTCGTCCATATCTTCATGAAGAATCCCTTTTGGTAGATAGGTACCTTTATTCGCAATATCATCTAAGATACTTTGTCTTTGTTCGAACCCTTGTTTATGTGGAGTTATTTTTAAATCTTTTCTATAGTTCTTTGGTAATCCCATAATTATCTTCCGTCAAATTCATCTAAATCAGTAGGTACACAAGTAATAGTTCTATAGAACCCTTTATACCCTACTATTGTATGTGCGTTATCCGCAAATATTTTACCATCATTAGAAACAGTAAAGTAGTTTGTCTTTGTTTCTGTTTCAGGATAACCAATATAATCACCATAACTAATATCAATACCTAATTCATCTAATTGATCTTGATATACACCTATAGTAATATTACCTCTCTCTAAATATCTCAATGAACCATCAGAGTTGTAGTTTTTGTTTGTTGGTGCTGCGTAATTAAAATTCACAGGAATTTCTATAGGTGGTTTAAATCTTATCTCACCCTTACCTGTTTCACCATATATATCGTCATTGGTGGTTTCAGTCCTGTCTACCCTATAGAGAATAACTTTAATGTTAATGTCACCCTCTAACCATTCCCTACCAAAATCGATGTCTAACTCAAAATCTTCTTGAGAGTAAAACTTATTTAACCTCTCAATCGGTACTCTTTTTGGTTGTGTCATATATCTTTTATAGATAAATATTTATTTTTAAGAAAAAAATCCTTATTATTGTAATTATGTTGGATGTTAAGGATATTAAAAATCTCGATAGTGAAGATTTACTTATGACATATGAGGGTAAAAACCCTTATATTAACTACATGCGCAAAAAAAAAGAAACCGAAAAAAAATATTTTCTTACTAATAATCAGTCAAACTATGTAAAAAATTATTTTACCTTTGAACCAAAGGTATTAAATAAAGTTATAGAATTAACTAATTATTTTTCTGAAGAATTACAAGAAGAACACAAATTAAAAATAACACCTAAAAAAATATTTCTAGAAACTTTATTGGCGGAATCGGAGAAAGCGATACACGTTATATGTAAGTTATATAAAAACCAAAAGGATGTTAAATTATTATGGATACCTAAAACACAAATATTAGATGATATTCATTATGAAGAATTAGAAATCGATATTGATTTTGATAAGTATCAAAAATTAGATAAAAGAGGGTGGAAGGCATTTAAACATCAAGAGGATGGGATTAAGTTCTTAATGAAGAAGAAAAAGTGTATTTTGGCGGACGACATGGGTTTAGGTAAAGCCCAGTGTGTTAATTCTGAAGTATTTACACCCTATGGAAGAGAAAAAATAGGTAATATAAAATCAGGTGATTATGTTATCGGTTCTGATGGAAAACCTACTTTAGTTGAGGCGGTATACCCACAAGGGGTTAAGGATTTATATAGGGTAACATTTAATGATGGGTATTCTACGTTATGTTGTAAAGAACATTTATGGACTGTAAGTAGTAATAATAGTGGAGAAAACTCTAAAAATAGAGAAAATAAGTATCACACACTAAGTGTTGAACAAATGATTGATGAAAAATTAGAGTTAGAACAGTATGGTAAAGGGTGGAATAAAAAAAGATCTTATAAATTTAAAACTTATTATAAAACTAATAATGGTCAAAATAAGTGGCAAATACCTATAGTGAAGACAATCCAATTTAGTAATGATGATAAATTACCTATTGACCCATATTTGTTAGGTGTTATCATTGGTGATGACCATATATCTAATTCAGGTTATATTAGAATTTTATTAGACGGAAATGATTTTGATGAAATATTTACTAATCAATTTATTAATGAGGGTAAAGAACAAAATGGTAATAGAATCAATTTAATTAATACCATTAAAAAAGAAATTACATCATTAGGTTTAAATGGTAAATTATCATACTCTAAATTTATTCCTGATATCTATAAATATTCCTCAATAGAGGATAGACTCTCTATTCTACAAGGACTTATGGATACTGATGGTCACTGTATGAAATCAAAAAACGGTAATTTTACTGGGACAGAATACTCAACAGTGTCTGAAAAATTAGCCGATGATGTTGCCGAAATAGTACATTCTTTAGGTGGAATTGTTAGAAAAAAAAGTAGGGTTGGATCTTACAAAAAAGAAGACGGTACTATAGTAAAGGGTAGAATAAACTATAGACTTAATATAAAATTACCTGAAGGTATGAATCCTTTCAGACTTAAAAGAAAATCTGACGAATATAATCCACCGAAAAAATATAAGATAGGTAGATATATAAAAGATATAAAATTAGAAAAACAGGGTGAGGCGGTATGTATTCAAGTTGCAGCAGAAGATCACTTATATGTTACAGAACATGGTATAGTAACTCACAACACATACCAATCCATAGTCGCAGCATTAGAATGTAACGCAGAAAGAGTTTTAATAATTTGTCCTTCATCACTCAAAATAAATTGGATGAGGGAAGTACAAAATTTTTGTGATGATGTATCAATAATTACAGGATCTTATTGGGATCCTGCGAGATTCACAATCATTAACTATGATATCCTCAAAAATTTCCATACAGTTAAAGAAAAAAATAAAGAATACGAAGAGTGGGAATTGAGGAGAGAAATTGCAGACTTCAATCCCGATCTATTAATATTAGATGAAGCGCATTATGTTAAAAATCACAAATCAAACAGAGGTGCAATATTAAAAGATTTATCTAAGAATTTTTCATGTGAAAGAGTATGGTTATTAACTGGCACACCTATCGCAAATAGACCTATGGATTACTATAATTTATTATCTATTATTGATTCACCAATAACAAACAATTGGGTTCACTACGCTAAAACTTATTGTGAAGGTATGAGATTTAGAAAGGGTGGTAAATATGTATGGGTCACTAAAGGGGCATCTAATTTAGATGAGTTATCGTCTAAAACAAAAAGAACAATATTAAGAAGAAAAAAAGAAGATGTCTTAGATTTACCGCCTAAGTTAATAACTCCAGTTTATTTGGAATTACAAAATGTAGATGAGTATAAATCAGTTTGGGAAAATTATTTAGAAAAAAGACGTTTAGAGGGGAAAAAGGGGAATCCTGCAAAAGACCTTGTGGAGATGACATTACTTAGGACTTTTATTGCGATGGAAACAGTACCCTATTCGATAGAAAAGGTGGAAGAAGCGTTAGAGTTAAATAAAAAAGTTATTATATTTTGTAACTTTAATGATGAGATGGATGCATTTAACAGACACTTCGGTAATAAGGCGGTATGTGTTAGAGGTGGTATGTCTGATAAACAAAAACAATTATCTGTAGATAGATTTCAAGAAGATGATAGCTGTAAAGTATTTATTGGGCAAATTAAGGCGGCAGGTGTGGGATTAACTCTAACTAAGGCAGAAATTGTTATTATGAACTCATTAGATTGGGTTCCTGGAAATCACGAACAAGCGGAAGATAGGTGTATTTTTGGTGGTCAATGGGTGTTAACTGAAAATGGATATAAAGTAATTGAGGATATTAATATTGGTGATTTTGTATATACACATAAAGGTAATTTTAAACCGGTTATCGGTAAAAGTAGCCATTTAGAACGTAAAAAATTAAGATATGATATAAATGCGTTTGGTTATAATGATGTATTATCCGTTACAGAAGATCATAAATTATATGTCTATGATAATAAAGAAGACTCTTTTAAGTGGATAGAAGCAAAAGACATCAATATTAGGAATCATTTTTTAACAATTAAATCGGTTAAACAACCATTAGAAAGAAAAAAATATTTAAATGTTAACTCATACGTTTCTAACACATTTAAAAATAATTTTAATGTCGAACAGACTAACGGAAGATTAGTCAACTTACCAGAAAAAGTAGAATTAACAAATGATTTATTATATGCTTTTGGTTTCTTCATTGCTGAAGGGTGGACAGTTATTTCGGACATTAAATCATCAACCGTTAACATATGTCAAAAAATCACTAACTCTAAAATGTATGATGCTTCTGAATATATTATTAAAATTATTAAAGAAAGTTTTGGTATTGAAAAACATAGTACCCATGTCGATACTAAAAATGTCAAATCATGTACAATACATTCTAAAGAGCTTGCATATAATTTTAAAGATTGGTTTGGTGGGATAGTATATGAAAAACAATTACCTATTTGGGTTGATGAGTTAAATGAAGAACAATTAGATAGTTTACTAAAAGGGTATTATCATGGGGATGGTTATAGGAGGAAAAATACTCAACAAGCAACAACTTCTTCGATTAAATTAATATCTCAGTTAATTAGATATAATTGTAATTTAGGTAGACCAATTTCATTATCGAATAAAGGTGAGAATAATTATAGTATTGAATATAGTTTAGATGAAGTAAAAAATAAAAGGATAAAACTATTAGATGGATATATAACATACCCAATTAAAAGTATTAATATAAGTAAACCTAAAAAGTCTGAAGAAAGAGTTTATGATTTATCGGTAGAAGATGATAATTCCTTTGTGGTTGGTATCTATAACGTACATAATTGTTATAGAATAGGGCAAAAGGAAACTGTTAATATTTATTATATGTTAATGTATAATACTATTGATACTTTAGTATGGGATATACTAAATGAAAAGAAAAAGATTATTGGAACCATTATGGGTGAAGATGACATAATAAATGAATTTATAAATAAAATAGAAGATGAAAGTTAAAGTATTTTCAATGAAAGGATGTCCACATTGCGACAACTTAAAAAATCAATTACAAGAAAATAATATTGATTTTATTGAGTTAGATGTTGATAAACACGAAGAACTATATGAAAAATTCTCTAAGAAAGTAAATAACGAATATTTACCGGCAATTTTAATTGAAAAAACTGCGTTTTTACCTGAAAAATCATTTCAGACAATAAATGAGGCGGTAGAATTAGTTAAAAAACACCTTCAGGGGCTTTAGGTTCGTGCCCACCATTTAGATTAAAGTTCCAGTTGTTATTACTGTTTTTACCGATGACATCACTCAACATTTTAATTATTGTATTATGTCGTTTACCATTTGATATTGATTGTTCGAAAGCACCTTGTATACCATAGTCTACAATCAACATAGATTTAACTTTTTCCAAAACACGTCTAATGTTTTCATTTTCTACATTTTCTAATGCAGATTCAATATCTCTAAGTGCGGAATTTAAATGATTTAATGCCTTTATTGATAGTCCTATAGCAATTTCATCTTTTGTGTCATATACATCGGTACCCTCAAAACCATTAGGGTTACCCAATTCTTTATAACTATGGCTAGTTTCTTCTTTTAAAATTTTTCTGATTATATTTTTCATCATTTTAAAGTTAATAGATATCTTAATTTATTTAATGACGCCATAATTTCATCTTTGACATTTAATAAATCAGTATCGTTAGTTTGATTTAACTTTTCCCCTAAACTTTTCACCCATTTTATATTATCTTTAATAAATGTATTTAAATCTAAATTAGATAAATTAAAAAGTGTTATATTACCTTCCCCATTAGTGAACTCCACTCTACCGTACTTACCCATATAAATTTCTATAAAAGTATCTATTAGATCTTCTAATGAATTGTAAGTATCGCCATAGGCGATATGTTGTGCATGTGATTTAGTTTGCCAATGTAATAATCTAAATTGTTGTTGTAGTGTTATAAATTTTAATATCAACTCCTCTTTCATATATTTTTATTTTACATTTAATAAATATTGCAATATTTATAAATAAACATATTAATATGGCGAATTCTTTAAACGATAATTTAAAAACAGAACTATTTAACCAAATCAGACATAGATTAGGTGCACCTGTTAGGAAAATTGAATTGGATTGGGATCAAATGAATTCCCTTTTAGAAACCGCAATAGAAGATTACGCTCAAAGAGTGCAAGACTGGTTAATTGAAAATCAATGGTCTTCAGTTTTAGGTAAGGAGGCAGACAAAGTAGATATTGCATTCGCATTAACTACTAGATCATTAGATTTTGAAAGTAACTTTTCATATGCATATTCTAAACAAGTGGGGTTACAACAAAGAGGTCCTTGGGAACTTAAAAAGGATTATGTGTCAATAGTTAAAAACCAACAAGTATATCAAATACCTGCAGGTAGAGAGATTAATGAAGTATTATGGATTACACCAAACTCTACTGATCATGCACTCTATTCATTTGCAGGATTTGGGGATTATGGTTTTGGTGGTGGTTTTGGACAAGTCCCATACGCAGGTTGGGGACAAGGTGGTGGATTAGGTAATGGTGGTTTTTATGTTGCTCCCGCATTTGACGTATTATTAAGAGCACAAGACTTTAGTTTGAAGTCTAAATTACTTAGAAGTGAATTAAGTCATAAGGTAACCGCAGGACCAAATGGAACTAGATTATTACATCTTATGCCTATACCAGGAAGTAGATTGTCTTTCGCAGGTGCAGGATTAGTAAATAGTCAGATTGGACTCGCAGGTACTAAAGTATGGTATCACTATTATGATGTTACAGATGATAATAGAAATCAATGTTTAACTGATAACCCAGACATTATTAAATTACCTAATGATGTACCTTTAAATAAAATACAATATTCAGAGTTAAATGAACCAACTAGAATATGGGTAAGGAGATATTTAACTGCCTTATTTAAAGAAACATTAGGTAGGGTTAGAGGTAAGTTTCAAGGAGCGTTAAAAGTACCTGATGCAGAACTTATTATGGACTACGATAGTTTACTTAATGAAGGTAAAGAAGAACAACTTAAACTTTTAGAACAATTAGATTTAAGATTAGAAAGATTATCTAATGTTAAACAATTAGAGAATAAAGCATTAGAGGCGGAAAACCTAAATAAATCATTGAATTACCGTCCTTTGGGTTTTTACGTCATATGAGAATTCATCTTCAACACCGTAATCTTCGAACATATAAGTAGGGGATACTCCGATACTATTCCAGAATTCCAACTCTTCATCAGTGATGATTAATAGTTCATTTAATTTATCTTGATCACTTTCTTTAAATGGATGACCTGAAGTTAATTCTAATTCCTGTCTCGTATAGTATTTTCTATCTGAAGGATTAGATATTAAAATCTCATCTCTCACTAAAGAGTCAAAACAAACTAATAGTGGTTTAACCCTTTTATTAAAAGCATCTAAATATCTATCAACATTATACTCACCTGTCGCATCTGGATCGTTTTCTATAATATTATTAGGAATTAATTTACAATTAAGAATAATTTCTTCGTTGAATACTGCGTCCTTTGCAACTTTACCATCGAAAGAGATTTGCATTTGTAGATCTTTTGCCGTATATTTTGGATTTTTATGTGTTTTCTTTTGTACATCACCGTGTGATTTTTTAGAACCTGTATTAACATAATAAATAGTTTCACCTAAATCTACATTTAACTTCTCATTAATTATAAGTTCCATATGTGCTTGTGTAGCCATTGCACCACCAGATTTATTAGTAGTCTTCATCTTCTTTTTATAATCCTCTACACTAATTCTAACTCTGGCTTTATTTGCAATCTTAGATAGTGGTATTTCTAGATTGTAAATCATTTCTACTGTTTCATAGTATTCATTAACAAAACTATACCCATCACCATCTAATAATAGACTAATACCCTTATCGATAAATTCTGCGATGTATGTTGGCATCTTCTTAGATTTAATAGAGTTACCCACTAATTTAACTTTACCGTCTATTAAGTCTGCGTAATTCTTTCTTGCGAGATTGATTGTTGCTTGACATATCTCATCTACATCTAACCCCATAACACCCTTCATATATTTGTCATTATATTCTGCGACAACCGCACCCATACCTTTATAGGTTTTACCTAACTTATTAAATCTATGGTTACCATTAGAAGTATAAACATATTTATCCACATCTTTAGGTACTGAGAAGTTAAATCCATCGGTATTGTGTGCAATAATCCCACCTATTCCACAAACAAAAGTTCCGTCTTCTGTTGAAATGTCGTAAACATAATTATTTTTATCTTTATTTATAATAGTTTCATTTTTCCATACTTCATCACTTTTCTTTTTAGTTTTATTAATGAAAGATGAATTATTACGATTACCATTCTTTAGATTAAAATTAATAAAATTTTGTTTATCTTTTCTGGTTTTAATTTTATATTCGATATCTAATTCTTTTAAAAGTAATGAAATTCCTGACATTACCACTTGTGACTTCATACCTATATCTGAACACGTTTCAATAGTATCACCGTAACCATCAGAGTTAAAAACACCATTTATAAATGACATTTTTATTTCTTTTGTAGAATTCAATATTATCATTGGAATTTTCTTTTCTCTATAAGAAGTGTAAAAGTTTTCACAAAAAGTTTTAGTAAATACACTATTATGAACCACTAAATTATATACTCCCGATGATTTCGTGTAATCTTTAATAATTCCTTCTATTGAGAATTCATTTTTTAGAATTTGTTGTAGTTTTTCTAATAATTCTATTCTCGTATTAGAAATTTTCCAATCACTTCTTTTTCCTTTATTATAATTTACTATACCCGTTTTACGTGATTTATATTTTTGTTTTCTACTCGAACATATAGATGAACCATCACCTAAGAAAAAACCATATAAAAATGCTACTTCCTCATTTATTTCTATTGTTGGATCATTATTGAATGGTAATTCATAAATATCGATTTTATCTGTTCTTTTTAATGAAGAAGGTTTTATCTCTATACCATTTTGAAATAATGAATGATCCTCAGTAACATTTAACAACCTATCCTTAGTAGTTATTCTATGAATATTTTTATCAGTTTCATGACGATATACATATTTTATTTCCTTCCAACCATTACGAGTTAAAACCTCAAATTGTTTCTCTTCAAAGTCTCTTAATTTCTCATTATCTAAAAATTCAGAATTTTCATTAAATAAGTCACATATTGGTATTATATCAATACATTGTTTATCTGTCTTATATCTAACATAAATTGGTGTGTCATAAGTTACTGAATCCCCTACTAACGGTTTAAATCCCTTAGAATTGAAAAAACGTATCATATGTCTAAGATATTGTCTCGCACTACAAGTAATTTTTTCACCCATATCTGTGTCACCCCATGGGAATACGTTTGGTGCAGATATAGAACCGAACATACCATTGTTAAGAATCTTTAATGGTAATTGTTTTTTATCGTAATATTCTGATTTCTCTTTATCTCCCTTTTCCGCATATTCGTTTTTAAGTTCTTTATATTTGTTACGATAGTCGTAGTTGTATTGTAATAATCCTCTCATTGCCCCCATAACATCACAATCAGTAAAAACATTATGTGTTAATTGAATTGATGGGTATAGTGACGCAAAGTCAAATTTAACAACATTTTGACTATATCCTACTTCTAATAGTTTTGATAATCCACCGATAAATCTTCTATTATCTAATGTATGAGGGATTGCAACACCATTCTTATAATACCAACCCAACATCAGTAATTTCCAAGTTGCCGCAGTACCCATAGTGGATGATCTCATAAATGATGTAGGTAATACCTTAGATAAAAGATATGTTGCCTGATTAAAGATATCATCTACCTTTTCAGTTTCCCATAAATCGTCTATTAGATATCTTTCTACGATATCACACCCTTTTAGTTTAGTAATACCTTCAGGTAAGACATTATCTTTTATTATACCCCACTCACCATTTTCTTCATTTAACCAGTAATCATTTTCTTTATCTGCGTATGTTTTACCTATTTTATCACCTTGTACGTATACTCGATTAGGTTTGGCGGCATTAGAATATTTTGTAATATATTTTAGACCCGCCTGTTTTATAGACGAATTGATTGCCTGTGCCCTACGAACTGCGTGATAAACATCCATAATGTTATAACCCCACATATGTGTTTGTTCATAGTATTCCATCTCAGGTCCCATCTTAAGTGTTTGTTTCTTTCTATAAAATGGTATTGGACCCAATGTCTTTGCAATCTTTTCTATATTAATACCTAACTTCTCACATCTAACAACAAAGAAATACCAGTCAAAGTTTTCAGAGTTATAACCTGATATAATTGATGGTTTTAGGTGATTAATAATTTTAAAAAATGTGACTATTGCCTCAGATTCTCTATCGTCTAAGGATTCATCATCATTACCGTCTATTGAAAGTACGTGTTGAAATCCTCTATTGTCTTTTACACCTATCTGAAATATTCTACATACGTGAGGATCTAAACCAGTTGTTTCTAAGTCAAATGAAAGTCTGTGAACTTCATTATAATCTTCCATACCCTTAAACAATCTTTTACCTGTTTGTATTAAAAATTGTTCTGTAGGGCTTATCGCTAAGAAATTACTTCTGTATTCTTCATCGTAAACACCCATACCCCCCTCTTTAAAGAAGTTAAGTAAGTCACCATACGTACCTCTACATTGTACTAAAAATTTATATCCGTTTTCTAAACGAGAAACATTCTCACCATTTTCATCTTCAGTAGATAAAGGAATAAATTTAATTTTATATTCCCTCATTTTACTTTTTAATGTTCTCCTATCACCACCATAAAATATAGTCATATCTGGCGATTTCATCCATAGGAATGGTTTAAGTCTATGTTTTTCAATAGATTTACCATTCTCAGGGTCGTGAACTATTAAATGAATTTTGTTGTCTCTGTAAGAAGATTCAATCCCCACAATATATTTTTGTTCATCATATCCTTCTAAATATTCTCTTATTTCTTCTACGGATGCAGGCATATTATTTTGTTATTGTATTTTGCATACAAATATAAAAAAAATATTTTGATTTATCAATTATTTAGGACATTAATATAAAGTTCATCTCTAATCGGCGCAATTAGAGTACCTGTCCCATCTAAAAACGTTATGGTAAAATAACCATTATATCTACCTACTCTACTAGTTTGTAATTCTGTAAATTGGTAAGATATTATATATGTTGGTGTTTCTGTATTTTCACAGTTATTAGAAATTAACATTTCTAAATTCGATGCAGAACATGCAATTCTTTTAACTTTTGTATCTACATCATACATAGTAAAAGTTATAGTAGCATTTTGTATTTTTTCATAAAAATTACGAAAATCATTTCTACCGTCATTAACTAATTCCATTTTTAGTTTTGGTAATGTACTATTTTTGTTTATAAAAAATTCCATGTGTATTTTATTTATAAATATATTAAAATATTAAATATTTCTCAGACTTATTTAATATTTAGTTGAATATCCTCCTCTAAAATAATAGGTGGCTCATAAGTATCCAAACCAAAACTAGAAATATAAGTTGCTTATTCATCTCTTATGGTTGTTACATCTAAACTACAGCCATAAAGTTTAAATGTGGAAATACCCCCCTCAAAGGTACCACTAAAATTTTGTTCTAAAAACAAACTTCTATCTTTCACATCTGGACCATTTACCGTATTACTTTCTATCAACCCTTGTGTACCACCACCTAAACTATAGTTAAACGGTACACCCTGTTGTTTTTCTCTATGTTCGTCAAGTTCTTTAAAAATAAATTCATCAAAATCATCTAACTTCCATTTAAGAAAACCATTTATATAAACTGTTAATGTTCCCTTCCTTTGAGGAATAAAATTTAATTTACAATCTTCGTATGATTCATAAGGTTTAAATCTAATGGTGACATGTGTCCATTCATCTTCATTAATTAAATTAATATCACTGTAACATTCATTTATGGTTAAACCAGTCAAATATTTTGTGGTTGTAGTAATACCTGTCTTTATTCCATCTTCACTACTACATCCACAACCACACTGTTCGTTACAATCAACGGTATAAGTTTCTGTAACTGCAGAACATATACTCGTTAAATTTACTCTCCTAAAACCAATACTACCATCATCTTTAATTAAAAATCCTAATGCGTTATCTAACAAATCTATATTCCGATCTTTTTCTTGTGTTGTTTCTGTTGTTATCCCAGTAAAACAACAACATCCTGCGGGTTGATAAACTAAGAATGGGTTATTATTTAATTCAGTTGTAGTTACTTTTGGTGGTGGTAAAGGATAACCTGATGAGGTTGTATACCCTGTTTCACCACTAAATAAATCCCAAAACTTATTTTCTGATCTAGTACCCATATAAAAGAAGAAACCTTTATTATTAGGGTACAAATTATTTAATGTATTACCCGTACAAGATTCAGAACTTTTATTTAACATAAATGTGGCAGTCCATCCATCTAAACACGTTTTAAGTTCACCACCCATACCACCTAATCTTTTAGGAAGTATTTCGTAGTTGTAAGGAATAGGTTTTCCATCATTATAACATTGGTACGCCAAATTAGGGTTTAAGTCACATGTTTGTCCCGATGGTACTGTTGTATCACCTGTACACACAGGTGGGCAATTAAACCATTCTAAGGGCCAAGTAAATTTATTATCTGTTATTTCTTCGAAATATGTTTTATCTGATAACTTAAAGAAACCTTGATAGAATCCACCACATAAATTAGCGTATCTACCTTCTGTCAATCCTGATAATATTTCTATTGGGTATTCATAAGTACATCCAGTAACTCTAGACATAGAGAATCTTGTATCTCCGGATGTTAACGATAAGGTTGATCCTGTGAACGCAGATAAGAAAGTTTGTCCACTTGTTGATCCTGTACAATCATATAAAATAAAACCATTATCAATTCCAGTTAACCCAATATCATTTAAAGTTATACCACTACCATTAATTGTTGCACCTGTCCATGTTGTTAAACTATATAATGTATTGCCGGAAAAAGAATTATCGTTGTTAATATCGATATCTACTAATATACAATCATCTAATATTTGATTATTATTTTGTTCATCTGTACAATTGTTACAAAGAAATAAGTCCCAGTAATCACTATTACTTAATCTCATTTTCATACAATTGTCGAAATTATGTTGGTATATGTTACTCATATTTAAATTGTTGTTCCACTACTACAGTACCAGTTAGTACCATCACTTATACAGGACACTGTGGAATAAAGTGAGGTGGGTAGGGCAACTGGATTCACGCTACCGTTTATCAACGCCCCGCCTGCACTCGCAATACCGGCGACATTAGTTGTCGATACCCTAATTAATATTACTTCTTTACCCGATACAATCATATCACTATTAAAGGTTATTGTCCCACCTGAACTAGAAGAACCATAAAACACAACCTCTACATCATTAACGACCGGGTTGGTAACGGCATTTACTGTAGTAGTTCTTCTATTGGGTAACCATTCCCCTGCCCCATTTTCATTAGTTTGTGTCAAAACATACCCTATCGTAGATGCGGATGCCCCATTACTAATAGTTATATTATTTGTAGTTAATCTTCCCTCTACCGATGCATCTTCTTTTGAGGAAATGTAATCTAAAGGACCTTTATAATCTAACGTACCGGCAGAAAAGTTTTCTTGAGATGCGGATGTAAAACCTGAGTATGTTAATCCTGTACCTATTTGGGTAACATTAAAAAATGAATATGTAACACTATATCCCGTGTATTGAGTACCGATAACATAATCTCCCGTCATTCCTGTTTGGGTTAAATACCAAAAAGGTCCAACTATTTGTGTATCCGCACTTAATGGTGTGATAGGTAATGTTAAACCTGATGTGTTACCACTAAACAATGTATTTGTCCATACACTTCCAGAATATCCACTAAATATGGGGCTATAGTTTGTTGAACCAGTGTTAGACACATCAAAAATAGATGTTAGTACATTACCGCTAAATACCGCATTTTCAGAAGAAACAATACCTAAAGACACTGTTGTTCCTGTGTCTACACCTGTCGGATACCCACTGAATGGGACGCCAACCTGAATCTTACCATCAAAAGTGGCAGTTTCACCACTTAATATTTTTGCCTGTCTTGCTAAATCTTGTAATGTAGTAAATTTATTTATTGACATATCTCCATTTTAAAATAAATATTTAGATTTCTGTTATATTTATATAATAAAACTTTTATTATGAAAAAAACTTTTAAGAAATCTGATATTAGTAAATATATGAAATCTAATAGTATTCAAGAATTAGTCAATAAAAATGGTTCAATGATAAGTGCGACTAATAATTATGTACAAAATAGAAACCATATCAAATCTAAAAAAACTTCAGATGACTTTGTACGAAATTCTACACAAGGACCTGAAGCATATTTTATATATGGAGGACCTTATTACGGGGTAAATTACTCTTATGTGGTTAATGAAGAGGATGATATGTTTGATTTAGATGTTTATGGTGACGAAGATGATAATTATAATGAGTTTGAAGTTTTTGATGGTGATATCGTAGATTTAGATAATGAAGAAAATGATTACTATGACGAATTAAATGTAGTACCAACAAAAAAATATGGTAGAGATATTGAAGATAAAAAAATAAGAGACTCTAGAAAGTTATCGGATAGAGATATTAGATCACAGTATAATAAACCCGCCGATCCAATATATGATGATTTACCTGTAGATAAGTGGAGAGGACATTCTTTAGATTATGACACAAAATTTGATTTTGATTTATTTGAGGGTGAGGAAAATATGAAGTCTTTGGTGGATGAAATTATGTTGAGAAAAAAAAATTCTTCTAATGATTTTGTAAAAAAAATGAGAGAACAAGATATTGTGGGTGATGAGATTAGAATACCCGATGTGTCTGAATTAAAAGATGTACATGAAAAACCTATGGTTATTCGTAAATTAAATAGTCTTTTAGATTTAATTAAGAAAGAAAATTTAAAAGGTGATGAATTATCTATAGTTTTAAATCACCTTATTAGTAATGTAGATATTTATAGTATGGATGAGAGATATAGAGAACTTATCGGGGACAAATTGAAATATGGCGAAGAGAAAGGAGAATAAAGGTGGTAATAGTAAATTAAAAGGTAAATCTTGGAGAGTACCTGATTACGCCCTTAACGAAATACGTAACGCAGTTAAGACGTATGAAACTTTACAGAAAGAAAATATTAAATCTAATAATACTACTGAAGGTTATAAAAGGGCGAAGAGTATTTTAGAAGATAATAATTTAAAATATAACCATATGAAAACTATTAAAAGTTGGTTTGATAACTTTGACGGTGATCACAACGATATTGAGTATAAATTACATGGTGGTAAGACAATGCACAATTGGATAGATGGTACTTTAAACAGAGAAAGGGAGGCGATAAAAGCACCAAAGAAAATAAAAAACGATACTGGTTTAACTAATCAATTTATTAAAAATCACGAAAAAGATAATAATAATAGTATTAGAAATAAATCTACTTTTTCAATACCTAATATGGCGAAAGATATATCGGGACAAATTAAAAGAGGTAAACCAATATACGAACCAATGGGTATGACAGAAGAGGTTAAAAGAATTAAAAATTTAATAATATACGAATCTAAAATATAAAAATTATGAACAAAACAAAATTATCGGAATTAGGGGATCAATTTAGAGTTGAGAATGTAATTAAAAACACTTATTTAAATAGTGATGGTAAAAAATATGGTGAGACACACCCTAACGCATTATCTGATGGAGACAACAAAGGTAGGGGTACTGGTGGTAATAGCGATCAGTTAAACACAGTCAAAGGTGGTAATGAAATCGACATCAAAGGTAATCCTATTTATCCTGGTAGTGGTAGAAATCAACTAATTGCTAGTAATGAAGCAAAATACGATACTACTTTAGGACCTAAAGGTTACGGACCGAACAAAACTTACTTAAACTATATCAATAACAATAACGATACACCTAACGTATTCTAATAAAATAAAAGATGACTCTTTACAACTTAGCGAAAAGTCTTATACTTGAAGTTGCGGGAAGAAATACAATTATGGATTGTATGAATGGTAAACGCATCGCAGAAGTTTATTATGACGATGGTGAGGATCCTGGTGGTAAAGGTAAAAGATGGGTACAAATCTATTGTTATGGTAAATCTACTGCGGGTAATGATGTGGTAAGGGTTTATCAGTTAGGTGGTGACACTAAGACAATACAACCAGGATGGAAATTGTTTAGAGTTGATAGGATGAATGGTTTAAGAAAATTAGGGGGTCAATTTTATGAACCAAAACCTTTATTCAATCCTAACGGTGATAAAGATATGATACAGATATATAATATAATTAAATTTGATTAAAAAGTTATGAGTAATAGATTAGTAGAAATATTAAGTAGGTCTAAAGCGGTAATGCAAAAGACGGAAGAAAATCATGGTTCCACAAATATGAATAGTGGCGGGGCAAATATGTTTTCTAGCCAAGAAAAAGAAATACCTAATTTAACAGAAAACTATATTAATAAGAATAAAAAAACTTCCACTAATAGTGTTGCACCACAAAATGGTAGATATAGGAATTTAGAAAAATCTAAAATGCCTGATTTTATAAAACAAGCGATGATAGACAACCCAATACATATACCTGAAACACCTTACCATACATTTGAGTTGGATGATGTTGTGGAATTAGTAAATGAAAGTGTACCCACACAAAAACCTATGACACAAACAACACCTAAGAATATTGACGTAGATAATATTAGACAAATTGTTAGAGAAGAAATAGAAGATGTTGTAAGATCAGTAGTAGAAGAATATTTAGATAAATCTTTAGTCACTGAAGACATTAAAATTAAAATAGGTGATACTATATTCGGTGGAACATTAAAACCACTACCAAATAAAAAAAGAAAATAAAAAGAACCCTCTTCGGAGGGTTTTTTTTATTTTAGGTGTTTCTTAAAAAAATAGACGAATGAGTTATTTTTAGTTATTTAATATATTTAGAAAATTCTTCTTTCTTTTTATAAACTTTACTTAGTGAAAAAATAAGATTATAATTGTGAAGTAATATGGGCAACCGATTACAAAAAAAATAACTCTATAATATTTGAGATAATAAAAAATTATGAATAAAATTAAAAACATTATCACCCCAGTCAGTCACAAAATAAAGGTATTGGTAGTACCTAGTGACAGAACAGGAGTTTCTTATTACAGATCTACAATACCACATATTAAATTAGGGGAATACTTCCCTAATGAGTTTCATGTGGATATTGATTACGAACCACAATTAAATGACGATAACTATCTTAAACAATATGATTTAATTCATTATCATAGAACATTAGGTGATTACGACAATCTACCAAAATTATTAGAAAGATGTGATGAATTAGGTGTTGCAACAGTTATGGACATTGATGATCATTGGTCACCTGGACCAGATCACCCAGCGTGGCAAATCATCAAACAAAACGATTTAGATAAGAAGATTGCAAATAATATCAAAGTATCTAGAAATGTCACAACCACAACTTCAGTATTTGCAGATGAGATTTCTAAATTAAATAAGAATGTATTTGTATTACCAAACGCAATTAATACTGAAGAAAAACAATATCAGAGTAACCCTGAGAAAAGTGATAGAATTCGAATTGGGTGGTTAGGAGGTTCTTCACACATGAAGGATTTGGAAATACTAAGAGGTTTAATGTCTAAACTTAAGTCAGATAATTTATTAGATAAAGTACAATTTGTTTTATGTGGTTATGATTTAAGAGGTACTATGACCATGATAGATCCAAAAACAGGTGAACAAAAACAAAGACCGATTAAACCAAAAGAATCTGTATGGTATCAATACGAAAAGATTTTTACTGATGATTATAATATAATAAGTGAAGATTATAAAAAATTCTTATTGTCTTTTGAAAATAAAGAATATGAGAATGTACATAATGAGCCATATAGAAGAGTGTGGACTAAACCTATTACTTCTTATGCGTCAAATTACAATTTATTTGATATATCTCTCGCCCCACTTAAAGAAAGTACATTTAATAAAGTCAAATCCCAACTTAAAGTTATTGAATCGGGATTCCATAAGAAGGCGATAATCGCACAAGATTTCGGTCCTTATCAAATAGACATTAAAAACGCATATGGAAAAGGTGGTGATATTAATGAAGATGGTAATGGTTTATTAGTACCTACAATTAAAAATCATAAATTGTGGTATTCACATCTTAAGAGATTAATTCTTAATCCAGATCTAATCACAAAATTAGGTGAGAATTTATACAATACCGTGAATGGAACATATGATATGAGATCAGTATGTGAGAAAAGAAGAGACTTATATATTAAATTGGTAGAGGAAAAAAAAGTAGTAGAAGTTGACTTATCGAAATAATTTTTTTATTATTATAATAAACTATTTAAATCATGAGTTTGAAAGAAAAAATATTAAAAAATAAGGAAAAGTTTAATAAAACTAATGAAACCTATAATATCCTACCTGAAAATTTATTAGAGTTTTTGGGTGAAGATTTATATAGTGCACCGGCATCTAATATGGAAAGTATGTATAACTCTTTTCCTGGTGGGTTAATAGATTATATTTTATCTGTAACTAAATACGGAATTAATTTAAACGATATTTTACCTGAATCACAAAGGGTAGATAAGAAATCGTTAATTAAAGTTTGTTTCTTACACCAATTAGGTAAAGTCAAATTATATAAATTCTGTGAATCTGAGTGGCACAGAAAGAATCAAGGTAAAATGTATGACTTTAATGAGGATTTAGTTTCTATGAGAGTGGGAGAAAGATCCGCATATTATTCATTAAGATATGGTGTTGAATTATCTGATGAAGAATATCAGTCAATACTTAATTATGATAAGACTGATGACGATAAACAATCTAAATGGTATGGGAGTACATTATCAACCATATTAAGATTGGCGAATGAACTCGCAATAATTGAATGTAAAAAGAAATAAATGGAAGATTTTGAAAGAGAACTTAATGAATTAAATGAACTAAAGAGTTTATTGGAACAAATAGAAAGTTTTAATGAAACTGAAAATATGGACGAATCTAATTTTTCTTTTTCGGATACAAACTTTGATTTTAAAATAAAAATTAAATATACGAATAATTCAAATAATCCTGACCCTGAATACGCTACTTCTGGTTCTTCTGGTTTTGACTTAAGAGCTTATTTAGATACACCAATGATATTGAATCCACATACAATAAAAATAGTACCTACTGGTTTATATTTTGAAATTCCTGAGAATTTAGAAATACAGGTTAGATCACGTAGTAGTCTTTCTGCGAAACATGGTGTAGCAGTATTAAATTCTCCCGGAACAATAGATTCAGATTATAGAGGTGAGATAGGTGTTATATTAATAAATCATAGTGATAATGATTTTATAATTAATAATGGTGATAGAATAGCGCAAGGTGTTATTTCTAACGTTATATCTAAGAATATTGTGAACTTCTCAAAAGTAGATGAAATAGATGTAAACACAGAAAGAGGGGATGGTGGTTATGGTTCTACAGGTATTAATTAAACCAAGACCAATTTTTAATTTTCTTTTTACACCTATAATAGACACAACTAATAGATAAATTAAAAAATAAAGATGCTTCTTTAGCGCTATCAAATATTTTATCATTAACAATAACTTTTTTAATAGCCTGTCGCATTCGGTTTGCCTATTCGAGCGACATGTAGGGCAACACAATAGAATCACATTGACATTCGGCTCGACCCAATATATGGTAATTATCTTTTAAAAAAATTATTTCATTCTGTTTCCACTCCATATGATTATGTTTATACATATAAATATACTAATAAAACCATAAAGTGTCAAATATTTAATATTAGCATTTATTATTTATTTATTTATCACTATCTTTGTATCATGGAAAGAAATATAACAAACGGTATAACTGTTGTCTGTTCATCACAATATGATTTAAAATCACATGAAGAACACATAAAAAAAACTTCGGGTTTACATAATAAGATTGAATTTTTAGGATATAAAAATAACGGTGAATTCTCATTAACTGAAATATATAATAAGGGGTTAAAGAAAGCCAAAAATGATATCGTAGTTTTTTTACACCATGATATTATCTTTGAGTCTAATAATTGGGGTAAAAAATTATTAAATCATTTTAAAAGGAATTCCGATTATGGGATTATCGGTAAGGCAGGTACTAAATATATGCCTTCATCAGGAAGATGGTGGGATTATGGTATGACTGAGGTAGTAGGACAAGTTTATCATCAACACGAAGGTAAAAAATGGTTATCTAAGTACAATGAATCTTTTGGTAATAAGATTGAGGAAACCGTTATTGTGGATGGTTTATTTTTTGTGGTGAATAAAACTAAGATAAAAACCTCATTTGATGAAAGTATCAAAGGATTCCATTTATATGAAGTAGATTTTTGTTTTACTAATTTTTTAAGTGGGGTTAAAATAGGTGTAATTTCAGATATTGCAATAACTCATTTATCTATTGGTCAAACTAATCAACAATGGGAAGATAATAGACTACAATTTGTAGAAAAACATAAAGAAAATCTACCTAAAATAGTCCCATATACCTATAATATTAAAAAAATAAAAGATAAAGAACCTTTAGTGTCTATTCTAATGCCGATATATAATTATGGGAATAGAATAAATCAGACACTTAATTCAGTATTTAATCAAGATTACACTAATTTTGAAATTATTTTAGTTGATGACGGTTCTACGGATGAATTCGTAAAACATAAACTTAAAGAATTAGAGGGTGTCGATAGAATTAAAGTTATTTATAAAGAAAATGGTGGACCTTCATCCGCCAGAAACGAGGCGTTTAAACATTCTAAAGGGCAATATATTTTACCATTAGATTCTGATGATATGATATTAGATGGATATATTAAGTCATGTGTGAATATACTTTCTAAAGATAAAAATATTAGTCCTGTTTATTGTGATACCCATCACGTTGGTCAAGTTCAGGGAATAGAACAAAGACCCGAATGGAGTAAAGAAAGATTGGTAAAAGGACCTTTTATAGTAAATTGTTCAATGTTTCATAGAGAATCTTTTGAAAAAGTTAATGGTTATGACGAAGATTTAAATGGGTGGGAAGATTATGATATGTGGTTAAGGATGATGAAACTTGGATATGTGGGTAAACGAATCCCAAAACCATTATTTATTTATTTCCATCATGAAAATGATGGCACAGTATCCACCAATGCAAATAAAAACCAACAAGAATTATATTTTAGAATAATAGATAAGAACTTTGAAATAATAGATAATAAAATAATTGTATGAGTTTAAAAAATTATTTTGATAAAGTTTTCTGTATCAATCTAGAAAAACGAAAAGATAGATGGTCAGAAACAGTAACAGAACTTAAAAAATGGGATTTATTTAGTGGTGTCAATAGATTTTTAGGTATTGATGGTAGTAAATTAACTTACGACAACAAAAAATTTAGGGTAAATTCGGGTGAATTAGGTTTATTAAAAACACATATAAAAATATTACAATTAGCCAAAAATAAAAAATATAAAAATATTCTAATATTAGAAGATGATATAGAATTTACCGAAGAAATAAAAAATTTAGATAAGTATATGTCATTAGTCCCAAGTGATTGGGACATTCTTTATTTTGGTGGTAACCATAACACTCACATAGGTGAACAGATAAACAAAATAAATGATAATATAATTAAATGTAGTAAAACATATACCACACATTGTGTTGCATTCAAAAGTACTACCTATGATAAGTGTTTAAATCTAATTAAAGGTTGTGACAATCCTATTGATGTGTATTATAGTGATTTACAAAAAGAATTAAATGTATATTCCTTTTACCCAAATATTGCACTACAAAGAGTTAGTTATAGTGACATCCAAAATAAAATTGAAGATAATAGAAGAGTTCTTGAAATATGATTTTTTCTGATATTAAAAATATAATAGATACTAATAGATTTGATGTTTTTTATAGAGAAATTAAAAATAAAAAACCATATAAAAAGTTTGATATTAGTATAATAATACCTGTTAGAGGTAGAATTGACTTTGTTGATGTATCTTTGTCACATTTAAAATCTGCAATAGAAAAAACAAATTTAAAAATTAATATCACTATTGTTGAACATTCAACAAATAGAGAATATTATGAAATTTGTAAGAGTTATGGGATAGGATATTATTGGATTAATAGTTTAGAAAACAAATTCAATAAATGTTTATGTCATAATATTGGCGCATTATTAAATAAAAATTCTAATTATTTTTTATTTCATGATTTGGACTGTTTAGTTTATGATAATTTTTTTTTAAATTTAATAGATAATAAAGAATCTAAAAAATCAGAATGTTTACAAACATTTTATAACCGTAGAGTACTCTATTTAAGTGAACAACAAACACGAAATTTATTAAATAATGAAATAAGTATTAATGATATTAATTTGGAAGAATTAAGAGTAGGTAATTATGGTGCACCTGGTGGATCTATATTCGTTAATAAAAATTTATTCTTTAATGTTGGTGGTTATGACCCTGAGTTATTTTATGGTTGGTCACCAGAAGATATATTTTTTTGGAATAAAATTGAAACTTTAGAAAAAATTCATTCTGTAGACAATCCTAAAAATGAATTATTACATTTACATCACGAAATACAATCTAATAGTGATTCCTTAGTGTTAGAAGAATTATATGAAAATATAAAAAATTCAGGTGATGTTGTATTAAATGATATAGTAAAATATAAATCGGAAATATTAAAAAAATATATTTAAAATGAAAAATTACTTTGATAAAATTTATTGTATAAATCTAGATCGTAGAAAAGATAGGTGGGATGAAACATTATTAGAATTAAGTAAGTGGGAATTGTCTGATAGTGTTACTCGTTTTTCTGCCGTAGATGGTAATACATTAATTAATGACACCATAATAAATAATGGGGAATTAGGTATTTTAACTACCCACATTAACATCATTAATGAGGCTAAAGAAAAAGGTTATAAAAATATATTAATAATAGAAGACGATATAGAATTTACTGAAGAAATATTAAATTTAGAACAATATATGTCATCAGTACCAGAGGATTGGGATATGATATATTTTGGTGGTAACCATAATAAACATATGGGTAAACAAATTAATTTTTTAAATGAAAAAATTATAAAATTAAATGAAACATATGGGATACATTGTGTGGTTATAAACAATACTATATATGACTTAATATTGGATTTAATAAGTATAAGGGGAAAACCGATAGACGTATATTACGCTGATATACAAAAATCTTATAATTGTTACGGGTTTAACCCTAGTATTGCATTACAAAGAGAAAGTTTTAGTGATATACAAAATAAAAATGTTAATTATAAATGGTTATTTTAATATGGAAAATTTTATAACTTCATATTTAATGGGTGGGCTAGGAAATCAAATGTTTCAAATTGCTAAAGCCAAAACAGAAGGGTATATCCATAATACACCTGTCTTTTTTAAACCTTTCTCATTTCTTCCTATGGAAGGTAATCAAACTATTAACTATGTAGATAATATTTTTAGAAATATTGATTTTAAAGAAAATATTAACCCACTAAAAAGGGTTAATGAGATTAGTTGGGATTATAGTGATCTGAAATACGATTATGATATATCAATAATGTTTTATGGGTACTTCCAAAGTAGTAAAAATTTTAAGATTTATAGTGAGAATATAAAAAACCTATTTCTACCAACTGAAGAGTTTAAACAAAAGTTGATGACTTTATACCCATTAATATTTGAAAAAAATTCAGTATCTATTCATATCAGAAGAGGTGATTATTTAACTGTGTCTGATATATTACCTGTTATAGAAAAAAGTTATATAGATAAATCCCTTAAATATATTGGTAATCACTCTAATGTTTTTGTTTTTACCAACGACAAGGATTGGGCAGAAAAAAATTTAGATTACGACAAATGTACTATTGTTACTGATTTAGATGATTATGAAGATTTATGGGCAATTAGTTTATGTAATCATAATATTATGTCTAATTCATCTTTTTCTTGGTGGGGATCATACTTAAACAAAAATAAAGACAAAAAAGTATGTGTACCATCTATTTGGTTTGGACCTAATGGTGAAAAAAAATATGAAGACATTTATGAACCCGAATGGGAAAAAATTAATGTTATTTATGACAATGGGTTTTTAAAATAAATAACGTTTACTTTTTAAAAAATTTTACGATAATTATATATTAAATAATAAAAAAAAATAATTTTTATGTTGTTAAATTTAGATAGTTTAAAAGAAAAATATGATTTAAAAATTAAAGGTGTTTTACATATTGGTGCACATATTGGGCAAGAATTTCAAACTTATGAAAGATTAGGTATTAAAAATGTTATGTTTTTTGAGCCAATAAAAAACACATTTAACAGACTCAAAGAAAATGTTGGGGATAAGGCAATATTAATAAATACTGCATTAGGTAATAAAGAAGGTGAAGTTGAGATGTTCACTGAAACTATAAATGAAGGACAATCTAGTTCAGTTTTAGAACCTGATTATCATTTAGTACAACATCCATCGATACAGTTTGATGGTAAAGAAACTGTAAAAATGACTAAATTAGATAAATTTATTGAACATAAAGAAAAATTTAATTTTATTAATATAGATGTACAGGGTTATGAATTAGAAGTATTCAAAGGTGGATCAGAATACCTTAATACTATTGATTATGTAATGACTGAGGTTAATAGGGCTGAATTATATAAGGGTTGTGCTAAGATAGAAGAGTTAGATTCGTATTTAGGTTCTTATGGTTTTAATAGAGTAGAAACTACATGGGCAGGAGGTACTTGGGGAGACGCTTTTTATATTAAAGGATGAACATAGAAAAATTAAATATAATTGATAATTTTTTTTCACACGCTTCGTCTTCTAGTTGGTATAATTCACCTAAAAATTTTTTATGGGATAGAGATACTATTTTAGATGACAATCAAATTGTGGTAATAACCGATTTAACTTTGGTAGAAAAATTACCTAATAAAAAAGTTTATGGGTGGTTAGTAGAATCACCATTAGTAACTCCACAATATTATGAATATGCAAAAAATAATTTTAATCTTTTTGAGGGTATATTCACGTTTGATGTGGAATTATTAAACATTTCAGAAAAATTTGTTCTTATCCCTTTAGGTGGTTGTTGGATAAATGAAAATGAGAGATTTATAACTGAAAAGAATAAATTAATTTCCATGATTTATTCTAATAAAAAACATTTAGTGGGACATAAATTGAGGCATGATATATCAAATCAAATAAATGGTATTGACTTTTATGGTTCAGGATATAAACCTATCATAAATAAATCTGAGGCGTTAAAAGAATATATGTTTTCTATTACAATAGAAAATTGTAAAAAAGATTTTTATTTTTCAGAAAAATTAATCGATTGTTTTATCACAGGTACTATCCCTATTTATTGGGGATGCCCATCAATAGGTAATTTTTTCAACGAAAAAGGGATTATAGTTTTCAATAATATTGATGATTTAAAAGATATTTTAAAGGATATTGATAAGAAATATTATGATGAAAGAAAAAAATATATTTTAGAAAACTATGAGATAAGTAAAAACTATTTAGTTGCTGACGATATAATATTTGAAAAACTTACATATGGAAAATAAAATACCTAAAAAAATCCATTTAATATGGTTAGGGGGTGAAAAACCTAAAAAATTTAATTTTTTATTAGAAAAAATAAAAGAAAAAAATAAAAATTACGATGTTATAGAATGGAACGATAACAACATTAATTTTGAATTGATTAATCAAAGGTTATTTGATGAAACAGAAAATTTAGGATCTAAATCCGACATTCTTAGATTTGAATTATTGTATAAGTATGGTGGTATTTATATGGATTACGATTTTTTACAGATAAAGTCTTTTGATGAATTATTAGAATATGATTTTTTTGCTGGAACTGATAAAAATAACCCTAATGAAGTATGGAATAGTATAGTCGGATCCACCCCAAAAAACAAAATATGTGAAAAGTTTTTAAATGACATATTAAATAATGAACCAATAAAGAGACATGAAATTAATAGAGTTATGAATGAAACTGGGCCTTATTATTTAACAAAATTAATTAATGATAATAAATGGGAATATGATATTAAAATATTAAAAGGTGATTATTTTTATCCATTTCCTGGTGCAGAAAGACATAGTATAAGAAGTTTAAATGAAAATGATATAAATTATATTGAATCTTTTAAAACTGACAATACATTTTGTATACACTTATTCACTACTACTTGGCAATAAAATTAAAATAGATATGTTTACAATAGCGATTACAACTTACAATAGATTAGATTTAGTAATAGATTCTTTTTCATCTGTTTTAGATAATGAATTAATAGATGAGATAGTGATAGTTGACGATTGTTCAGAGGACACACTTTTTAATAATCTTAAAAATAAGTTAGATGAGTTAAAAAGTGATAAAATAAAATTATATAGGAATGAGTCTAATTTAAAACCATTAATGAATAAATTAGAAGCGGTAAAACATTCTAAAAACGAATGGGTAATACTTTTAGATTCTGATAATAAATTAAATGACAATTATATTGACACTATTAAAAATATAGGTAAAGATAAAAACACATTGTATATACCAGAAAAATTATTGCATTTTAATGGTGATTTAATTTCCGATTTCTCTAATTATAAAGATTATGAATACTCTATTGATAATATTAAATTATTTTTAGATAAACCAGAAATAACTACCGCCCTAAATACTGGTAATTTTTTAGTTAATAGAGATACCTATATAAATTCGTTTTTGAGAGAAACTATAGAATATGATTTACAAACAAATGATGCTTTTTATTTTTCTTATTTATGGATTAAATCAAATAATAGAATAAAAATAGTAGGCGGTTTAAATTATTTCCATAGACAACATGAAAATAGTTGGTATCTGAATAATCGTTCATTATGTAATAATAATACAAAAGAAATAATAAATAGACTTAAACATTTATAATATGGTAGAAATCCCACAAAATTTATTTATAAGAACTAATCATACATACCCCCCTAATAACCATCAAATATATGAGGAGTATTTTTATGATTTCTATGTTAATAATAACATTATAACAGAAAGAGAATATATACCTATATTATGGACTAATCTGTATATAAGTAGAAATTACGGAAACTCCAATATGGATGACGTTCAAACGTTTTTAAATAATTTAGATAGAAGTAAAAAATATTTTACTGTTTTACAGTATGATGACGGTATTTTACAAAACATAGAAGATTTAGATATTATAGTATTTTGTTCTGGTGGTGGAGGACAAAAAATTGTACCAGAAAAAAATATAGGTTACCCAATACCCTTAGTTTGTCAACCTAGAAACAATATTGACATTAATAGAGAAAGGGATATATTGTGTAGTTTTATCGGTTCAAATACTCACCCATTAAGAAATAAAATGACTGAAACTCTCAGACACGTATCTGGTTTTGATATAGTTTTATCAAAAATTAGTTATGAACAATTTGTAGATAAAATGGAAAGAAGTGTATTTAGTTTATGCCCTAGAGGGTATGGGGCAACATCATTTAGAATTTGTGAATCCCTCCAACAAGGATCTATACCTGTATATATTTATGATAAAGATTGGACTCCTTGGTATGATGAATTTAATTTTGAGGATATTGGTATTAAAATACATGAAAGTCAAATAGAAAAAATACCAAATATTTTAGAATCGTTAGATAGTGAACACATAAAAATTTTGAGGGAGAATGGTAATAATATATATAACGAATATTTTGACTATAAAAACTGTTCTTTAAAAATAATTAATAAATTAAATAAAATAAAATAATATGAAAAATGAAGTAGTTGTATTAGTGGCAGATAAAAATTATAAAGAACATGCCAAATCTTTATTTGTTAACATTAAAAAAGAAGGTCAATGGGATGGAGATTATTGTTTATTAACAAATATGGTTGAAGAAGAATATAGAGAATTTGTGGATAAAGGTATTTATGTCAAACAAATAAATATGTCTAACCCATTTTATGTTAAATTTAGTGTTTTTGACTCATTTTTTAAACAATGGAAAAAAGTAATGTACTTAGATTGTGATATTTTAATTAATGAATCATTAAGTAAAATACAAAATTTAGATGAGGTTGATATGTATTGTGATGGAGAAAAAAACACAGTTAGAGATTTATTTAGTATGTGGTATTGTGGTGGTTTATCGGATCAAATTAATGGAAAACATTTTAACACAAATATGGATACAGAATCGTTGGGGGATCTAGATGAAAACTTTGATGTTCAAAAATATTGTTTTAATTCGGCATTTATGTATTTCAATACAAAATTAATTGATGAATCTACTGTTGATGAATTAGAAAAATTACGAGAAAGATTTAAGAAAATAAATTATCATGTTGGGTTAACTGAAGGTACTGATCAACCAATTTTAAATTTATTATTTTTAGATAGATGGGTACAAATACCTAATAAATATGTTTCATACTTTGGTGATCAGGATTCTAACACAATAGTCTCACATTATTGTCATTGGTCAGCCCCTTGGAAAGGTAGTGTTGCTAATACATATAATAGATATATAGATAATTTAAATAATTTTAACGATACAATTTTTAAAAATGATTAGTATACAAATGAATGAAAGAGGTGGTAGATTAGGTAATCAACTATTTCAATATGCAGTTTGTAAATCAATAGCATTAAAAAATGGGTATGATTATCACATACCTAGAGATTTTTTGGGGGTTAGTCAACTTAATTTAAAATGTGATTTGGGTGTAGATAATAAGGTAGTAACTAATGTGTTTTATCAAAAATCAGAAGATATACATCACGAAATATTTAATATTTCTGATAATACACTAATTAGTGGATTTTTCCAATCTGATTTTTATTTTAAAGATATAGAAGGAATTATTAAAAATGACTTTAAATTAGAATATGATGAAAAATCAGAAGATATATTAAAGAAGTACGATGTTGATGACTATTGCTACATTCATTTAAGAGGTGGTGACTATAAAGAAATAGATTGGGTTTTACCTAAAGAATATTATGATTACGCTAAAAATAATATTTTAGAAAACAAAAAAGATATAAAGTTTCTATTTGTTACAGATGATATTGAATATTGTAAGTCCATATATCCTAATGAAGAATATATTAGTAATGATGAATTTACTGATTTTTATATTTTAAGTAAATGTAAATATATGATAATGTCTAACTCATCTTTTTCTTGGTGGACATCTTATTTGAATGAAAATCAAAAATTAATTATTGGACCAAAAAGATGGTTTAACTATAATAAATTAAATAGGTTTGGTGATATATATAGGGTAGTACCAGAAGGTATTGAGCAAAGTAAAATAACGTATATATAAAACTAAAATAATGGTATCTGTAGGTATACTATCACATAATTCACCTATTACTCTTAAAAATACATTATTATCTTATAAACATTATGGGTTATTAAATATTTCTGACGATGTTTTTTGTGTACTACAACCATCTGATAATGTTGGTGAGGAAATTAATGTTTGTGATTTTTATGGTGTAAAATACTATTTAGAAGACTATAATAGTATGATGTTAGGTGGTATGAAAAGGGTTTTTAAAGAATCTAAATATGAGTGTGTTTTATGGACTGAAAATGATTTTAGAATACATACAAGTGAGGAAGAAGTTATAAAAATTATTAATTATTCAGAGAAACTTATTAATGAAGATAAAATTGATTTGATTCGTATAAGAAGTTTAAAAATACCTGGTCACCCTATAACTACTAAACATAAATATAATAATGAAATGTCTGATATAAGTAAAATAGATTATGCGTGTTATTATACTGAAAATCCTGAAATAAAATTTTCAAATTACATTAAAAAATATAATGATAACCCTAAAATGTATATTATAGATTCTAAATTTTGTGGTTATAGTAATAATTGTTTTATTACTTCAAAAAAATTTTTTAATGAAATAATTTTAAAATACTCTAATGGTGATCCACACATTGAACCTAATATGGATAAAATATGGGGCGATTTAGGGTTAAGAATTGGTATAAGTGAGGGGTTTTTAACACATGTTAGAATGGACGGACATAATAATTGTTGGTGTTGTCACACAGATTTGGGGGGGACTAATAATACTCCTAAGTGTTCTTGTTGTGTTAGTGAGTATATTAAAGATATTGGATTTACCACAGATAATGATGGTAAAGATATATCACAATTTCAAACAGGTAATGAATGGTTAAAATATGTATAAATTATGAAAAAAATAATAATTTCGAATAGTAATTATTCACATTTGTGGGATATAATTAATGATTATGAAAGTAAAAATATTTTGTTATGTACTGATAATTTAAATGGGTATATATTTAAACACGATACTTTTATATATGATGGTACTTTAAATTATGTTAGAAGATTAATAGAAATATTAAAAAATATTGATGATGAGTATATTATGTTATTTAGTGATGTTGATGTGATTATTAATATTGATGAGAAAGCCGTTTCTAACTATTTAAGTATTATGAAAGAAAATAATTTAGATAGGATAAGTTTTGGTGTATTCAATAAAAGTAAAGAAATTTTAGAAAAAGATAGTTTTATTTTAACGAGTATAAATAACATAACTGACAATCATTTTTTTACACCATATGATTATGCACCTTCTTTATATAAAAAAACTTCTTTGTTAAGATTATGTGAATCATTTCCTGATGAAACCTATCCTTCTTTTGAAACTAATGATAATGTTCAAAAATTTGTTAACGATAATTTTAAATTTTATGGGTTACAAAAATCTGAAAAAATAAATTTAGTTTATCATAGAGGGTTTGTTTTTTCTTCAGACTTAAATTTTTTACATATAACAGTAAAAGGTAAATTACTTAATTTAGATTATTATTATGATTTAAAAGATGATTTATTAAGAATAATAGATAAGTATAAATTAAATCTACAAACTTCAGAAGAAAATAGATTTATTAGTAAAAATGAAATTTAAATATGAGTAGAGTTGTATTCCATATAGAAAATAGAGGGTCTATTTTTATTTACCATTGGTTTATTTACATGATTTCTGGTTTAAGACACATACAAAATGGGGGTATAAACGGTGTCGGTGGCGGTGGTAAATTAGAACAAAATAAAGAATTATATAATGGGAACTTAAAAAAACCATATAATTTATATTTTAGTTTAAATCCATCATATAAAGACGATATTTTTATGTTAGATTTCCAAAAAGAGGCATTTGATTTATTGAAAGATGAATTTAAAATTGTAGAAAATATTAACAGTGAAGATATAATTATTAATAATTATGGTGAACCTATCATAGATAATGGGTTATATCACATTTCAGGTGAAGGGTATGATTATATTAAATCTATTTTTAAAATACCTAAAAGTGAAGATGAAAGTAAATACCATAAAAAATATTATTTATGTAGAAGTAAATCACATTTATTAAGTGGTAATGAATTTTTTAATAATGTTAAAAAAAGACAAATAATAAATGAAAATGAATTATGTGAAACCCTTAAATCTTTTGGTGTTGAGGTAGTATTTTTAGAAGATTTAAATGTGGAAGAAAAAATTAAATTATTTAGAAATTCTGAAACTATAATTTCACCTAATAGTGGGGGTTTATTATTTAGTATTTTTTCAGAAAAAACAAATGTAGTTGAACTGAATGTAAATAACCCAACACAAATAAGTAATCAATATTTATCTATATGTAACCATTTTAATCTACCTTATTTTAAGTATACTACAAATAAAATAGATTCTGATGATAATATGGAAATTAATGTATCAGATTTTATTGAATTTTTAAAAAATAATAATATAATATGAATATAGATGAATTAGTTGTTATTGGAGATTCGCACACATCTCAATATGGTTTTGACAATTTAAAATCATATAAAGACATAAATAATATTATTTTGTTAAATGCCCCTGGTGCAAGTATAAAGGGGTTATTAAAAAAAAAATCAACATTAGGTTTATTGGAAAGAATAAAAAATTTTGATTTTAATGAAAGACAAAAAACTTTATTTGTGATAGGACAATGTGATGTTGAATTTGGTTATTATTATAAATCAGTATTACAGAATGAAAAAATTTCTTTAGATTATTTTTTTGACGATTTAATTAAAAAATATGAGGAGTTTTTATTGGGTTATGAAAATGATTTTATTGTTAGTGGGATTAATCCTTGTACTGTGAATAACATTGAATATAATTTTAATGTTAATTTCAAAGATAATATTTCACACGTAACTAATAACTTTAATGAAACTGGAGAATTAGATGAATCCATAAATTTTATAGATTACCAACACATATATAATGATTCAAACGAAATACGTAATCGAAATCATAAATATTTTAATTCTAAATTAGAAAAAATGTGTGAGATCAATAATTTTAAATTTATTAATATATGGGATGATATTACTGAAAATGATATTATAAAAGATAAGTTTAGAATAGAAGGGGAAAATCATCATCTAAACATAAGTTTAGAATTAATAGAAATATTATATAACAAAATAAAAAATATATAATTAATGAATGTTGCATTAATCATTTCAGGTTATTTAAGAAGTTTTGAGTTAAACATAGAAAATATCAAATCAAATATCATTAATAGGTTTGATAATGTTGACGTGTATATCCATATAACAAAAAATGAAGAAAGTGATGACAAATATTTAAATTATACGGAGGATTTAATTAATTCTTTAATAAATAAATTAAATCCTGTTATTCTACACGAACCAAATTATGAAATTAATTCAGATAAAAAGACTAACGACGTAAAAAACTCTTGGTTAAAATTTTATAAATTAAATACACTAAAAAGTTTAAATGAAACAAATCAGAAATACGATGTTGTAATTAAATATAGACCAGATTTAAATATTTTATCAGATGATATTTTTAAAAAAATAGATGAAGATGTAATTTATATACCAAAAGACAGTAAAATCGATATAAGTAAACTAAATAAGAAAGATGATAAATTTTTATGTGATATTTTTGCTTACGGATCATCAAAAATTATGGATACCTATTTTGGTATTTACAATCATTTAGACAACTTAATTGAAAAATATGGTAATGTACCTGAAACACTAATTTATCATTATTTAAATGATAATAATATAAAATATGAATTAATAGATTTAGATTATAATGTAATTCTATCTAAATGTAACGTATTCTCAATTGCGGGAGATTCAGGATCTGGTAAAACTACATTGGCAAACACCCTTAAAAAATATTTTTCTAATTCATTTTTATTAGAATGTGACAGATACCATAAATGGGAAAGAGGTGACTCAAATTGGGAAAAATATACTCATTTAAATCCTGAGGCTAACTTAATTACTAAAATGAACTCAGATATATTTGATTTAAAGATTGGTAAAGAAATTTATCATGTAGATTATGATCATTCCACTGGTAAATTTACAGACAAACAAACTGTAGAACCGACAGATAATATTATTGTGTGTGGTTTACATAGTTTATATACTAATGATGAAAATATTTATGATTTAAAAATTTATATAGACACTGAAGAAAAGTTAAAGAACTATTGGAAGATTAAAAGGGACACAAAAGAAAGGGGTTATACTTTAGAAAAATCTTTAAAACAAATAGAAAGTAGAAGAAAAGATTATTATGAATATATTTATCCCCAGAGAGAAAAATCAGACTTAATTATAAATTTTTATTACGAAAATTTAAATGGAAATAATTTTGAGGATAAAAATATTTCTTTAAGGTTATTATTAAAATCTAATTTTGATATAAAGTCAATAGTAGAGGATTTAAAAAATCTGAAAGTTTCAATAGAAGTTAGTGTCGAAAATAATTTTTATACGTTAGATTTTAAAAAGTATGTTGACATAAATTTAGATATCCCTAAATTAAACAATTTTTATGATTATATTATATTTATTATAATGCGCCTTAAAAAATTAAACTTTTAATTTTTTCTAAATCTATTAAAAATGGTGAATTTAATCCTTCATCTAATTTCTTACAACTTTTAGAATTAACTGTAGTTTTTTTAAAATTTATTTGGTTGTTCCAACCAGCCACTAAATTATCAGAATAAATTATTGATAACATATCCCCATCGATTTTAGACACCTCACCAACAATAGATAATTCTTCACACTCAACTCTCATATTACTTTTAAATTCACTATCCTCAGTATGGGTAGTATTGTAAAAGTAATTGTTTGATACCCCATCTAAGGAATATTTAAATCTATAATTGACATCTAAAAATGTTGGGGATACTATTGTTAACAACTTAGTGTCTTCTTTAGAAAATAAAACATTACACAATCCACCACCGATCGCCCCAATAACACTTTCTGCGTTAAAAAATAAATTTAATTTTTCTATAGTGTTTAAATTTTCAGTAAAAATTTCTACATACCCCATTTTTTCTAATAAATTTACTAATTCATCCTCATTACACATTTTTCTTTTTGCAGTATAATTAGTCCCTATGTTAGAATAATCGTTATGTACCCAACTTCTTCTCGAAATATAAATCTTTTTAGGGGTATCATTTTTAAAATGACTTAAATTAGAATTAACTATATATCTAAAAAAACCATATACTTCTTCTCTTGGAGGTAGATTAGAATTTTCATTGTGAGTGTAAGAAGAAGAAATAAATATATTTTCATAAACTGTTTCATCATTTACAAATATTAAATCTTCTAAATTAATACCAACTAAACTTAAAAATTCTAAAACGAATTTATATATATGTTTTGTTTGTTGATTAGGGTAATTCACTAATAATTTAATATCAGGTGTAGTATCTTTTAATTTTTTAAATGTAATTAAATAAGGTAAAGTATCGTAAATAAAATGGAAATAATTTTCTGTATTATATATGAAATAAAATACTGGATTTACTTCATTATATTTATATTTTTTTACGGTTAAATTTGTATTTTTTTTTATACTTTGTTTCTCTAGTGATAATACTATTTCGTTTATTGGGTTAAAGTGTTTTTTATTTTTATAAGAATAAATAGACACATCAGGATAGAATGTTTTATCAGTATTAAATTGACACTCACTCAAATTGTACAGATTAATAACCCTACCGTTTTTATCTTTTTTTAGAATGTTAGTAAATTCTTTTATCTCATCTAATTTATATATTTTCATTTAACAAAAATACTGAATTATGACAAAATATAAAGACAAAATACTATTTATTTTTTAAAAAAAATACTTAATTTTGTTGTAAATCATTTAATATGGATAAACATAAAGACCTTAAATTATTAGGTAAAAAGATTGAAAAATTTGTCGTTGGTGCAGAGGGGAATATATCAAAAAAAGAAGGAGACTTATTTTTCATAAAAAGTAGTGGTTCATTTTTAAACAATTTAACTGATGACGATATAGTTTGTTATGATTTTTTGGGTAACCAAAAAGATAATTTAGGTAAAAAAGGTAGTATGGAATTAAATTTTCATAGATTTTTACTTAAACATGTGGAAATAAATTATGTGTGTCATACTCACCCAACAAATACACTAAAGATACTTTGTTCAGACAATATTTATGATTTTTCTGTTTACAGGTTGTTTCCTGATCAAGTAATATTTAATGATAAAAAATCGTGTGTCATACCATATGCAAATCCTGGAGAAGAATTATTTAAACATATAGAAGATATAGTTAATAAATTTATTGAAAGTGAAAAATTTTTTCCTAAACTTATACTATTAAAAAATCATGGTATTATAACTTGTGGAAAGACAATAGAAGAATGTGTAGTTGCAACAGAAATTTGTGAAAAATCTGCAGAAATTTTTTTATCAGGAGTAGATAAAATGAATATGACTTATTTGTCTGACTTAGATATTAATAAATTAATAAATGATGAAAACGAAAAATATAGAAAATCTTTAATATGAAAGTTATATATGTAGACATTGATGAAACCATATGTGAAACACCTCACCCTAGAAATTATTTTAATGCTCAACCTATAAAAGAAAATATAGATAAAATAAACAAACTTTACGATGAAGGTAATACTATTGTTTATTGGACGGCTAGAGGTAGTAGAACTAAAATAAATTGGTATGATTTAACAAAAAAACAATTAGATGAGTGGGGGGTAAAATATCATGAATTATTTGTTGACAAACCGTATTACGATTTATTTATAGATGATAAAACTTTAAGAATTGAAGAGATATGAAATTAATTTCACATAGAGGAAACATAAAAGAACCATTACCTAATAAAGAAAATTCACCGTCATATATTGATATTGCCCTATCTAGTGGTTATGATGTCGAGGTGGATATAAGATTCATTGATAATAAATTTTATTTAGGTCACGATAATCCAGATTATGTGGTTAGTGAATTATGGTTAGAAAAAAGAAAATCTAAACTATGGTTACATTGTAAAGATTTAGATTCTGCAATACAATTAAGTGAAAATAAAAATAATTTTATATATTTTTGTCACAATTCTGATCCTTACGTTTTAACCAGTAATAATTTAATATGGGTTCACAATCTAAATTTAAATATTTGTGAAAGAACAATAATACCATTATTAAATATAGATGATATAAACAAATTTAAAAATAAAATACCATACGGTGTTTGTACCGATTATATTACTTACTGTGAGTATAATTTAAAAACTAAAGGATTACACCCATGAAAAAACCACAAATAATTATTCCTATGTCAGGAATGGGTAAAAGATTTATAGATGCAGGTTATGTGAATCCAAAACCTTTAATAATAGTAGATAACTTACCAATAATTGAACATGTAGTTAATTTGTTTAATAGGCCAGATGATGTTATATTTATTTGTAATCAAAAACATATTGATGAGACTAATATATTACAGACACTAAAAAATATTTCTCCGAACTGTAAAATTTTCACCGTACCAAATGAAAATAGAAAAGGTCCTGTGGATGCGGTTTATCAAATATTCGATTCAATAGATGATAATAGAGACGTAATTGTTAGTTATTGTGATTATGGTACTGTTTGGGATTATAATCAATTTTTAGATGATGTAAGAATAAAAAATTCTGATGGTGCAATGGCATGTTATAAGGGATTTCACCCCCATATGTTGGGTGGTGATAATTATGCATTTTGTAAAGAAAAAAATATGTTTTTAGAACAAATAAAAGAAAAAGAATCTTTTACTAAAAACAAAATGAATGAATATGCATCTAATGGTACATATTATTTTAAAAGTGGTAAGTTATTAAAAAAATATTTTAAAATTTTAATCGATTTAGATATAAATATTAATGGTGAATATTATGTAAGTTTAGTATATAATTTATTAATTAAAGATGGTTTAAAAGTAAGTATTTTTGAGATTCAAAAAATGTTACAATGGGGTACACCTTATGATTTAGAAATTTATAAATCTTGGTCAAATTTTTTCAAAAAAGAAAAAATGAAAAAGATAAAAACACCTAATAATACTACATTAATTTTACCTATGGCGGGTAATGGAAATAGATTCTATAAAGAAGGTTACCTAACCCCAAAACCATTTATAGATGTAGAAGATAAACCTATGGTAATAAAAGCGGTAGAAGATTTACCTACTTGTGAAAATAATATTTTTATTGTTAGGAAAGAACATACAGATAACTTTGACATAAACTCAATTATAAAAAAATACTATTCGAATCATTCAGTAGTTGAATTAGACTATGTTACCGAAGGACAAGCCTGTACTTGTGAATTAGGTATGGGTACTATTAACCCTGAAAACCCTATTTTAATATCTGCATGTGATAATGGTATATATTATAATGTAGAAAAATGTCAAGAAATGTTATTCGATGAAAGTATTGATGTTTTAGTTTGGTCATTTAGAAACAATCAAACAAGTAAACTTAATCCGAATAGTTATGCTTGGTTGGATGTTGATGACGATGATAACATTAGGCATGTTTCGTGTAAAAATTTCATTTATGATGATCCATTAACAACTCACGCAATAGTAGGCACAATGTTTTTTAGGAAGGCAAAATATTTTTTAAATGGTTTAAAAAATAATAAAGAAAAAAATATTAGAACTAATAACGAATTTTATGTTGATGATGTTTTAAATCAAAATATAGATATGGGATTAACAGTAAAAGTTTTTGAGGTTGAGGATTATATTTGTTGGGGAACACCTGATGATTATAAAACATATAATTATTGGAACGAATATTTTAATAAAAAATAAAAAATATAAAAAATGAAAAAAGCACTTATAACTGGAATTAATGGGCAAGATGGTTCATATTTGGCAGAATTTCTTTTAGAAAAGGGATATGAGGTTTGGGGAACTGTGAAAAGAAACTCAGTATCTGAAACACAATCATCGAGAATTGAATCTTTAAGAGATGGTAATTTAATAAATTTAGAGTATGCGGATTTAACGGATATGGCATCGTTAATTAGAATTTTATCTAAAGTACAACCAGATGAAGTTTATAATTTGGCAGCACAATCACACGTTAGAATTAGTTTCGATCAACCAATATGTACTGCAAATGTTACTGGTGTGGGCACACTTAATCTTTTAGAGGTGATAAGAATGGTATCCCCACATTCGAAAATTTATCAGGCATCTTCATCTGAAATGTTTGGAAATTCCATTGATTCCGATGGATACCAAAGAGAAACCACACCTATGAATCCAGTATCCCCATATGGGTGTGCAAAAGTATTTTCATATAATATCTGTAGAAATTATAGAAATTCTTATGGTATGAAAATATGGAACGGTATTCTATTTAATCACGAATCTCCTCGTAGGGGTACTAATTTCGTAACAAATAAAGTTGTTAAGGCAGCAGTTAAAATTAAGTTAGGGTTACAAGAAAAACTATCGTTAGGTAATCTATCCGCTACTAGGGATTGGGGTCATGCTAAAGACTACGTTAAAGCAATGTGGATGATGTTGCAAACAGATAATCCGACAGATTATGTATGCGCAACAGGTGTGTCACACTCAGTTAGCGATTTATGTGAATACACCTTTAAAAAATTAGGTTTAGATTATAAAGATTACATTATAGTTGATGAAAAACATATGAGACCTGAGGAATTAGAAAACTTAAAAGGGGACTCTACAAAATTAAGGGAAGAATTAGGGTGGGTAACTGAATATACTTTCGAAACTATGTTAGATGAAATGATATCGTATTGGTTAACATATTATAATGAAAAAAATATTATATATGTCTAAGATTTTAGTTACTGGCGGAAATGGTTTAGTCGGATCACAATTTATAGGTTCCAACTATATAAAGTTTGGTTCTAAAGATTACAATCTAATAGATCCCATATCAACTCATATAATGATAAGTACCAATAAACCTAAGTCGGTAATACATTGTGCGGGTAAGGTAGGTGGTGTTATGGGTAACATGAAACATAAAGGTGATTTTTTCTACCAAAATATTATGATGAATACAAATGTAATAGAAGAATGTAGAAAAAATAATGTAGAAGACTTAGTAGTGTTTTTGTCTACTTGTGTCTTCCCAAATAATGTGGAATACCCACTAACTGAAAAAAAGATACATCTAGGTCCACCACATTTTAGTAATGACGCTTATGCATATGCAAAACGTATGGCAGATATTCAAATCAAGTCATACAGAGAACAATATGGGTTAAATTACAAATCGGTTATACCTACTAATATATATGGAATTAATGATAATTTTGATATAGAGAATGGTCATGTCGTACCTTCTTTAATACATAAATGTTATATTGCGAGAGAAACTAATACACCATTAACTATATGGGGTAGTGGGATACCACTTAGAGAGTTTATTTACAATAAAGATGTGGTTAAATTAACTGAATGGGTTTTAGAAAATTATAATGAAGATGAACCGATTATATTATCGACTTCTGATGAAGTATCAATTAAAGACGTTGTAGGATTGATTGTAGAACTAATGAACTTCAAAGGTGAGGTAAAGTGGGATACTAACAAACCTGATGGTCAATTTAGAAAACCATCAGATAATTCTAAAATTAAAAACTATTTACCCGATTTTAAATTCACTCCACTATATGATGGGTTAAAAGAAACAATAGAGTGGTTTGAATCTAATTACGAAAATATTAGAAAATAAACTTTAATTTTTATAAAAATATGGTAAATTAAATATATGAGTAGAAGACGAAATAAAAAACTAACAGAGGAAGAACTTAGAGAAGTCGAATCCTTCGTATATAGTAAAAACATGGAAGAAGATAAATTTTTATCATCTATGTTTGTTAATGTTAAATGTAAAACAGAAAACCAAAAAAAATTAGTACAATCGATAAAAGAAAATGAGATAACTATTGCGTCAGGATTGGCTGGTAGTGGAAAAACATATATTGCGTGTGCAGAAGCCCTAAAATTAATCAAAACAAAAGAAAAATATAAAAAAATACTTTTGGTTAAATCTGTAATACAGTTACCCGGAGAAGAATTAGGTTTTTTACCTGGAGATTTATCAGAAAAATTAGATCCTTATATGATATCTTTTATTGATAATTTTGAAAAGATCATTGGCGAGAGTTTAACTAGAAAATTAAGGGAGTTGAGTATTATTAATATCCAACCATTAGCCTTTGTTAGGGGTCGTAGTATTGATAACACAATTATTATTGTTGATGAGGCACAAAACATATCCGTAAGTAATATGAGAACCTTAATGACTCGAATTGGTGACAACTCAAAGATGGTTATTTTAGGTGATGTTAAACAAAAAGATATTAAGAAAAGAACTGACAGTTCTTTAGAAGTCATTATTGAAAAATTTGAAGGTGTTGAAGGATTTGGTACTGTTACATTGAGAGATCCTGATGATGTAGTTAGAAACCCAATCATCAAGGTCATCGAATCAACCTTCGATGATTTAGAAAGCAGTAAATAAAGTTTACTAATTACTATATATTACTACTATTAATAAAAATTAAAATATGAGAATAGGAATAACAATTGATGGTGTAGTAAGAGATTTTATAAGTAAGTTTGAGTCGGTATATGACAAATATTACCTTGCGGAATTAGAAGAAGGAGAGGAATTACCTAAGAGAGACATTAACACTTTAAATCTTTTAGAACATTTTGAATTTAGTGGTGGTACTGAAGAACTTAATAGATTTCTCTATATCGATTCATCTTTAGAAATATTTGGACACGCAGGTGAGACAAAACTTAATTCTGTAGAACACCTAAACCAACTACATAATCTAATAGAAGATATGGGACATACACCCATTGTGATCAGTAAAGAATTAAATAATAGTAAACCCGCAACATTATTCTTTTTATCTAAACTTTCAGCGAAGGTAAATAATATTGTTTTTGTTAAAGATTATCATAAAAAATGGGAACATGTGGATGTTCTTATCACTGCAAATCCAACAACATTAGAAACTAAACCAAAAGAAAAAGTATCGATTAAAGTTATAAATCACTATAATAAGGATTGCGACGCAGATTACACAATTTTAGATCTAAAAGAAATTTTAGATGATAAAAAAATATTAGAAAAAATATTAGGAACAGAAACTATCGAGTTTGAGGACATTTAATATTTACTAATTTAGAATTTTACATAAATTTAATAAAAAAATCATATGGATAACTTATTGTTAGATATCGGAGGTAAAGAATTATACCTTGACATTGATAGATTGTCAGAAATAGTTCGAATCGAACAAGAATCACAACCATTGACGGTTAATGAAAGTCAATGTGATGCTGGAATGGAAGAACCTCTACCGAACATGGTTGAGTTACATATTGATGGTACAAAATATGAAATGTATCGTGATATGATCGGTGCACTTATGATGTATAACGAAGAAGTAGATAATAAAATGGGTATGGTTGCACTCAACAATGCAACAATACCTTTTAAGATTGCCTTTAATACTTTATTGATGAAAGGTATACTTAAAGAATTATAATAATAAAAACAAATAAATGTTATGAGTGAACAATTAGACAGAATTAAAAGTAGTATCGACAAAATTAACAATAAAGATTTCGGTATCTATTTTTTCACTATTGACACCAAAGGTAATCCAACCGCAGGTGTTGCAACAATTTACGAACACGTAAAACAACTTAGAGAACTGGGTTATAACGCTCAAATTCTTCACGACAAAAATGATTATAAACTCAGTGAGGATGAAGAAGGTATGGGTATCGCAGAGTGGTTAGGTGAAGAATATGCAAATTTACCACATGTCTCTATAGAATCACAACAATTACAAGTTGGTCCTTCAGATTTTGTTATTATTCCTGAAGCGTTTGCAAGTATTATTAAACAAACCGCAAACTTCCCTTGTAAAAGAATTGTTTTCCTACAATCATACGAATATATCTTTGAGATGTTAGAAATAGGTGAAGGTTGGGAACAATTTGGGATAAGAGATGTGATTACTACTAATAAGAATCTTTCTGATTATGCAAATTCAGTATTTAGGGGTATTAGAACTGATGAAGTACCTGTGAGTATTCCATCTTATTTTAAAAATAGTGATAAACCTAAAATACCTACAGTTGCGATGGTTGCGAGAGATAAAAGAGAATTATTGAAAATTGTAAAAGTATTTTATCAGAAATACCCTCACTATAGATTTGTGTCATTCAGAGATATGGCGGGATTACCTAGGGAAACTTTCGCAAAAGAATTAAGTCAATCTTTCTTAGGTGTTTGGGTAGATGAATTATCAAGTTTTGGGACATTCCCGTTAGAGTGTATGAAATCTAATACACCTGTCATTGGTAAAATTCCTAGAATGATTCCTGAATGGATGGGATCTATCGATCAAAATGGTAACCTAAACCTAAATGACAACGGTATATGGACTCCTAATATGAATGCGATTCCTGATATTATTGCAACTATGGTGGGACTTTACTTAGAAGATGCACTACCTCAAAACATTATGGAAGGTATGAGTGAATGGGAAAACAAATATGTGGAAGAAGAATCTAATGAAATTTTGTCTGAAGTGTATGATGGTATCTTTAAAAGAAGAGTTGTTGAGTTAGAATCAACTTACAACCAACTTCAAGAAAAAGAACTAATAACTATAGGAAATAACGAAACCAATGGCTAAAGGTGCTACCACAATTAAGAATGTATCTAATACTCGTGTAAAGAGAAAAGGTGTACACGCTAAAACAAAAACTAGCAAGACTAAAAATAGTGAACTTTATAAGAAAAGTTATAGAGGTCAAGGTAGATAACAATTAAAAATAAAAAAATGAATATGTCAAATATTACAATAGTAGTACCAGTACACAAACTAGAAGAAAATTATTTAGTCGGTTGTATTGAGAGTATAAAATCACAAAAGATTAAACCTTATGAGGTTATTTTTGTAACATCTAATGATGAGAGTGTAAAAAACTATTTAAATAATTACGATTTCGGTGATATCAAAGACGTTACTAAAGTCATTGAGAATGAAACCGGAAAATATGATTTTCAAACACAGATTAATTATGGTGTAGAAAAAAGTACGGGTGATTATTTCACTTTTGTAGAGTATGATGATGAGGTATCACCAATATGGATTAAAAATGGTGTAGAATATATTAACGCATATCCAGAAGTGGGTGTATTTTTACCTATTGTCTATGAAACTGATGAAAATGGTAAATTTATTTCATTTACTAATGAAAGTGTATGGGCTAAAGATTTCTCAGAAGAAATTGGTAGAATAGATAATAATACATTACTCAGAGCCCAAAACTTTAACTTTGATGGAATGATAGTAAAAAGAGATAGTTTCTTAGATAATGGTGGTTTAAAATCACATATGAAACTTACATTTACTTATGAATTCTTACTAAGAATGTCTTATCTATCCATTCCTATTATGGTTATACCTAAATTAGGTTACAAACATACTAACAATAGAGAGGGTTCTTTATTCGTAGAATATAAGTCAACAATCGATGTATTAGAAAGTAAGTTTTGGGTGAACAAAGCAAAGAAAGAATATTTTTTCACTAATGATAGAGAAATAACATATGAAGTATAAATAAAATGTAATGTCTGAAGAACCCAAAAAAAGGGGTAGAAAGAGAACATCAAATTTATATTTTGGTCCAGACCAAGAGGAAGCAGTAGTTAAGTTTTTAACAAGTGAGTCATATAGTGAAAGAAATAAAATTTATAATGAATTTCTAAAAAACCCGATAAATAAGATGGTTGAGTCCATCATAAGGAGGTATAAGTTGTACAGAAAAGAATACGAATATGAAGATGTCCATTCGGATACTCTATCATTTCTAATAACTAAAATGCACAACTTTAAACCGGATAAGAATAAAAAGGCGTATTCTTATTTTGGTACAATTTGTAAACATTATCTTTTAGGTCAATTGATCAAAGATGATAAAAAGATTAGATATGATGTTTCTTATGAAGATGTTCATAAGACAATAGAAACTATGAATAATCAGATATATTGCATAGACGATCAAAAAATGCAATTAGATAGTTTTATTAAAGAGGTATCGGCTAATATTAAATCTGAATTACTTTATAGTAAGTTATCTGAAACAGAAATTAAGGTTGGAGATGCCCTATGTAAAATTTTAGATGATTGGGAAACCATATTTGAACAAATTGAAAGTGGTAATAAATATAATAAAAATCTTATCTTATCATACATCAGAGAAATTACTGATTTAACTACTAAAGATATTAGGGTTGGTATGAGAAGATATAAAAAAATGTACTCACTTTTCAAAAATGATAAAATAGAAAACGATTTATTATAAAAAAATAAACAAAAGATATTTATAATAAAACACAATTTATGGCTAGACCTAAAAAAACTAAAATAAATTTAGATAAGAATAGTCTTCAGGAATTAATGCAAGAAATTTATAATGATTGTAATACCATTATGAATAATGCTAGAAGAGAGCTTAACGAAAGAAAACAAAGAGCGGAGATAGAAGATACTAATGACGAATACCAAATAGGTAAAGTTAATAATGAAACCATCAAAATTTTAGAAAGTACTGTCGATAAAAAAATCGCGTTAGCTAAACTACAGACTCAAATAATTGGTACTAAATCAGATGATGGTCAAAATAATATTGATAGTAGTATAACAGAAGAAGATAAAAACATACTTAGAGAATTATTTAAAGAAAAATCGAACAATAAGAATACTGAGTACGACATAGATTAGAAAGTTATGAGCAATAAATTTAGAAATGTTGTATGTAAACCTAAAGACGTTTTTACGGATGCAAAAAGGGAGATATTTGAGTTGATAAATTTAAATAAAACTATTTGTAATAATCTACCTGATTTAAGTATTCCTAATTTAATACCTGAAGTCCCTAATTTAAATCCAAGTCAAAAAGTAATTGATTTACTTGCAGATGTGCTAGCTTTAGTGTCAGGAATAAACTTTGATGAAATGAGGATGCAGTTAATAAACTGGTTAGTAGAACAATTACAACCTCTCTCTGAAGATTTATCAGTTAATTTTATTGAATCGATAAAAAGTTGTTACGCTTGTAAAATAGAACCCAAAATACCTGAATGGTTATATCAAGTACAACCATCTAGCGGAGTAGAGGGTGTTGGGATAAATATTGAAATTAATAAATTAGACTTAACTTGTTTATTCGCCGCAAACCCAAACACCGAAATAGGGAAGTTATTTTATGATGGTGATTCGTCTAATGATGTCAACGCATTTTTATGGGAAGTTATACAGGAAAATGGGAATCCTTTAATATGGGCTAACCCTACAAATGGGAAAGAGATTTTAGAGGTTCGTTATTATGAAAACAGTCCCATCGCATACACCCAAAATGATGGTACTGTGGAATATCAAAATATAGAACCTAGACCAAGGGTATTTAATATTAGAGTTTTGAATAGTAATTATCAAAATAAAACATTAATTACACTATTAGTAGATTATTTTAATAGTCAACAACCTTTGTTCGATGTAGATAAAACTATACCTAATGTAATTGATCTCTTATATGGTACTTTAACAAATAAAATAAAATTACCTGAGGCGTGTTTAAATAAGGTAGTAGAATTGGAGAATTCAATTGACGACTATATAGATGCAGGCATTGATAATGTTGAAATTGAATTCGATGAGAGTTTTTATACTTTTGATAGTAAACAATTAAGTAATATCAAAGAAAAAGTTAAAGAGAAGAAATCGGGTGTGAAAAAATTTAAAAAATGTTGTGGTAAAGAAATTAGTACTATATCATTTGACACATTAAAAAATATTAATGATAGTTTAAAAAATTCTTCTAATTTACAAGAAAAAATTAACACATATACTAAATCGATTGATGATTTAATTAAAGAATCAACTGAAAATGTGAAAAACTTAGATAAAGATGGGGCATCTGGTGAGTTCTTATCTAATTTTATTACCTCACTACAAATTGTGTTAACTAAATTAGTATTATCACCTAAGAATTTACTAATGTTAAATTTATTCTATTATTTAGTTAATAGTAAACCTGTCACTGAAATATCTGTTAAAAAAATACTTAAAGAATATGAGTGTATAATTAGAGATGTTATAGGTGAAATTATACGAAGGTTAATTTACGATTATTTATTACCTTTAGTGATAAATAGATTAAAACAATTAATATTGTGTGTATTAACTAAAAAAATAAAAGAAAAAAACATTAACCTATTAAAATCTAGACTAAGTTTATTACCTGGGTTTGTAAATGAACAGATTGAAAATGTAAATAATTTATTTGGTAAGGTAGAGGGTGTTGTAGATACCGCTAGAGGGTTTACAGATAAAGTGAATTTAGATTCATTAAATAATGTTAATTCACAATTTAATAGAAAAAATAGATTTTGTGATTTTTAAAATAAAATATTATGGCAACCAATTTTAATACTACAATTAGCACTATTAGGAATTTGTTTAAAAATTTATTTAAACCATCTACACCTTTACAACCTATAAGTAAACAAGAGATTTTGATTGGGGCTAAATTTAGAGAAGGTTTAAGTGCGATAGATATTGCGTCTAAAATAATAGAGAGAAAAAAGGAGATAGGGGTAGGTATTGGTCCATTACCTAGTGGTTCAGAAAATATTGAATTGAAAATGGAAGTAATAAGAGTCGAAGAAATTTTAAACGCACTTTTAACTAAGGCGAAGATTGAAGTGGCGATACCTCCAGGTACACCTATACAAGCAACTGGTGGTAATGCGGGTGGGCCAATAGTAGTTGTTGGGACAACTATAGGTATAAGTAAGGGTGAAGGTATTATAAGATAGTATATGAAAATAGATTGGAAAAATATGAGTAACGCGTCCATAAAAATGCAACTAGAGGAACTCGCACACCAACAAAAAAGTATAAAAGAAAAAATAATATCATTATCTGAAAAATTAGAATTAACTGAAAAGGAATATTTATTAGGTAATACTATTTTAACTAAAAGATATAAAGGAGAAGAATAATGGGTAATTATTATAGTGACAGTACCAATATTAACACCATACCAATAATCAAAGTCGGTGAGGTTAGATCAATTGTAGATAATACTAAATCAGGTAGAATTAAAGTGAAAATTACTGGTATTGACACTGAAGGTGATTTAGAACTTATAGATTGTGTACCACTACTACCAAAATATTTAGTAACTCTACCAAAAGTAGGTGAATGTGTATTTGTGTTTCAATATGAATATAATAATTCCTCCCCAACCTCATCATTTAAAAATACTAGATTTTGGATCGGACCGTTGATTACTCAACCAACAAATTTAAATGAGGAACAATATAATTCTGCCTTATCTATATTACCTAACGGTTATGTGAAATTAAATGACCCCAAAGTAGAGCCTGGTGCATATGGTAATGATGAAGATATTGTATTACAAGGTAGATATAATACGGATATCATACAAAAAGATAGAGAAATGTGGTTGAGAGTCGGTAAGACTTTAGAAAGTGATCCTAGAAAATTTAATAATAAAAATTTAGGTTACATCCAACTGAAATACGGTAACGAAAAATTGAAAAGAGTCGTTGAAGATAGAGTGATACAAACTAGTATCATACCAATACCTGATACTCTTGTGACTGTCGAAATAAATAGCATAACTAATAGTGGTGTTATCTTATCTGGCGATTTAGAGGAGAGTAGATATAGAGAAAGTGATATTGATAGGACCGAAGTATTTGTTAAGGTTTATGATATTAAATTAAACACACTTAAAAGTTCATTTGAGAATGTGAGTTCTTTTGTGGGTTCACAATCTAGAGATTTAGCCTTGACTGCGGTAAAAACATACGTTGACGCAAATAAAGGTACACAGTGGAAAATTAAATCTACCGTAAAAGATTATCTAAATACCTTACCTAATGTAAGTGGTAACATATCTGTTTTTACTAACACACCAATACCAGGACCAAAAAAGACAATTAAAACAGTTAGATTAGAAAAAAATACCGGTAAAAAAAGTAGTGTAGTTAATGTTGTTGCCAATAAAATAAACTTAATTAGTCATGATGGTGAACACACATTTAATTTAACTGACCCTAAAGGTTTGATAACTGATGAAGAACAAGAGAAAATCAATAAAGGTGCACACCCATTAGTCTATGGTGACACATTAGTGGAATTTTTAGAATTAGTTAAACAATATGTTATCTCACATGTTCATCCATATCATGGATTACCTGCGGATCCTAGTACCACAACAACTGATGTCATAAGATTTGACTTAAATAGGATATTAAATAAGAACATTAATAGTAATTAAGATATTTATTTATAAAAAGGTATGGTAACTAGAACTTATATAGATAAAAACAATACAATCATATTCGGAACCCTAATAAATACAGGTAGAAATCCTATCGCCGAATTATATTATGGGGGAAAAGAAACTCAAACTGATTACACCAGACACTTATTATATTTTGATATTTCAGATTTACAACAAAAATATAATAATGGTGAATTAGGTGACTTATCTAATGTTACACATACTTTAAGAATGACTAATAGTTCATTCTTTGATAGAGATTTGCAAGCACAAAAATTATTAGATGGTAAACAAAGAACATCTTCTTTTGATTTAGTTTTATTTAGAGTTAATAAATTATGGGATGAAGGTTGTGGATACGACTACCAACAATTTATGGGATTACATCCTAGTGACGATATTACATTCGTAGAATCTGCGAGTAATTGGGTTAATGCGACTACAACAAATGCGTGGGACGAACCTGGTGTTTATTCGGGATCACCTTCAGGTATTACTGTAACAACACAACATTTCGATAAAGGTAATGAAAATATTGAAATGGATATTACCAATGAAGTAAATAGTTTAATTACTGGTGGGACAACAAACTATGGATATGGTATTGCATTTGAAAGGGATTTGGAAACCAAAGAAGTTGTACCATCACAATATGTAGGATTCTTTACCAGACACACACAAACATATTATGAACCTTTTGTGGAGACATCTTATAATAACCCCATTAGAGACGACAGGAAGAACTTTTATCGAGGAAAGACTAATAGACTATACTTATACACTAATCTAGGTGGAGAACCGACTAATTTGGGTTCTAAACCATCTGTAGTAGTTAAAAATGGTAATGGTACATTATTCTCCTCATTCACAAGTAATAATGTAGTACAACAAACTAAAGGTGTTTATTATATAGAATTATTTGTACCTATCACATCTTCAGATTGTACAATATTTACCGATACTTGGTCAAATATTGTTATAAATGGAATTAATCGTCCTAATGTTACCCTACAATTTGAGATTAAGGATGATACAGAATATTATAACTTTGGTGATTCAGAATCTTTACCAATAGAATATACATTTAATTTAAGTGGTATTAGAAGAGATGAAAAAATAAAGAGAGGTGATCAAAGAAAAGTATTTGTTAATGCTAGAATACCTTATACGGTAAACGAAACATCTGTGATAGATGGATTACAGTATAGATTGTGGATTAGAGAAGGTAATACTGAAGTTAACGTTATTAATTGGACTGATGTAAATAAATCTTACCTTAAAAATTATTTTATTTTAGATACTTCTTGGATGATACCTAATGAATATTATATCGATATTAAATTAACGTCTAACCAATTAGTTAAGACATATACCAATACCCTAAAGTTTAATATTGTTAATCAGGTTGAGAATCTCCACTAGATTCCTCAAAACCGTCTAAGTGGGGAGGTAAAGTAAATGTCATCGATTCTATCTTTTTAATGACATCACCCAAAATTAGATTTAACATCTCTGAATATGTTTTTAAAGACAATGGTTTAGGGTATGGAACATCAAATTCCATTAAATTAAACTGTCTACCACTTCCTTCTCTATCAGTTGTCTCACCTAACGTATATTTTACGACAACCTTAAATTTTTCATTATCAATTTTTTCTTGATACTTATCATCTGTGAAATAACCGTCAACAATATTACCTTCCTTATCTAATATACGGTAAAATACGTCTACTATTAAATTTCTACCATTTCTATCATCACCATAGATATAATTGCCATTATTATCCATAGTCATAAAAGGTAAGTATAGGACAACTCCCGAATATCCCCCCCAAAAATTAATATCTCTCATGTCTTCTACACCCGTATCCCTATCAATATTAATTTTTATTTGCCCATATAAATCATTCGTTAATTTATCTCTAAATAATTTACTTAATGTTTGATGATGATCCTTGAATAATTGTGCGGAAGGGATTGTTTTTCTAAGAGAAGTCGTTTCACTAAAAAGTTTATCGTAGTTCCAATAATACGTTTTTGTCAACCCATAAGCCATATCATATGGAATTTCAATATTCTCAATTAACCATGCTGCGACTTCCCATTGAGTGAATGGTTTCTTACCCTCCTCACCACCTTTCATTGGGTCACCGTATTGGATATTTAACGTCTTAAAAATTCTTTTTTCAGTTGCGTCAAATTCATTTGTATCATCTATTAATAAAGACTCTAATAGTACGTATTTCTTTTTGATTATCATATATAATGTAAATATAATAATAAATATCTTATAAAACAAAAAAGGGTAGACAAAATCTACCCTTTTATATTCACTCTTTAAATCGATTATCTCAATTCGTTTACATCGAATGTTTGAACTCCATCAACTGTAACTACACCATAGAAACGGTTATTAACCATTTTCTTAGCGTATCTAGTCATGATACCCTTCGTTGGTGCGAAGTTGAACGGGTTTTGTAACGTAGGAGTCAATTGTAGAGGTACGTAAGGTGCGTAAACGTACCCAGTATCCAACAATGATTTTCCTTTGTGTCCAATGATGATTGAGTTAGCCGGTGCATATGGATCACGATATACAGTATATCTTCCTCCTAATGAACCAATCTTCTCAATACCCATATTGTACTGATCTTGCTCTGGAGATGCGTTAGATACGTGGAAGTATTCTAAGTCATCAAAGATAGCAGAAACTTCAGACGAAACAACGATGAAGTTAGCACCACCTCTTAAAGTAGCCTTATGAATTTGAGCTGAGATTTGATTGATTTTAGTAATCAACGTTTGATTCCACTCTTTTTGAGTGTAAGCGTTGAAACCACCACCATTGTTAGC